TCCCCGTCAGAAGCCTCGACACGGTAGAGGTCGATCTTGTCTGCCTTGATGTGAGGTGGGATGGCGCCTCGACCAACATGGTAGTCGTTGTTCGGAATCGTTGCGCCTGTGTTCGTGAACACCCAGTAGTCGTCAACCTGGAAGGCGACGATGGTGCCATTGGCGATCATCGTCTCGAATGACAGGTGGAGGATCTTGTTGTGCTTCAGGATCTGCTGGTTGCGGATGAAGTGCAGCAGAGAGATCACGTTGCTGCCGTTCGGTCCGAACACGACACCCATGTCACCGTGGCGCTCGATGGGGATCTTGACGCGGAGGCACCGGGGGTCCTCGGTGATCTTGACGGGCGTCTTCGGGAGGTCTGCGAAGCCACCAAAGGCGCAGACCATGTCCTCGACGAACTCGGCGAGGTCCTTCGTGGCCTGCTCGCGCTCCTCGGGGGTGTAATGGAACTTCTTCTGCTTGTCGATCATTTTGTTTTTCCTATGATTGTCTTGACCATGCCCTCGTGCTTCTTGAGGGGATCGTCGGGGTCGCACGCCTCAACGTGCTTGTCAATGGCGAGCAGAGCGTTCTGCTCGGGGCTGAGCGTCGGAGAGTATGCAATCAGGCTCTCCTCTGTCTCCACAACTTGAGATGGCATCATGGCGATGTGGTAGCTATACAGCTCCAGGGCGATGAGCTGATCGATGAGATCGGTCTTGAGTTCGTGGTTCGGTACGTCCCGGACCTTCAGTGTGATTCGGCTGGAGTCATCTGGTAATTCGAGCTGTGACAGCTCGTCGTATCGCCTTGTGATAATTGGGTAATCCAGCACACACTCATGAAATTCACAGGTCTTGTCTACGACAGACATATGGCCTTTTTTGTACTCTTGACCGCCCTTGAGGGTGAAGGGAGCACCGCAGTAATAGACCTGCTTGCCAGCGACATCGAAGCATTGGTGGCGATGGAAGTCGCCACCAATGATCGTGTCATACTGTGAAACCTCTCGGGCTGTCAACTCGATTCCCCTGTCATTTGGGAACCCGTTGTCGAGCAGGGCGTTGCGCACAGCCGCATGAAAGAAGAGCAGCTTCGGGATCTCGTACCCTGGGATCGGCTCTGCCATCGCATCGAGCATGGCCTTGTGATCGTCCATGTACGGCACCGCACGGATCGCGACCATCTTACCACAGTCCTCCAGCATGAGAGTCTGGGGATGGTTGACGCACACCAGCGCCTCAAGACCCATCCTGGAGAGTCCACCGACCACAGAGAAGACATTCTTGCTGTCGGTGATACAGTGGTTGCCCTCAAGCAGCACGACGCGACCACCACGCTCTCCGTGGCGCCTGACGAGCTTTGCAAAGTGCATGACCGCACCAAAGACATAGCTGTCGAGCAGGTTGTCATCTGTCAGATCGCCTGCGCACACGATCAGCTCGCCGTAGGCCGCTGAATCAAACAGATCTGTCAGAAACTGCTCTTGTGCTGCGAGCAGGTCGCTCTTCCCGTCGTTACGTCTTCTGAAGTATTTGTTATTGTTGTCTAAATGCAGATCTGAGAAGACTTTCATGGTGACTCCAAAAGAAAGGGATGGGTGCTGCCACCCATCCCTGTCATGCCCTCAGGCGACCTTGCTCACTCGAACGAGTTATCGTCCAGGGACGGCTTCTCGCGCTTCATACGATTGCGGAGGGCAGAACCATCGGCTGGCTGGACCTCGGGCGGGTTCTGCTGAGCCGCGCGCTCGGCAGCCTTCGCAGCCAGGTTGGCTGCCGCCTTGTTGAAGTCCACGCCCTTGGTCGGAGCAGGGGCGTAGCGATCGGCATCCGGGTCATAGCCAGGATCCTCGTCATCCCGATCAGGCGGCGACTGACCACCGTCAGGGCCAGACATCACCCAGGCTTTCTCAGCCAGGTAGGCCGACAGCATGTCCGCAGGCATCGGCGCCAGCACCGCATTGTAGTCGTCCGCCGTGGCACCCTCGGGCACGCTCGGCTTGTGGAGGTTCATGAGACGCTCCATCATGACGTCGTAGAAGCGGTCAGACACGGTCCAGCCAGCCTTGGAGTGATCGACGTAGTTGCAGCCCCACTCCAGCTTGTCGTTGCCCTGGTACTCGCCGGTCTTGGTCAGGGTGAGCTCCAGCAGTACCTTGTCAGGGTACTCCAGCGGCTCAAGATCATTGTCCTTGTGCTCACGGCGGAAGGACGCGGTCTTCTTCTTGTGGGCAGACACGAGGCGCTTGAGGTTCGTCTGCGCACCTGTCAGGTAGGTGATGCCCTGCTTGGCAGCCTCGACGAAGTCCTTGGGGAGCTTGTCGATGGGCGTCTTCGGCGTCTCGCCAGCCATGATGGACACGAAGTCATCCATCAGCGCCATGCGCTCATCGCTGGGCGTCATCATCATCTCATCGCCCTCGCCCTCGATCGTGAAGAACGGCGTCACGTCGATGACCTGAGCGACGCCCTTGATCTTCGACTTCTCCTCGCCGATCTGCTTGCGGCGGGCGTCCAGCGGATGGTTGACGTACTCCTCCCAGGACGTGCCAGTGAAGCCCTCAGCGCGCCAGGCAGCCCAGACAGGCTTGCAGCGCGGGCAGTCGTCAAACGACAGGCTGGTCTTGAACTTGGTGCCCACATCCACAGCGTCGCCCGTCAGGCAGACATGGAAGGGCTTGTGGTGGACCTGAAGGAAGCGCACAGGATCATGGATCTGGGGATCCGTCGAGGGGAGGTGCATCAGCAGGAGGGTCTGGCCAGCTCGCAGATCGATGCTGCGAGAGTTGTCTCCCGTCAGCTCGTCAGCGCGCTCCTGAGCGGTCTTGGCCTTTCCACGGTTGATGTTCATACGGCTTTTCATTTTTGTGCCTTTGGGACTTTTGGGTTGTGTCAGTCTTCGGTCGAGAAGACCTTGTGTACATCCGACTTGTCGTCGTCTGTGTCCTCGAAATCGAGGGGGCTCTCCGCAATAGAGAGCAGCATTCTGAGATACGCCAGACACTCACGCAGGACAGCGGAGCGCTGGTTGATGACTTTGCGCGCCAGCGTCAGCGCATCGATCCGGCTTTGGAGGGCCGTCGAGACCTGGCCGCCAGTGATGTAAGCCTCGATGGCTTTCTCAGTCGGCTTTGCGGCTGTGTCGGCCATCAGCGGGTTCGCAGGATCTTCAGTCTTGCGAAGCTTCAGGTACATCGCGCCTCGATGTTGCTCAAGCTCTTGTTTGGCTTGCATCAGCGCTTCTGCGCAGTCGCAACCTTGCTCACTGAGCACTGACAGCCTGAGCAACGTCTGCTCATATACAGCGTGCGGCTCCTGCTTTGCAACTGGAATCAGGTCCAGGATGTCGTTTATTTCGACGACCGAAAACCTGTTAAAATTCAATTGCGACGACGTGTATGACACAGGAACTCCTTGTTATCTATGCTGTTTCTGATTGATCGTATACGACAAACTTTAGCGGTCCGCCAAAGGTGTGACTGACGTCGAGCTTGTTCTTGACGTGGAGCAGAAGCTGGGCTTCGTTCAGAAGCTGCACCATGTCTCTCATCGCAGAAGCCGTCAGCCTTGCGCCTCCAGTGAGGCGATCCATGACGCGCTGCTTCACCTCGTAGTAGGTGCCCTGGTTCCTGGCCTCTTCGAGCAGGATCGTCGTGACTTCTTCTCTGGTCATGGCGTGGGCTCCAGCTCGAAGCGAATACCATAGGCGTTTCTTGACCTCGGAGCATTGGGCATGATGTATGGCACAGACGATCCCGTCCAGCCAGCGATGGTTAGTCGCGCCTGCACGAGGCTGACCATCCTGGCATCGAACAGGGCGTATGTCTCTCCCTCGATGTCGAAGTCAAAGTTAATTCTACCTGGCTCATACAACCAGGTCAGCTTCTTGTTGATCTTGAGGTCGAGCTCGTCGAGGAGGATGGTCTCCTCGGCGGTCTCAGCAGAGCTGTACGCTGTGACCAGCGCTGTGGGTGTTGTGATCATCTGGCGACAATCCGGCAGTAGTCAGTGGGTTTATTGAGCGCGATGTAGCTCCTTCCATTGAAGGACTCCTTGATTCCGCGCAGCTCGATGAGATCTCCTTGAGAGGGGCGCCGTCTGGTGCGGTCGAGTGCAGGATTATCCCAGAACTCATTCCAGCACTTGACAACGTAACGCTCTGATCCGTCTTCGATGACGAGCTGCGCCCAGTTCTTGCCAGCGTTTCGGCCAGACTTGTACTTGTAATAAGACACCTGCTTGACCTCGCCGCCGATGAACACGAGCTTGCCGTCATCGATCTTGTTGAACTGAGCCTCAGTGAACGTCTGGATGTTCTCGTGGTCGAAACCAGCGATCTCCTTCCATCTGCCGACCTGGCAGTTGAGCGTCTCGTTGCGGAGCTTCGCCCAGTAGAACTGAGAAGCAGTATGGTCGAAGTTGCCCTTGCCGTCAACGAAAGTCTTGAGAAACTCGGGCGGCAGCTCGTCTGCGACCTTCTTCTTGTTCAAGACCCTCATGTACTCTCGATAGCGTTTCATCGCCTCGATCGGTGTGTACTCAGGCGCAAAGAAGCCAGCTCCGATGAGAGCAGTCATGACGCGCGAGTTCATGACCTGACCCGTCGACTCCTGGACTGTCACACCGTCGATCACCTCCTTCTTGCGGATGAGCGTCGACATGAAGCTGTCCATGTCAGGGAAGCTGTTGATCGTGCCGTTGTTGGTGATGAGCGCGGCGGCCTTGTCGCCGACGCCCTTGATGGCGCTGATCTTCCAGAAGACCTGATTGCCAGCTCCAGCAGGCTTGAAGTCCTGTGAGAAGCCATGCACGGTCGGGAACAGGAACTCGATACCCTCTTCCTCTGCATACCGCTTGAGCTCGTACACGTTGTTCGGATGCTTGAGATCATCCTTCGCAAACCGCATCTTGGCTGCCCAGAAGTAGAGCGGGTAGCGCGACTTGATCCAGGCCTGATAGAACGAGGTCAGGGTGTACGCAACGCTGTGGCTGTTGTGAGAGACGATGCCGTTGGCGATGAAGTTGTGCTCCTCCTCGACCATCTCGATGTCATACGTCATCTCCTCGCCAGCAGGCTCGATCGAGACGATCTTGCTCGTGACTGTCGGCAGTCCCTGACTCCATGCCTTCTTGCGCTCGCCCTTCTGGTAGTCGAGGCTCTTGTGGCATGAGTTGCAGAGGTAGCGCACGTTCCCGATCGCGTGGAACTTGAGGAAGTCTCCACCACACTCCTCGAAGGTGTCCATGTGGGCTACCTCGAATCGTGCATCATCGCGCTCGATGAGATTACATGACTCACACTTGCCCTGAGCCCGCTCGATACAGGCCTCCCGAGCTTCTTTCAGAGCCTTGGTTCTGCCATCAAGGAAAGCGGGATTCGCTGCGCCCGTCCTGTCGTAACCGGCCTCTGTCATCTCACCCTGCCACGCGCGGCCCTTGTGATAGCCAGATGGCAGCGCCCTCTCAATGTACTGGCTGGTCGCCTTCTCTTTGACGCCCATCACGAGCAGCTCGTCGCCAACCTCCAGATCGTCGATACACACATACCCGGTGGAAGCGAGCAGACGGTGGTTGTATGTGCCGGTGATGCTCATGCCGTTCTGAAGCGTGACCTTGATGACCGGCTGAACGCCGTTCTGCGTGATCGCCTTGATGTGGCCGAGGCGGATGCGGCCATCAGCGCTCATCATCCGGATCTTCTGCCGACCAGCGAGGATCTTCTCGCCCCAGTGTGTGCGTGAGCGCCCGTTCGGACCTTGCTTGAGCGTCTCCTGATAGAGCTCCTCGATCGTCATCTCGACAGTGTCACAGAATCTGTTGCGACCACCTCGATAGACAATCGTATTACCGATCAAGCACTTGTTGAAGCTGTACGATGCAAACTCAACGATCTGAGACCACATCTTGTTCGTGACGTCTTCCGTATAGCCCCGCTTGCGCGAGCCGGTCTTGAAGTGGGCCTCCCACTTTGCCATCTCCTCTGGCTTCTTCTTGCCGCAGGCCTTGCGCAGCTTCTCGGCCTCCTCGCCGGTGAAGCCCGCCATGACCTGTGACAGCTTCATCATCTGCTCCTGATAGATCATCAGGCCATGACTCTCCGACAGCACCTCACTGATCGAGGCGTGATCATCGGGACGCTTCTCGCGACCATGCTTGATGTCGATGAAGAGCTTGTCGGTTCCAGCCTGCATGGGGCCTGGGCGCACGAGCGCGACAGCAGCGACGAGCTCCTCGAAGGAATCCACCGCCAGCGGGCGAAGGAAGCGGCGCTGGCTCCATGTGCCGAACTGGAAGATCGGGTGGGTCTGCACGTTACGGAACGTCAGCAGAGCCTGCTTGTCCTGGAGGTTGATCTCCTCGACGCCAGGGATCGTGATACCCTCGTAGTCCTTGAGCATCTGCTTCGCAGCGGTCACAACGTCCACCGCCTCGATGACCAGCAGATCGAGCTTTGGGCGGCCAGCATCGTCGACAGCGTCCATCTCATACTGCGTGACGTAGCCTTCCAGCGTGCTGTTGTAGAGCACTGGCAGCTCGCTCATGGCGTCACCAAGACAGATCACGATGCCCGCAGCGTGCATCCCGTTGGAGGTGATCGACTCCAGCAGCGGCATCACCTTGGTCATGAAGAAGCGGCTGTGCTTGGCGTAGAACTCCATGAAGCGATCGTTGGTGAGCATCTCATCGAGCTCATCCTGGCCGCGCGAGGTCTGCGTCGTATGCACGTCGAGGATCTGATTCAGGAAGTAGGGATCGTAGGGGACCTCTTCTCCATCATTGTCCGTGATCGTGTACGCCGCAGCAGCAGCCAGAGCCTTCACAGCCGACTTGACCTTCATGCGGTTGTAGGTGCCGATGTTGAGCAAGCGCTGACGCCCATACACGCTGGCGAGGTAGCGGTGGACCTCTCGACGAGCGATGTCCGAGAAGTCAAGATCGATGTCCGGGAGGTCCGTTCGTGCGCTCGACAGGAATCGAGAGAAGGACAGTCCGTGGCGCAGCGGATCGCATTGGGTAATGTTGGTCAGATAGTTGAAGATAGAGCCTGCGCCCGATCCGCGACCCACACCACGATCCAGACCCACGCGATCGATGTGCGCGCAGATGTCGTCGATGATGTAGAAGTAGGGCAGGAACTTCTTGGACACGATGAGCGGGATCTCCTCGTTCAAGAGCTGATCCATGTACTCCTTGAGCGTGTGCTTGTTGGCATACTTATCACCAGCTTTCTCAAGGAGATATGAGAACTTCTTGTCGAGATCTGGGTCTTGCGCGATCTGACGAAGAGTCGTGCCTGGCTTGACGGTCGGGTCGAGCTTCTGGCGCCAGCCGTCAGCCAGCCGCTGCTCCATATAAGCCAGCAGGTCAGGGACGGGAGGCTCGGGCAGCTTGTAGTCGCCCACGACGAAGAAGTCAGTCACCATGTCGAACAGGCGCTTCATGCCGAAATCGAACTTCTGGAGAGCTGGTTCGCCAAGCCGTGACTCAGCCAGCGCCTGAGTTGGCAAAGAGTAGACGCCGCCGTTATTGCAGATCGGCTTGTCCTCCTTCATCAGCGACATGAGGGTGCGAGATGCCTCGGCGGCCTCTGTGGTGGGGCCGGTGCAGTTGAAGCTGTACACGACGTCATAGGGCATCGTGCCACGGTCGAGCAGCGCCTCGATCTCTTCTGGGTTCTCCAGCGGATTGCAGCCGATGAAGAAGCGCGTCTCGAACATGCTGTGGAGCTGGCTGACGATGCCTGAGAACTTGCCCTTGGAGCCCTCAAAGACCGCCGTAGAGAGCTTCCCGCCGCCGTTGTAGGGCAACACACAGGCCACATCCTTGCAAGCGCCCAGAAGGGCCTCCATCGTGACGCGAGGGCGGAAGTAGAACAGCCCCTCGCGGTCCTGAGAGCGGTTGTTGAGCTTGACCAGACGCTGATAGCCGTCGTCGTTCAGAGCGAACAGCAGCAGGCGGGCGATGGGCTTGTTGTTCTCATCTCGCTCATCTGACTCGTGGAGGTAGACGTCCATGCCGAGCAGGGGCTTGATACCAGCCTCACGACAAGCCTTGACGAGACGGGGCGCACCGGCAAGCGTGGTACGATCGCAGACGCCGAGAGCAGGGTAGCCAAGCTTCTTGGCTGCCTTCGCCCAGTCCTTGATGTTTGCCGTGCCGAAGCCGCGAGAGTATGCAGTGTAGTTCTGAAGCGAGTACATCATGTTGTTTTCTTTCCGTATTTGGTTTCTAACCGTGCAGCTTGGAGCTTGAACATGTTGCACACTCTCTGGTGTGCGAGGTCACATGTTTGACACTCGGGATGCGCTTGGTCGAACAGCCCATCAGCAGGCTCGCAGCTTCTGATGGAGTCGGTGGTTTGGAGAGTAGATTCGTCGGCTGTTGAAGGCTTCGACGAACTCGTCTTCTGAGCAGTCATCGGGATCCTTGTCCTCGGGGAGCCTCATGACGGAGATGACCTTGCCACAGTCGGTGGCGTTCGTCAACGCGAACCACTCGTCCTTGTGGAACTGCTTGCCCGTCGAGGTCTCGTGTTTCTTGAACTTGGCGGTCACGATGTCACCATCCAGGCAGATACAGATCTCTTTTGCTGGAAGATCAGCGAGGAGTTGGCGCTGCGTCTCTGAGATGTTGGTGCCAAAGATGGCGACTGCGGCGAGCTCCCGCTGGGTGGATCTGATCACGTCGAAGATACCCTCATGGACAAAGACCACGTCTGGCTCGGTCAGGACGTTGTTGTAGTTGAAGAGGTGCTGAGACAGGATCTCAGCCTTCGGGTTGAGCGTCTTCCTCTCGTGTCGCCCGGTATATGAGTAGAGCTGGTAGGCCTGGTTGTCGTGTGTCGTGACGTAAAAGCCGACGCGCCCAAAGTGCTCCGGGGGCAAGAAGCAGGGAAAGTTCTGAATGACCCAGGTAGGGTCAAAGCCTCTCGACTCTATCCACTTGGCCATCGGCGGCGTAAAGTAGGAGAGCGAGATGGCGCCAGGGATCTCCACGTTCGGATCGTGGTAGACGTATTCAGGCAGGACTGGCTCTCGAAGATGGGAGCGCATCGTTGCAAGCTCGGACGGCTGCTCCGATGCAGAGTCTCCGCTATAAGGCTGGCCAGTGATCTGCTGATACAGCGCTGGGAACTTGCCGGACCAGCCGCAGGTTGCTCGGTGGCACAGGCCGTATCCGTATGTAATATTGAAGTAAAAGTTTGATACGCGCTTTGATCCTCCATCGCAGAACGGACAACGGGCAGTGAAGTGCTGCCCGTTTGAGGATCCTTCGCGGGCGTTCTCGACGTATTCATCGAAGAATGCCCGGATGTCAGCCTGTGTCTGCTCTGGCAATGGAAGGTTACGGCTCATCAAACAGCTCTTCTGCGGTCTTCTCTTTGCTGCCGAACTGGCGGGCGAAGTCATCCTCGTGGATGAACCTCAGCGAAGAGGTTACTAGCAGACGAATGCGCTCGTTGTCAACCTGACCGCCATCACGAAGCTTGGTGATGGTCGCGATGCGGTGGTTACTTGTTGCTGTCTCAAGGTCATCGACGTGGAACGCAATCTCTGCGTCGAGCAGTCGGGTGATCTTCTGGCCGTTGGCGCCCGAGCTGGCGGTCAGCTTCTCGACGTCGTTCTTCTTCTTGGCCACACGGAACTTCTCGTCCATCGGGCGCGTCCCGATCACGCCCACGTCCAGGTCCTCAGCCAGCACCTTGAGGTCGATCCAGGCCTGTGTCTTGTCCAGGTAGTAGTCTTCTCGCGCCGTGCTGCCTGTCATGTGGTCAGGGCTGTCGACGAACACATAATCGATCTTGATCTTGTGCTCATGGTGGATGCGCGAGATCGCCTCCCTGATGTCGGTCGCACTGAACTTGTCGAGCTGGAGGCGACAGTAGAAGATCTCCGAATGCTCCTTTGTAGATGTCAGATCTTGCATCTCGTCAACTGTCAGATTTGATGTGTACAGCGACAGATACGGCTTGTTGAGCAGCACAGCATCCAGTCGCCCGATCGCCTCCTCTGCACGGTTTTCGGAGAAAACATACAGTACGGTGTGTCGGTTTGCTGGCAGGGTCGCCATTCGGATCATGTTCGTCATGAAGATCGACTTGCCGAGGTTGGTCGGCGCTGTGATGGCCACGGTCGTCTTCTTCTGAATCCCGAACGGAAAATACTTCTGGAAGTATGCCAGGTTGTCGATGAATTGAAGCCCTGGTGCAAGCTCCATTCTCTCTCGCCGATCACGATCGCGAGCCATCACTGTGTTGCGATACTGGTGGACCTCCACCTCTACTCGACCGCTCGTGAGCTCATCCACCCGATTCTTGAGCTCATCCAGCACCTGATCGATCGGGTCACCCTTCCAGACGCGGTCCACAGTCTCTTGCAGGACCTCACGAGTCCGAGCCTGACGCTGCTTGGACCGGAAGAAGTTGATGGTGAACTCCTTCTCTGGAAGAGGCATCTTCTCCATAGAGGAGATCGAGTTGTGCAGCAGGGTCTTCTGCTGGCTGTCGATGCTGTCACTTGTGATCAGCGCTCTGATGGCGTTGGGAGATGTGTCTCCCAAATCATGCGCTCTCAAGCAATACTCGAACAGCGCTTTGGGCACCGCTTCGCTGAGGTCGTTTGCTGTCAGATTGGCGAGCACCGCCATCTCGATCAGATCTGTCTCGCCCTGGAGGATCGATGCGATCAGCAATTTTTCACTTGACATCACCAGCCTCCTGTCTTCTTGCGAAACTCGCCTTCGCGATTGAAGCCATACACTCTATATTTTTCATGCAGCAGGTTGGTGAGCGACGAACCGTAGCGATTGTCGAACTCTTGCTTCGCCATGTCGAGGTTGGTCACGATGATCGTGGCTCGATTCTCTGTTGTTCGCTTCTTGAGGAGGAGCTCGAACAGCGACAGCGCATTCTCAGTCAAGGACTCCTTGCCGAGCTCGTCGAGCACCAGCAGATCGCAGTTCTCGATATGCTCGATCTCCAGGCGCTCATAGAACGATACGTCCTTTGAGAACAAGACCTTGTTCATCAGGATCTGGAGATCCTTTGCGTTGATGTAGTAGGTGTCATAGTTCTGACGTGTCGCCTCATACTGGATGAGGAGCGCGCTGAAGGTCTTCCCAGAGCCGTTGAAGCCGAAGAAGACAAAGCTGTGCCCAAACCCGAGGTGCTCATCGAGCGCAGCGAAGTAGGGCATCAGAATGTGCTTTGTCGCCGACAGCTCTCGCTTCTCAAGCTTCTTGGCTGCGTGAGAGTATTGGTAGACCGTCTTCGGCAGGGGGCGCATCTCACCACTGAGCAAGCCCCAGGTGTAGGTCGATGGGATTCCCTGAGCGATATACTTTTTGCCGAGCTCAAGATAGACCGAGCGCTCGGCAGGGTTGGCCACCTTGAGCTTGAGCAGACGCTCATAATGCTCGTACTCTCGCTCGTGCTGGACCAGCAGCTTGTAGACAACCTCGTTGACACGCTTCAGCAGGAGTACGTCTCCTTGCTCTTCTTGCCTGTTATCTCCGGCGTCACGTCTTTGCGTCTCTGCCATTTTCTCATCCTGTCTGCGTTCTCAAGATACCCTAGCCAGTTATCAGAGCACGCCTCGCTCCACCTGCCAAACGCCTGAGCGCTGGTCTCGCAGTATTCGATGAAGGCGGCCAGAGACCCGTCAGGATCTCGATCAGTGTCGTACCCGCCGATCACAAAAAACGCAACGAGAATTTTGGACGCGCGCGTCTTCTTCCCGGTGAGGTTGAGCGGCTGCTTGATGGCCTCCCAGCAGCAGCGCTCGATCGCCTCGTACACGATCTCCTTCTGCTCACTCTTGATCTTGCTCATGGATCAGTCCTCAAACACTGAGTCGCCTGGATCTGCCTGGATGATACGCGGCTGGTTCATCGCCTTGTTGATCGCCTCGTCGTTGGCGGCCTGCTCAGCCTTGACGCGCTCACACGCGCAGGCGATGTTGTTGCCGCAGATGATCAGCGTGGCTGTCTTCTCGCCCTGATCCTGCCAGTTGTCAAGCACTCCTTGACAGACCTTGTAGCCCTTGCTGGCATAGGCGTCCCCGAGCAGGTTGATGATCTCCTCCTCGTTGAGGATCTGTCTGATTGGATCTTTGAAATCGATCTTTGGCTTCTCTTCACTCATATTGAGTAGTCTCCATTTGATGCAACGCTTGGCTGCAACATGATGATCTGATGGCCTTCTTGCTCGTAGCGCTCACGTCTCAAGCGGCCATGCTTTCGGAACATTGGGTGGTGGACCACGCCCTTGGGGGCTCGGCCAACGTGACCGCTGTCAAGCATATCATAGAACGCGACGTGACGCACGTCACTTTTCACAACATCTTGACCCTCGCTCTTTGGCTTGCGGAGGACGCGCCCGAGCGCCTGCACGATGTACCTGCCGGAGCGGCCACCACCCAGGTTCACGCCCGTTGAGACGACAAAGTTCAAGCCTTCCGTCAAGACAGTGCCGATGAGGATCTTGGTCGTGCCCTGCTTGAAGTTTTCGATCGCCTCTGACCTCTTGCTGCCCTCGGTGGTGCCGTTGATGTAGGCGACCTGGTCTTTGTGGACGCCCATATCAATCAGCATGTCTCTGACGATCAGGCCGTGGGCCACGCGCTTGACGAAGATGATGACGTTCTCGCCCTTGTGGTAAGCCTCAAGCGCGATCTGACACCCCATGCGGTTGCGGGCCTCGCCATTGACGAGGTGCAGCTCGGTCTCAAGCCCATAGTCCGTGGTGAAGTCTGTGACGATGATCTCGTTCTGGATGAGCTTGATGACCGGGCGGGAGAGCCAGCCCTGCTCGATGAGATGCTTCATCTTGAGCTCATAGATCACAGGACCGATGTTCGCTTTGATGAGGATCGTATTGGAGGCCAGATCTTCATCGCCGTCGTAAGAGGATCCCTCTGGCGTAGCAGTGAAGCCAAAGCGATATGTCGCGTTTGGCAGCGATGAGAAGATCTTGTCATACCCATCACTTGTCGCGTGATGGCACTCGTCAACGATAATGCAGCCGATCGTCTTGGCCCACTTGCTCATGGGTGCATTGTCGCCAGCGATGCGGTTGACAAGCGTCTGTCGCAGACACACGACAAACTGACACTCGGTCTCTTTGGCGGGTGTGCCTGTCCAGAGGCGCCCGGTGGAGACACCTGTGGCCTCTTCGATCTCGCGCTTGAGCTGCTTGGCGAGATCCTCTGAGTCTACCACGATCAGGGTCTTGAGGTTGAGCGCGGCTGCGACGCCAGCCAGCACGACGGACTTACCACCACCCGTAGGAATGGCGATGACGCCACGGCCCTGCTCGATCGCAGTGAAGATCGCGTCATACTGGTAATCGCGCGGCACGAACGGGATCGCCTCAAGCCTCTTGGCTGCCGCATCAACGTCCAGAGGAGGATGAGGCACGAGGTTGTCGATCTCATACTCGTAGTTGGCCAGCCGTGGGTCTGTGTTCAGGACCTCGACGGCCTGGCTGAGCAGACCAGTCTTGAAGCTGCCTGTGCCATGCACCAGCGACTGGCGATCAGGTGGTGGAGCGAAGCCCTTTGCCTTGGCCATCTGGCGCGCGAAGACGCGACCCTTCTTCGGAGTCTCGTAGCTCAGCACCTCCGAGAGCACCTCTTTGAGCGTGCTGTCCCAGGGCCTGATCTTCGTCCTGGACGGATCGACATGCAGTGTAATCTTCTTTTTCATTCAATCTCCAGGGCCATGAGCTTGAGCTCGTTTCGCTCGTTCTCCTGTGAACGTAGACCCATAACAACGCATGGAAGTTCTGTTATTCCAAGCTCTGCACATGTGAATGGGATGCGATCTCCCACTTGCGCGTCACGCTCATCACCAAAGCGCTTGACCTCAATCTCATACTGACGGCGCTTCGAGCAGAATACCTTCACGATGCGGCTGGTGACATCGCGCGCTGTGCGCTGGTCCAGCACCCAGTCTGCGTCGACGATCAGAGGCTCCTTACCCTGGAAGGCGCGACTCGTGCGGGCGAGCTGGGCGTTGTTGGCTGAGTGCTTGTGGATCGTCTTGCTGAGCTTGTCGTTGACGCGGTTCAGCGCAAAATTGTACACCACCTCAGTGTAGTTTGGACGGTAGCCGTCCTCGATCTCCTTGGGTTCGCCGAGCAGATTGTAGTTGTCGGAGATTTTTTTGGTCCATTCGATCCTGTCGGTGTCGATACGATGGAACGTGATCTTGCCATCCTTGAAAGATCTGAAGAGGCAGAACTGCTTGCAGATCTTCTCAAGGAACTCCTCGATCTTCATCGGCTGATCGATCAGGATGCTCGCTCGATAGAACGAGGTCGAGGCCTTGACAAATGCGATCGAGTCAAGGTCCAGGATCGACAGATTGTACGGATAGCGCCCATACTGCGCGAAGTAGTGGATCACCACGTCGAGAGGGTGCTCGATCATGCGACCAACCTCTCCCGTAATCAGTCCATTGCTGTCCGTGTAGCCCGAGAAAGAGCCGTAGAGAGGCGTTGTGCCAAAGCCGTTGCGTACAGGGTAGCGCTTGTCTGCTACGCCTGCTGTGGGCTCCCATAGAGCGCCCTGGAGCCTGATCCCATAATAGGTCCGGTTGTCCAATGAGACCGCCTCCTCCAGGGCATGATACGGTGTCTGGATCTGACCTCTGAAGGTTGGCTGGCCGTTGAACAGCTCAACGTGCCCATCCTCAAAGTTCGGGAACGGGTTCTTGGCGATCTTGCCGTACAAGCCTCCTCTCGTTCTCTGAAACTCCTGCTCATCAGACTTCACGCCGTCGCTGTTGTCCTCGAAGTGCTCAATGACGATGTCCTGCGCGCTTCTCACCGCACATGGGTGCGAAGCATAGATGTAGAGATCGTCTCCCGCTGTGGTCTTGTCCTCCATCAGGGTCTTCTTCGAGATCACCTGCATCAGCGGCGCGCGCCAGATGTTGCCGTAGCAAATCGGGAAGTAGCGGCCAAGATCGTCAGAGTTCTCGGGCACAGGATCATAGATGATGCGATAACGGTTCTGGAGGAAGAACCGCTCAGCGTCACGGCGTCTGTGATCGCGGTTAATGAAGAACTCTGGTGACTCTTGATCTGATGCAGAGTCAAAAGACGGCTTATATGTCATGTAGTTAGAATACTGCTTGTATTGCGATTTGGTGATTGCAATACGATATGGGCTTGAAGCCTCAGCCTCAGTCGTCGAGTCATACTTCGGGCTGTCGCTCAGGACTGTGAGGGACGACTCACCTGGCACGAAGAATGTCAAGCGCTCGATGACGCGGTCATAATCGTCAGCAGGCTCCACCACGATCTCAGAGGACTGGATCACTGCGAAGCGAGAAGTTGCGTTGTTGACGATTGCAGCGTTCTCCTGGCTTGCCGAAGAAGTGTCCCCTCCGCGACTGGCGCGCGTGATGTCGACGGCGAGCTGCTGGTAGTCCTTGATCATGTCAAGTCTCAGCCCTCTGAGACGGTTCTTGAGCTGGTCTCGCAAGGAGGAGCTCGCGATCAAAGCCTGTCGAGTCGACTCATCGAGGTTGTCGACGAACACATCCATCTGACCCACCATCCATTGGAACGTGAAGATCTCAACAGGGTGCTCTCTGAACTTCGACATGAGGTCGAACGGCTTGAGGTTTGTATTCGTCCGATCACTGATCGTGAAGTCTGGCAGGCTACCAGAGGTCTCGGGTGGGCCTGCAAAAGAGAAGGGCTGGTTGTAGTCGAAGAAGCGATCCTGGATGGACAGCCGCGCCACCGCGACAGTCTGTACAAGAGGAGGCGTGGACGGGTCGTTGGGATCAGGGGTAAAGGTGCCCTTGAAGACTGGGTTGGACAGATCACCGACGTTGAAAGCATCAACGACCTCAACGTAGTCTTCGATCTTGAATCGAGTGAACAGCTTGTAGAAGAGCGGATCGAGGAATGTGATCTCGGTCCCGTCCTCAAGAATCTGGGTGCGCATCGGCAGCTTCTGACCGAGGTACATGAAGCCCGCCCCGAACTCCGGGTCCTCTGGATCTGGAGTGAAGCCGTTAGCCTTGACGTACAAGGTGTCAACGGTGTCCGTAGGCGCGTTCGGCTGCGTCTCGCTGATGCGACATGGCGCAACGCTCTCGCCGATGCCGTGGGGCCTCTTCAGAGCGTATGGCGTCGTGTCAATGGCCGCTGACAGTGGGTTGGCGAGCGCTGGGATCGCGTTCAGGATTGGGATCCCCGAGAGGTAGTGGCTGGTCTCAATCTGCCAGCAATGGCGATCTGGCGTTGGGCTCAAGCTGTAAAAGAAGCGGCCCTTCCCTGAGACGGAGTAAGCCACAACCTCAGCGTTCTCGGTCAGGCATGGATCGCCCACCTGAGCATAGGCATAGTCCGACAGGCCTTGCACAAGACGCTCCTGCCCTGTTGTCGTCTCGACCAGATCCAGCAGCACGTCGCCCGTCGCTGGCGTGTAGCTGGCTTCAGCGATCAGGCTAAAGGGTCCTCGGCCCTCGTTGGCGCTATCTACATAGTAGTGTGTCACACCGTTTGTGGTGATCTTCTGATTCGTCAAGAAGTTCCAGTGATCACTTGTGTAGTTTTGGAAGAGGTATTCGCTGGTCTGATCGGTCTCTGGAAGCTCATAGAGATAGACCTGGTTGTTGACCGCATTGAAGTCAAAATCAGACTCGATGATTGTGTTTCGATACGGATGCGTCACCTTGATGCGAGCCACTCCTTTGCCACCATTGGCATAGGCGTTCGGGTCAAGAGAGTCGTAGTTTGGCGGATTGTCCAGCGGCGATCCGAAGCCGACAACAGGCGCGATCGCCCCGTTGTAGTTCTGGTTGCCCGCGATCGCGGCCTTTCGGAACGCGGCATGGTAGATCTGCCACTTGACATCGGGGCCTCTATCAAAGGAAGCGGACATCCTGACAGATCTTGGCGTCAATGCCTTGACATACTGGAAGCTTGATGCAGTGAAGAACCGCATGAAGTCCTGCTGGAGCAGATCCTCTGGCAGGCGGATGTCAGCGGTTGCGACACCGTCGCTCCACTTCACATCGCTGATGACTGCGTCGAAGCGGTACAGCGGCTGGTTGTTCACGAGAGCGTAGACATTGACGAGCACCTGTCCTGTCGTGGTCTGCTGAGCAAAGTCCTGGAACAGCTTCTCAGGATCGGAGATCTGGACTGCGGCAGATGGGATCGGAGGGGCCGCCTCAAAGCCGATCTCGAACATCATGGGATCGAAGGCGATGACGCGAGGCTCGTAAGAGAGCTGGATCAGATCTCCCGAGATGTCTTCCAGGATCTGCGCTCGGCGTGTGGCGATCCTCACAGCGTTGTAGCCATTGTCAAACTTGAATGCGTATGTGATGATGTCTCTTGTCATGTTTGTCATGGCGTCACCGTGATGAGGATAGATCTTGTCTCGATATAATTTTCGCCGAAGTCAACCGTTGCGACGACCCTGTAACGACCTGGGTTCGTCCAGGTGTGGATCACTGAAGAGCCAGAACCCGTTGAACCGTCGCCAAAGTCCCAGGCGATCGTTGAGGTGTTCGTCGTGATCACGTTGATCGACAAAGTGTAGCTCTCACCGACCTCAAACAGCTCGGAGGGTGCTGACAGTTCGATGTAAGCCTGATCCGGCTCCAGTGGCAGCCGCTGGAGCTGATAGTCTTGAGAGGTGAACGTGAGGCGCCCCGTCTTGTCATACGCGATGCTTGAGATGTCGAGCTCGGTGAGCTGGCCAAAGCTCGTGTAGTCTTGCTCTGAGTCTTGATAGACCAGCGCAGTATAGACAGACCGCTGCTTGAGATCTGCAAGCGCAGACAGCGTTCTATGGATAGAGGTCGTCGGCAGGTACATGTCGAACGAAGTCTTGTACTGGAGCGGCTTGTCGCTGACAGACCTTGTGTGAGAGAAGTTGTTCGCAGAGGTCACGATCTTTGATGAAGAGTCGATCGCCTCTGACAGTCCCATAGCTGTTTGGCTGATCTCCAGAAAATCGCCAAAGACCACGCTGCCGATCGTCACGAGCTGCAAGCCTGTGTCGTCAGGCGCCTCCATCACGAGGCCGATGTGTGGAGCTCGCGCGCGGCCAACCTCGTCTGGGACCGAGAATGTGAAGCTGTGATAGGTCAGCGCGATCGTCTCGTTGGCCAGAAGAACTGGCGAGTAATCGAGAACGATGACGTCATCAAAGTTGTCGATCACTCGATATTGCGGTGTCCTGAACGCGCCAGTATCGGTGTTGTAGACGTAGGCATACTGGTTGAGTAGGCGATGCGTCTCCAGTGGCAGCTCCTGCACCGTCAGGATCGCGCCATCCTGCTCCGCGATGATGAGCGGCATGAATGGGGCCTGCATGACCTGGCTCGCCACGATGCTGGAGAAGGTGTTCGTTGTCGTGTCAAAAGTCCCGGCTGCGATGGAGAACTTGGTGACGCCCACGACGTTGCTCAAGCCGATGGCGTTGAAGCTCTGTCGCCTTGTGTTCTCAAAGACATAGAACGGCGGGTTCAAGCTGTCGTAGAGAGGCGTCACGTCGTGGACAAGGTTGGAGATTGGCACCAGCAGGTTGGACGCAATGTTGTTGGCGCTCACCCGATCATACGAGAAGTCAGCGGGTGCGCGCTCAGTGATCAAGCCACCGTAGAAGCTCAGCGCGACTCCATCTGGCAGCTCGATCTTGTTTGAATAGGCCCTCAGTGGTCTTGACGGCAGCTTGGTCTCATCAAGCACCTGACCCAGTGGCTCCTCCGGCGCGTCAGCCAGTTCAGCAGAGCGCATGAATGGACGATAGCCCTGCCCCAGCGAGGAGAGCCGAACGTCTGCCACCGTGGCAGTATGACCTGTGCCGTGAATGTCATAGCTGACCACGCCCACAGCGAACTGCGTCGACGCTGGTGAGCTGGAGCTGATCGTGTCGACCACCCACGGCCCGACCCAGGTACGGTCGCCCTCCGCTCTCACAAAGACCCACGCTCCGTATGTCTGTGAGCTATTGCTCAAACGGCCAAACCCATTGTAGATCAAGAACTCGACCATGCCCTCTGGCACCACAAAGCTGCCAGTCGAGGTCAAAGTGGTCCCTGCTGAGTCCGTGAAAGACAGGTCTCTGGTAGAGGTGAGTGACAGCCTCAGCGAGATACCAGCGCTCTCGCCAAGCAGGTGCAGCCGCCAAAACTCAAGCAATCCGCTCGGTGTGGTGAGCTCCAGCTTGATCCTTGACTTGAACGAGAAGAAATCGTCTCTATTGAGAACAATACGCTCTGGCACAGACAGCAGCACTTCTACCGACTCAAAATAGCCAGTGTCACCGTCAACCGAGGTGTCGAACTCGTAGCCTTCTCCAGTGAGCGTCGTGTCCATCGATCCTGTCGATGTTACATCGAGTCCTCCCAGCGTTGGATCGCCCGCATAGTGCGTCCATGACATCTCGTACCCATAGTCCTCACCGAGCGCAGACTGAGCGCCATGCACAATGAAACACGGAACCTGTTCCTCGAACAAAGGGAAGTCGGGGTCGGCGAAACGCACCGTCGACCACACCTCATGGTTGTGCATTGCCAAGGCAGGGTCTTCAAGGTTCAACAGGTTGCTTGTGCTGCGATAGTCTCCGGCATGATAGACGCCTGACTGCGCTGCGTCGAAGGCATCGCAGACAAAAGAGAAGTCAGCGTGGACAGACGAACCGTAGGCCATGATCTTGTCATGGAAACCCTTTGGGAGCTGCTGAACTGGCGTCATCTGGAAGCGCGTAAACACACTCTCTGAGCTCCTCAAGCCATCACGATTCGTGGACTGGCCAGTCATCATGATGAAGCTCTCAGTGCCATTTGTGCAGACAGCCAGATCATAGATCCAGAAGTTGTAGTCGCGATCCGTATCACCTGGGTCGGTGACCGCAGGCACATCGTATGGATCTTCGCTCACCTGGTATCCCATCGTCGTGGCGTCGAGGTTCAGGGCGATGCAAGCGGACCATGTGTTCGGATCCTCGGGGGAGGCGCAGATACCGATCAGCCTGTTGTTGCCAGAAGAAGCTGGCGGCAGATCGGCATCACCGATCAGGAAGGTCGGATCTCCTCCCTTGAGGATGATGAACTGGCCCATGATCTGGTCAAAGTAGAGATCAAAGTTGACCGTGGCGCGCAAAAAGTCATCCTCGTCGACGCCATCTGATGCCATGAAAAACATCGCTGAGAAGTTTGCGTCAGATCTCTTTGCGTAGATAGATCCCTGGCTTTCAACGATAAATGGCCTGTGATCATTCGATGCAGACTCGAAAAGGAAGCCATCGTTGTAGGAGATGTACACGCGAGCGTCACGAACGCGATACAGGTTCGAGAGACCATCGCGGGTCACAGGTGCCACGCCGTAGCTCACAAGCATGATCGTATCGCCCGAGCTGGCCAGACGCAGCCGGTAGGAGGCGTAGTTGCCCTGTGGATCTGGGTGGTTTGGCAACTGGATCTTTGCGATCATCTCAAATGTCAAGCCATTGTCGTCTGATCGCCAGACAAGCAGCCTGTTCTCACTGGTGCTCGCCTCAACCGATCTGTAAGCCAGATACAGACGGCCCTCATGCACGCACATGGCTGGACTGCCAACCTCGTTGTCAAAGTTCCTGGTCGAGATCGGCTCGTCATCAAAGCGGCGAACGAGCTCAAGATTCCCGGCGTCGTTGCGACGATAGATTACCGCGTGGGAAGACACGCCCTGAGAGCCAGCGGTGACCCTCTCGCCGCTCATATAGATCCTGCCATTGAAGCTCTGGATGCGCGGGCTGATCAGGCCGATCGTGGAGCTCGCATCACCAGTATCCGCCATCTTGAGCGCGACATACTCCTTGACTGCGTAGCTGTGCTGGCCGATCAAGTGGCCATTGCCATCTGGCGGCGTGGAGTCAAAGCTGTGGTAAAGCTCAAACGGCTCCAGAAGATCCGATGGTGTGATGCCAGACTGTGGCGGGCGTGTGATGGTGCGGCCAGAGTTCCCTCCCACCGGCCCAGACAGAACAACCGTATGCAGGTGCGTCTGGCTGCTATTAAGCGACAGCCCCTGCCTTGTGACCTCGATCTGATAGCCAGGATCGACAGACGTGACCATGCTGCGCTTGCCACCCGTCACCAGGTTGGCGTAGAGTAGCGAGAAGGAGATCGGGTTAATCAGTGCTGTTCTGGCCATTATTCTACTGCCTTGAGCTTCAGAGTGATCGAGTATGCTCTGGCCTCGACCTTGTCGACCAGTAGCTCTCTTGTCGCCTCGCCGTCACACAGACACAAGCGGCATGAGTCTGGATCATTGACATCTTCAATAACCCAGATCGGTTTTGCATTCAACGAGATCTTGGACAGGATCGCCTCGATCTTGTGGGCTGTCGAGCTCTTTGTCACGCCGTAGCTCAGGTTGTACTGCTTGCTGACGTTCTTGACGTTGGACTCAGACACCTGGTTGTTCAGCACATACTGCACGTCAGAGGCGTACTCGTACTGGAAACCTCTGCCGTTGTCTGGCAGTGTATCAATCAGATCCGAAGCGTATCCAAGGTCAAAGCTCTCAAGCTCGACCGCGCCGCCTGGTAGAGGCGTGGAGGATGAGACTCTAATGCCAGCGTACCGCGCACGCAGAGGCTCGCTGAGGCGATGGAAGTGGTCAGACGAGTATACCTGTGCATCGAAGTCAAACGAGCTTCCTGGGGCGTCTGGGACGTCCTGGTAGCGTACTGGCAGCGCCAGTGTCGGCGTGGGCAGCCTGATGGACTCGGTGAAGGGCGACAGGATCTGGTTGATGACCTGTGTTGTCGGAGGAGCGCAGACCATCGCCTCGTCGTCGAGCGCGAGCAGCTCCAACGTGTCCAGCGACTGAACCCATGATCTGCGATCAAGCATGGCGTGGTGATCTGGATAGATCTTCATGTCCGCCTCAAGGATCCTTGAGTTTGGGAAGGACAGATTGGCCAGCGCGCGGTATCTCGTGTGCGAGCTGTTGACGGTCGCGACCACCTGCCAGGGATCACTCACGCTGTCTCGCACGATCACCTGGTAGTCCTTGAAATTCTTGCCCTTCAAGAGGATGGTGTCAAAGACAAAGCTCGTCAGCCCGCTGTCCTGTGCGTCAGCCCAGATGACTGCGGTGGAGCTTGAGGCTCGCCAAAAGCCATGCAGCTTGCTTGACAGCATGTTGTTGGGGCTCGTGACGACCGATCGCGTCAGCGTCAAAGAGTCGCCTGTGAGGTTGCTCGTCCCGGTAAACCTTGTCTTGAAGCCCTGGGGGTAGTAGAGTTCGCACGACACGTTGCCAGACGTCGCTGCAAGCATCCACTGGGTGCGCGCGTGACCATCCTGAAGCGCGAACGTCGGGGTGTCGTTGCGTGGCATCGAAGAGCTTCCGATGAATGGGTTTGCTCCATAGTCCACAAATGCTCCATCGACAGGCTCCCTTGGGCCATTGTCAAAGATGAGGTCGCCGAGCTGGACCTCCCAGACATCCATCGTCATATCACCGCCAAAGCTGCTGATCCGATAGTAGAGCTCGATGTCGCCGTCTGAGAGCGAAGCCTTGGCGCTGGCGTTGAACATGAGAGATGCTGGCGCATACGACTGGCTGTAAACCACTCCAGTCTCGCTGAGGCGCGGCTTGATGATCACCATATAGTCAGATTTGCCCTGGGCCGCCTGCTTGCAAGCAAGGTCGAGATCGTAGAGAACTCCCGGTAGAAGCTCTGTTGTGGCGAACGTCACATACGCCAGCGTGCCTGCGTCCATGTACTGTGCGCGCAGCTCATAGACGTCGGCTGTCGTCGGCTTTGTGATTCGAGCCCTGAGCAGGCTCTCAAGCGTCGTGCCAGAGCCATCAGGATTGCTTGTGTTGTCATGCAACACAATCTCCATCCCGTCTTCATCGACAGAAGAAGAGAGGCTTGGCAGGACGAAGCTAAAGCGTGCGCGACAGCCTCTATTGCCCTCAAAGTTTCTCAGTCGAAGCTTCTTTGATACACCCAGCGCGTCAATGAGGAAACCGCTGGAGTTGATGGTTGTGGCACCTGTCGAGCTGTTGGTGACGAGATCTGATTGCACAAGAGCTGGTGTGGTGTTCAGGAAGCTCGGGTGGTAGACTGTGTGCGCAGGGATCCCGAACGGGAACGAATCGGCAAACTGAGAGTGGTAGAAGGCTGGCTCCTCATAAGCGCTGCCTGAAGCGCTGACGCGCAGGAAGTGCTTGTCGCGCGTCAGCGACAGATTGTCCATGAAGCGCGCTGGCATCTCGGGGCGATCCTCATAAGTGTTGAAGGTCACCTCTGGCACAATGTTGTATGAGTAAGTGAAAGTCCTCAGCGCTTTGTCGTGATGGGCGTTGAAGACAGGCACCGCCTCGAAGCGACGCGCAGGCTGATAGGCATTGACCAGTTGCCAGTTGCCAACCCAGTTGGAGCCCATATCAAACTCAAAGAATCGATCTCTGTTGGAGCGGAGGATCGATGCGTCGAGGCTCATGAGCTCAGCATGAGGCTGATCTGGCTGACTGGCGAAGTCTTGCATGTTCTCAAGCTGGATCGTCGTCGCGAGCGCCACGATGTCGCCGTCGATGTTCCAGCACGCCTCAAGGCTCTCGATGGGGCGCATCTGGTTGATGTCGTTGTAAGCGATGTCGAAGAATGGCGGCAGGCACACCTCTTTCAGCGTCTTGCCAGAACCTGCGAGGATGAAGGGCAGGCGCCTCGACTGCTCGATGACCGATACGACGATCGAGTTGTGATCAGAGCTTGCCTGGCACTTGATCTCCTGAGCGCCAGCATAGTAGCCAAACTCTCGATACGCGACCGTCGCGAGCTCAGCCTCGTTGAAGGTCCAGAACTCTCGCATCTGAAGCGCGACCTCCAGCGACGAGACCGCGTAGTCCACGGCGTTGGACATGTAGCATCTTGAGAGACCATTGGCGAACAGCGTCACCTCATTGAGTGGCAACGTCGCAATCTTGAGCGTTCTCGTCAGGTGCGGGAAGCTGGAGATGGCGAGCGGAACGTCGACATACTCGTTGGTCGAGCGACCATAGATGTCCCTGTCCGCCACCTGGAGCGCCTTCCTTGTGTAGCGGTTGTTGCGCTTCTGAGCGACCGTGTAGTAGACGTGAAGCTGGCTGTTGAGAACGCAAGCGTCAAACGACCAGATCTGATCGCCCTGAGCGACAGACGGCAGGTGCAGCTCGTTACCACGCTGGATGACATCCGTCTCGGGGTCGTATGTTGACACCATGATCGGCTGGTTCACAGGTCTCAGGCTGTCCCTCAGATCCAGGTTGGTCTCAAGATAGCAGAAGTGCAACAAGCCGCTCGCGCCCTCAAATGCGCTGATAGACTTGGTTGTCAGATCTGCAAGGCGCTCAGATCCTGACACGTCGATAGCTACAAAAGAATTTGCGCTTACGTCATGCAAGTAGGCGAAAAACTTGCCTTTTGCAAAATAGTTGTAGTCAAAGTAAAGTCGAGTCAGACCTGGATCTGCTCTATCAGCCAGGCTTTGTTTGTTTACATACGCGACAGGATACTCGAATGAAGAGATTGGATCGACATAGTCAATCTGACACTCGAAGTCAGCCCCTCGACCTGCGTTGTAGTTGGTGACCTCGTGCTCAACGTAGTAGTGGCCGCGCGGCATGGTCAACAGGAGGTTGCCTGTCTCGCTTGACGATGGCGCTGTTACAAAGCTTTGAGAGTAGATCGGGGTGTCGTCCCCAATTCGGAAGACTCTCAGGCGGTGGGCCATGTCAGGCACACCAGGTCCGCCAGGTTGTACAAAAATTGTAAACTGGAGACGATGCTGAGCGCTCTCATCATAATCGTCGACTCCGGCGCCGCCCTCTACGCCATAGTAGAGAACGTCTCCATTGGTCAGCGCCAGCGTCCTGCTATAAGCTGTGCGCAATGGACTCAGCAGCTCTGATGTCAGGCTGATGTTCTTCTGGAACACATGGTTGCAGCCGAGACGGGCTCCGTCAATGCGCATGGAGAAGCCTGGAAGAGCCGCCTCGGGCTGGATCGAGCCAGCCGTGCGCACCTCATATGTGGCTGTCGTCAAGTCCTGAGGCGAACCATCATCAAAGCAAGTGTTGTAAGCTTCTGTATTGCCTCTGTTATTTTCTGATGGAAGACCTCTGAGCGGGCAGACGGCAGGAGGGTTGCTGTCAGAATAGATCTGCGTTGTGAGAGACGTGACGAGAGCGAGCTCATCTCCATTGCGATCAGGGCGAAGGCTCGTGAAGTCCTCGATCACCGCCGTATCGCCAAGACCAGCGCCACAACCATAGAGGAGCGCGCCTGTGAACTCTCCATAGCACAGGTTGTCGGACATGAAGACGGCTGCACGATCTGTCATCGACAGGCAGATAGGCAGGGTCGAAGGGTGTCCGTCGTACCAGTGCGGATGCCAGAAGACCGGGAAGGTGTGCAGATGGATCGGCGTCACCTCTCCATTGCCAGGAGCGGTGGACGTCCCTGCCAAACGAACGGTCAGCGAGAAGGCGCCTGTTTGGCTGATGCCTGCTGTGGGGGTGCTCAGGCCGGAGATCCAGCGACCCTCGTGGAAGAGGCATGGCACAAGTTGATCGTCTGGCGTTCTCGTGAAGCGGAACACAAGTGTGTCTGGCAACGAGAGCGTCATCGCCACCGCTGGATCGCTGTATGTAAAGAATGTGACTGTGTACTTGCCTGAAGCCAGCTTGGCGATCCGCACCTCCGCATCCGAGACGAGGACCCTCAGGACCTGCCCTGATGTTGACAGCTCATTCAAGTTGTGGCGAAGCGCATACTCAACGGACAGGATTCGTGTCTCGTCACCAGCGAAGGTGTAGCGCTCCTGGTGAACGCCCGAGCCAGTCCCCTCCAGCGCAAAGCGATGCGGACCTGTCTTGACCACAGCATTCGTTGTCACGTCGGTCACGAAAGGCGTCTGCTCGGAGAGACCGTAGCACTCGGTCTGGTCGAAGACTGGCGTGCCTTGCGCCTCAATGGCAAAGCCTGCGCTGCGCCCCTGGATGATGTTCGTCGAGGGATTCGTCAAAGACTTAAATTTGTACATTTTTTCTCCTTGGTGGGCTGAAGTCAAACGACATGAGGCCTGGGTTCATTCCTTTTTCGCCAGACCGTCTGGCGTCGCTTCAGAGGCCTTCGGTGGCGTTGGACGGCTCTTCACTCGCAGTCGACGAACGAACGTCTCCTGAAGCCTGCTAGAGGCCTCCAAAGCGAGTGTCGTTGTGCTGGCCACAGTATGGCCTCTCCGTGGCGCTGGTCCGGCTGAGTCTTTCATTTTTTATTTTCAGACCACCACTACACTGACCGAAGTGGTGACTCGCGAGTCAGTCGCTGTGTACCGATGGTGCCGACACACAGCGGAAAGGGAGGGCCGGTACACGCTTTTACCTATTGGACTCAGGTGCTTAAACACCATCTGAGAGCTTCGGTGTACCGGGCCAATCAGGGTGTGTGCAAGCCGTGTGCAGCGGTGCCCGGTACACACTTAAATCAATATGGCGTATGTCTTTTATTCTCTTTGGAATGGGCGTGTACCGGGGGGCGTGCTCTTTTCTTGTTTTCTCTTAGAACATATAAAGAAAGAGACCAGAGTGGCGGTACACGCCATTGCTCTTGTCATTAAGTAGTTGGTAAATAAAGAGAAAAGCGTGTACCGGGCCTTGCCGACACACGCTTGCACACATACACGGTCAGCGCCTGTAAAAACGAGCCGATTCAAATGTTTAAGTGTGTACCGGGCATCAAGGCCTTCCGACCCGTCCGCCCGGTACACACTTCACTGACTCACGAGTCACTCGCGGTTCTTGTCGGCCTGCTTCATCTTCTTGCGGAGCTCAGCCACCATCAGCCTGCTGTTGCGCAGCGTCTCATCTCTGCTTGTGCCGCTGGCGGCATTGACAGTGAGGTTGAACGTCTGCGTCTTCTGGTTGTTGGTGTTGTAGGTCTGAGGAGCCGCGCTGACGCGAGACGGCGCTGACATGGGAGTGGACGATGTGGCTGCACGCTGGTAGTCAGGGATGAACTGACCGCCGTTGATGTTGTTGATGGCCTTGACGCCACCGAGCATCGCCACCGCCTCACGAGTGAGCACCGCCTCACCGCCGAGCAGCATCGCTGGTCGCTCACCTCTGCCCGGCACAAGACCACCCTCGTGGAACTTGTCCAGCCCGAGGGCACCGCCAAGCGCGTTGGTGATCGTCTTTGTGACCGAGAAGCCCTTGGTGATGTCCGTGCCTGTGAGCCCCTTCGAGATACCACCGATGGTGCGCAGGATGAGATCCGGCACGATGCCGATGACGGCGCCGATGATAGCTGGGATGAGTCGAGCGATGAGCATTGGGAGGTTCTCCACAAGGCCAACGATCATGAGGACCGCCAGCGTTGGGATGACCGCCGTGAGCTCAGCGATGAGGTTCGCCAGGTTGGGCAGCAGCGCGCCTGCCATCTCGAAGACCACACCAATGAGCGGGCGGATGAGCTGGAACAGGGCGCCGAGCATCATGGAGATGATCTCGGGGAACTTCTGAACCACCGTCACGATCACCTCGCTCAGGAGGCCTGGCAGCACCTCGACCAGCGCTGTCAGCACGTTCGGCAAGACGTCGTCCACGAGGATCAGGAAGATCTCCTTGAACAGCGGTCCGACCTCCTTCATGACAGTCTTGATGGTGTTCGGCAGCTCACTTGCAAACTTCTTGATGAAGTCGATGAGATACTCGCTCTGGCCTGTCAACGCCGAGTTGAAGACCATACCGAACACTGTCCCGATCGCCGAGATCGTTGTCGTCGCGAGCGAGATGCCTCCTGCGCCGACAAGCCCGAGTCCAGCATCCAGCATATCCGATCCGCCAACCTGGGCTCCACCAGTGAGGCCATCGAACAACGTCCCGAGGTTGTTCTTGGTGTTGAGCGCGCCGAGGGGCGCAGTGAACACCTCAAGCTCCTGGAGACCAGCCAGCGCATTGCTGAATCCAGCGCCGATGTTCTCGACAGCAGGACCGAGGAAGTTGTCCTTGAAGACCTGACCAGTGCGCATGAGCGCATCCTGGTATGTCTTCTCAGCGGCCATCAGCGCCTCATATCGAGTACGCTCAGCATCCTGAATCGAGTTGATGTAGTCGTAGTAGCTGTTCTCATTTCGAGCAAGACCATCGTTGGCCGTTTGAACGCTCGAAGCGAACTCCTGGCTTGCAGTCTTGATGTCCTCGATGAGCTGCTCGAACGACTGAGCATTGGAGACCGCATACTCGATGTTACCGATCGCCTCAAGCGCAGGCGTCAGCCCCGTTGTGATGGACGCGAACATCGACGGGATTCGCTTCACCAGCGCGGCTGCGAGGCCCTTCCATGAGCCCTCTGCCATCGCTGTGTTCATCATCTCATCGACACCCTTCAGGAACGCCTCCCTGACAGCCAGAGGAGTGTTCTTGTAGGTGATCTCCATGAGCTTGGCCTCTCGCTCACGATCGACCTGCGACTGCTGAGCACCGATCGCGGCATCAGCCACGGCCTTGCTCGTCGCACGCTCCATCGTGTTCTCGATGCCTACGCCGATGACGCGCGTGAGCATACGAGCCGCAGCCTGATCGCCTGCGAGCTTTGCAGCCTCCTCAGCCTTGCCAAGAGTGTAGTCTGCCGCGACCTTGAGGGCAGAGCTCATGGTCACAGCCTGCTCCTCATAGAGCTCGGCTGCTCGGCCAATGAATGTGCCAAGGCTTGCACCAGCTCCCGCCGCCGCAGCGACGCCACTGTTGCGCAGATCCGAGACATCAGGATTCGATCTGTAACCACCTGTCTCAGTCTTGAGGTTCGCGGCAAGGTTCTTCTTGGCCGCCGCCCTACCAGACTTTGTAGTCTGACTCTGGAGCGCAGCGAAGCTGTCGACGATGTTTTGGAGTCGAGTGATCTCGTTAGACAGGAAGTCAAGGTTGACCTCGAAGTCCTTCTCGATCTGAGGCAGACGGAACGACCCCTCGCCCTTGAGGGCAGCGGCCAGATCCATGTTACCATCGCCCATCATCGGGCCAAGGATGCTCATGATGGAGCGCAGCTCATCACGGATGAGCGCTGCGTCCCTCTTGAAGACATCCATGTTGCGGAAGCCGACAGAGATCAGCATCTCGTTCTTGGCTGCCTTCTCCAGGCCTCTGACCTGCTCGTCCATCTGCATACGCAGCGTGTCAAGAGCTGCCAGGCCAGCCGCGTTTGTGCGGGAGGCCATCTCGACGAAGTCCTTGTCGAAGTCTGCCAGCGCCTTGTTCGCGCCCTCGTAGTCTCCCTCACGGATAGACTCGTTGAAGCGCGCCGCGTTGAGGTCCATGCGCTGCTGTGTCAGCTTGAGCAGCACTCTCTCGCGCTCAGCCTCCAGGTCATAGAGCTTCTTCGCCTCTCGGGCCGCGCGAGCGATGGGCTCGGGCAGTGCGTCAATGTTCACCTTGCCAGCGCGCAACGCATCGAGCAGTGTGTCGGCGAACTCACTGGTCTGTCCGACGACCTGTCCGAAAGACACGCCCAGAGCCTTGGAGAGCGTCAGAGAGGCCTTCAGAGGCGCTCTGGCGATGTCTGTCCCCATCGCGCTCTTGATGAAGCTCTCAAGCGGCGCACGGACCGTCTGGATCGCCTTGATGAAGTCCTTGCCGATCTCGGGGCGTCGATCATCGAACATGGCCTCAGCCATCTTCTTCTTGATCTTGTCCAGCATGTCTGCTCGATCCTTGAGCAGCTTGACCTCCTTGTTCAACAGACGGATTGTCTCAGACTGCATCTGGAATGCAGTCGTCGCGCCGCTCGCGTAGGCCTTGTTGACCTCGTTGATCTGCTGACGGATGCGATTGATCGCTGGCAGCTTCGATGCGAGCGTCAGGATGTCGAGCGTCACCTCACGGAAGCCCTTCGGCGCCAGCATGGAAGCTGCGATGCCGTAGGTTTCCATCAGCATTTCATTCTCCTCGGCATAGGTGTCAAGGAGCTTGATGCGGTCCTTGAGGTACGTCTGCTGGAGGTTGATGATCTGCGTGTACGCCGCGACCGACTCCTTTCCGTTGCCGAGCAGCTCACGGTCAAGCTTCATCTCGCGCAGCTTCTGCTCCACGATCAGTCGAGAGCGCTTCGCTGTGGACGAGAGGATAGCCAGACCATCAGTCTGGAATGTGTTGATCTGCTTTGCCGCAAAAGCTGCATCGTTGAAGGCATTCTTCTCCTTCTCGATCTGCGCAGCGATCTCGCGGTTCTGGCGGATGCGGTTCGCCTGTGACTCGAACAAGACCTTCGCAAGCTGGTTGATAAAATCAAACTGCTGGCCTTGCTTGTCGAGCTGCTTGTTACCCTCCTCTCGCTGCTGCTGGGCCTCCTCCGACAGAGAAGACTGCGCAGCCTGCTCTGCAAAGCCCTTCTCCTGGAGCACGAGCTTGTCGCGCTCCATCTTGAGGATCGACTGAGCCATCGCCAGACGCTTCTGATCGGACAGGCCGATGCCGCCCGATGCCGCTGCACCGCCGTTCTGAGCTGCGTTCAAGTCCTCGACAGCGGCGATAGCCTCGCGGACCTTCTCCCTCGTCGTATCGAACTGCTGGGCGAACTCGTTGCGCTTGTAGATCTTCGACATCAGAGCATTGGACTCGACTGCGCGGATGGCGCCCTGCTCGATGTCCATGAAGAATCTCTCGAACTCTCTGGCCGTGTCCTCCAAGATCTTGTTCTGAGTGATGGCCATGATCGACGAGATGGTCTTGTCGAACGCCTCCGTGAATCCATCAGCGCTCGTGGATGCGTCCATCATCGACAGAGACATGACCTCGATGGCCTTGACGAACTGCTCGGAGCTCAGCGTCGCCATGCCGCTCTTCTCGTCATATGCCGAGAACAGTGACTCGATCGCAGCCTCCATATCAGCGCCACCGAGAGACTCGATGAAGCGCTTCTGGAGATCCTTGTCGACCATCACGGCGTCCTCGATCAGACGACGAGTGCCCGCCTTGTCGACCTTCAGGCCACCAGGCATTGCGGCTGGCTGGAAGCCGCGCTCAGAGAAGTCGCGACCGCTCAGCTCTCCAGTCTTCCTCTGGTTGAGAGACTGCAAGCCCAGACGACGGAACTCTGCAAAGTTCTGCTTCGATACAGCGACGCGAGCGTTGATGTCGCGCAGGTTGCTCATCACAGAGTTGAACATCTTCGGATCCAGAGGGACGCCAAACTGCTCACGCAGGTCATCGATCGAGCGGAAGGTCGCCGCGAAGGCATCCTGCGCTCCGACCTCCTGGATGTCAGCGATGGAGACCTTGAACTCATCGAGGCGGCCCTTGAGCCAGTCAAGGTTCTTGCCTGTCAGGCGCGTCATCTCGAAGACCTTCTCATCGATCTTCTTCAGACCCTCCAGATCTGTTGGCTTCACCGCAAACGCTGTGCGCAGACGAGAGCGAGCCTTGATCACCGAGGAGACGAACTCCTCTGTTCTCTTGGTCGAAGTGATGATCTGGTCCTTGAAGGACTTGTCATCGATCAGAGAGAAGTCGCCTGAGCGGATACCAGCAGACATCTGCTCACGGCGCTTGTTGATGTCGTTGATGGCTGCCACCGCCTCAGCCATATTCTTCTCGTTGACCATCTGGCCACGACTGTCACCAGCGACCACGTCGTACTCGTTTTGACGCTGTGCGTCTGCGAGCTTCTTTGTCTGTACAGCGAGCTCGTCATCGAGCTTCTTGAACAGGCCCTTCATGCTCGATGGGTCGACGATGTTCGCGATGTCCTTCTCGATACTGTCCTTGAGACCGTCAGGCAGCCCCTGGAGCGCGCGCATGGGCACACGGATACCTGCCCACATGTCGCTCGACATCGAGGCCGCTGCGAGCGTCTGGAGCGATCCGATGAAGGTGTCCTCGTGCGACATGATCGCTTCTGTGATCGCATCGTCGATCGACTTGCCGCCGCCGAACTGGAGGTCGAGATCGAGGGCGAGACCCTTGACGATCGCGACGCGCTGCTCGTCCTGCTCGATCTTGAGCGCCTTCTCGCGCTCCTTGGCGTAGCCGCGCACCTGTTGAGCCAGCAAGCGATAGCTCTCACCGATCTCCTTGTTGGACATCATGGTGATGCCTGAGACGGTCAGAGCCTCGTCGCCGAGCTTTGTGATCTGCTGACGGAGCGCTGCTCCGAAGTTCTCTGGATCTGTCTTGCCGAGGTTGGCGATCTTGTCGAACTGGTCAAACGCCTCGCCAACTCCCTTCATGGCCGACTGCTTTGCAGAGGTCTTCGAGAGGGATGCGTTGAGATCATCAATGCGGCCCTGGAGGTTCTCCACAAACGATGCAGCCTCTGCCGCACCAGTCGAGAAGGCGTAGAAGACGGCGCCAGCGGCCACGATAGCGAGCATTGGAGCCATCAGGGCGTACAGAGCCTTGACGTTTGTCCAGATTGCAGCTCCCATCGCCCTGAAACCAACCGTGTTGGTGACGCTGACGACGCCAAGAGCCGCCAGCGATGGCAAGCCTGCTGTGACAGACGTGTTGAGAGCTCCCTGCGCAGCCGCTGCTTGAGCTGTTGCATAAGCCTCTTGCTGCTGAGCAACAGTCTTCGTCTTGATCGCGATGACGAACTTTGCGTAAGCCCCGATGGCGCCAACTGTCTGCTGGATGAGAACTCGGCTCTGGAGCGCTCCAAGACCGTACACAACAGCCGCGAGGACGCGGAGCGTATTGGCCAGCGTGATCACGCCGAAAGCGAAGATGGCCAGCTTGCCGATGATGCCGCCCGTCGCGTTGTTCATCTGGGTGATCGCCATCGCCGATCCCTTGATGAACTCCAGGAACTGGATCGCATACGGCGCGAGCTTGTCAAAGCCCTGACGGATCAGATCGAGGATGGCTTGACGCATCTGATTAAACTTGCGATCAAGCGACTTTGTGACGAGCGAGGAGAGCTCGTCGTTCACGCCTGCCGACTCATCCTTGATGCGACGCAGCGCCTTCTGGACCTCTGGGAACTTCTGAGCGAGCGTCACGAAGCCACGAGCACCCTCGCGGTCGAAGATCTGGAAGACCTTGTTGAGCTCGCCAGCCGAGATGGCGCCCGTCGCGAGCTTCTTGTTCATCTGCTCAAGGATCGACATGAACTGCTCAGCGAGCGGCATGTTTGGATCGATCTCGACGCCGAACATCTTCTTGAGCATCTCGCCCTTGCTGGAGAGCTGAGCGAAGATCGTCTGGAGGCCACGACCGGCCATACCGCTCTTGATCATGTTGTCGTTGAGGACAGCGAGGTACGTTCCCATCTCCTGGAACGTGAAGCCAGCAGCACGACCCGTACCGATCACGAACTTGTAGCCCTGGACCATCTCGTCCATCTCGGCCTGGTGATTACGGAATACGGCAACGAGCGTGTTGTTGATTGTCTCGAACTCCATGCCCTGCGCACCAGCATCAGCCATGTTCTTTTTGAACACGTTGTAGATACCGGCCACAGCTCGGGTGATCTGAGTCGTCTCAGCGTTCGTCGAGTTAATGGTCTTGAGCGTTGGGATAAGAGCGGACAGCGTCTCCTCAGTGGAGAGACCTGCCGAACCGAGCTCCTTGACGACGTCAGCGGCAGCCGCCAGAGGCAGACCGAAGCGGACAGCCGCCGAGCGGACAGCCTCGGTTGCAGCGACAGTGATCTCCTCAAAGCTCTTTGTGTCCGACTGGAGGACAGTGAATGCTCGCGTCATATTGCGCGCCTCACTGATGACCTCTCGGAAGGCGATGCCTACCGATCCAAGCACAGCCGTCATGGCACCAGCGCCGATGGCGAAGTCGAGCTGCTGCTTGATACCCTCCACGAGCTGGAAGGCATAGTCCCTGAATGTCGTGCTGGTCGCGTTGACCACGAGGTCAGCGGTCTTCACAGACCCGGCCATGTGGTTTGTCGTGGCGATCAGGCGCTCGGACTCAACCAGCGTGCGACGCAGCTCGTTGCGGTAGACCTGCTGCTCCTGCGTGAGCTCTCCCATGCTCACCTCAAGAGCATCGAAGCTGCGCACGCCCTTGAGCGCTGCATTGTAGGCAGCCTGGAGCTCAGTCCTCAGAGACTTGAACTCGTTGGACGCCATCGCCAGGCGAGTCGTGTCCATCGAGCTGAGATCCTGGTTGATCTCAGCAAGCTGCTGGCGCATGGCGCCCGAGTCAAACGTCTGGGTGTTGAAGGCGGCCTGACGACCACGATCAGCGAATCCAGCGTTGGTCTGCTGCTGCTGGAACTCAGGCGAGAAGCGCATGTCCGACAGCTTCTGAGCACGAGCCATGAAAGACGCAAGCGCCGCATCAGCGCGGTCGAGCTGCATCTGGAGCTGAGCTGTCTCCTCCGCGCCCGCGCCCATCGACTGCGCAAGGTTCAGACCAGCCTTGGCCTCGTTGCGGATCTTGTTCAGGCTCTGGAAGAGCTGCTGAGCCTCCTGCACTGCATTCTTGGACTGCAACGACAGGATCTCAAGATCCTCGGGCGCAACCTTGGTCTTCGACATGCGCTGGAAGCCAAGCTCAAGCAGGTCAATCTTCTGACGCGCCTGCTCGACCTGGTTCTCGATGTCGTTGTACCCCTCCGAGATCTTGATGTTGGCTGCGCTTGCAGATCTGGATACATCGGTGTTCTGCTGCTTGAGACGGCCAAGCAGATCCACCATGCCGTCAACGACCTTGACATCAGCCGAGCTCACAACAACAGAGCCGTCAAGACCTCTGCGCTCTACGCGCTGAGACTCGACGACGCCCTTGATGGTGTCGTCATAATACTTGTTCTTGGCCTTGCGGGCCTCATCGGCAGCCTTAGCGATCAGGCGCAGACGCTGCTCCTCGCTCTCAGCGCCACGAGCGACCTCCGAGAAGATCGAGCTGCCGCCAGCGCGGGCGTTGGCCTCCTCTGTGTCGATGCCACCGATCTCACGGCGACGAGCGATCTCAAGACGCTTGACAAGCTGATCGCCCTGACGGACAAGGCCAGCCAGACGAGTGTCGAGGCTCTTGGCGATCTCCACCTGAGATGGATCGAGGATGAGGCCGTCCCAGCCCTGGACCTCTGCGATGGTGTCCTGAATCTCAAGGAAGGCAACACGGAAGCGCTCCGCGTCTCTGAGCGTCTTCTCAGTGATGCGAGCAGGCTCCTCCGTCACACGAGTCTTGGAGCGGATGTCAGCCAGTACAGCCGAGGTCTGCGTCGAGATGCCACGCACATCGTTCTGACGAACACCAGCCTCCTCTCGCGCCTCCTTCACTCGGATGAGGTTGAAGAACAGCTCCTCCAGAGAAGCTGCGGCCTGCTCGGCCTGTGGCGCGATGGCGCTGATGCCCTGGGCAACGGCGACTCCTGCGCCAGACAGCAGGTCCTCGCGCGCGCTACCAGCACCAGCAAGAGCGCCAATGCGGCTCATCAGGGTAGAGATCGCCTGGATGACCTGCGAGGATGTCGCAGGATCCTGGATCGCCTCGTTGAGCTTTGTGACGAGCTCAGACTGGAACTGCGCGACCATCGAAGGTGGCAGGAACTGCGAGCGGTTGTTCTGAGAGAACAGGCGCTCGATCATCTGAGGGCCAATGATCCCAGACAGCGCCGGATCGGAGGCTGCCTCCTGGAGCTGTGCGATGAACGGAGCGAATGTCGCGCTGCCGCCCGAGCGCTGAGAGCGGCCATCAGCGGCCTGTGTCAGGGCGATGAACTCGCGCAGTCGCGGCATGACCTGAGCAAACTGTGTCGCAGTCTGCGTAGCGCGCTCACGGATCTGGCCCAGATAGCCAGTCTCAAGGTTCGAGGCGCGCTCCATAACGACCTGCAACTCCTTGACAAGGTTCAGGTTCTTCTGGGCCTGTGTCTCATACTGGCGCTGAAGGCTCAACAGCTCCTTGAAGTTGCCAGTCGAGATGGCAGCGTTCAGGCTGTCGGAGGCCCCCACGAGGAGACCACGGTTCTGGGAGATGACAGAGTTGTATCTTGTGGAGACAGCATTGAGCTCCTTGGCAAGCGCGACCTCGTCACGGTTGACGGCGCGCATCGTCTCAAGGGTCTGGAGCTGCTGGGCGAGCTGCCCGTTCTCACGGTTATTGAGGTCTGCCATGACCTCGCGGGCGTCCTTGATCGACTCAAAACGCTGGAACATCTGCGTGAGGATGTTCAGGACGGCCTTGTACTCTTGCTCATCTGCACTGTCTCCGAGGCCTTCAGCCATCGCGCCAAGATTGACAGCAGATGGCGAGGCTTCGAGCTGACCGCGCAGGTTGACGACCGAGGCAGGGACGTTACCAGTGCCCCCACGAGCATTCAGCGAGAGTTGCTGAGCCAGCGACGCAAGGAAGCGCTGGCCCTCGATCGACTCAGTCAGCCAACGGCCCTGCGCATCCTGGAGCGAAGACATGCCCTGTGCGCCACGAGCGCGAGCCTCATTGAACTGACGCTCAAGCTCCCCGAGGAACAGATCCATCGAGGAGAAGAGCTGGAGGTTGAAGCGTCCCTCAAGAGCGCCAAAGGCTGTGCGCGCGACGTGAGCAAACCCGCCCTGCCCGAGCTCGTCTGGCAGCACGAACTCGCGATCGAGGCGTGAGAAGTCCAGACGCTCACGGAGCTGAACGCCGAACTGCAACAGGTCGCTCTTGGTGCGAGCCATGTCGCGACCAAGGCCACCGATCATCTTGACCAGCCCCTCAGACTGCGTATTGAGCTCTCGGCCCTGGACGCGCAGGGCGACCTCGTTGAGCTCCTGCATGACGTTGAACTGCGGACGACCTGTCAGCGCCTCACTGCGCTGCTTGATCGCGGAGCCAGACTTGATGCCCTGAGCGCCGACCGAGACGGTATACGTCCGCATGGTCGCCTCCAGGTCCTGAATGGATCGCGTCAGCAAGGCCACAGCGGAGCCATCAGAGCCTGCCGGAGCGACAGGGGTTACTCTGACCCTCGCGACCTGCTGGCGGGCCGCCTGAGCGAGCTGTGGAGCTGCTGCGATACCTCCCTGGAGACCTTGCATCACCCCGTTGCGGACAGCCGCCTCGATGCTGTCCTCCAGCATCTTGACGCTCGCGTCATCGAACAGCGCTGTCAGAGAGATGTTAGAGAGCGCGCGCATGTTGCCGAGCATATCACGAGATGTTCGCACGGCTCGGAGCATGGACTCGGCCCAGCCCTTCTGGATTCCCTCAGATGTCGCCGCGAGCTGGACGAGCTCAGCCTCCATAGAGCGAAGCTGAGCCACGATCGTCTCACCACCCTGCGAATCCATCTGAACGTCGATCCCGACCTTGGCTGTAACTGCCATTACCTACCTCTCTTTTTGCTGCCGCTGGAGCTTTGACGACGCTCCTCGTCCATTCGCTCAATCTCGATCTTTGAGGACTCTGAGAGCACGATCTGCTGTGCTGTGTAGATCTTGTAAGGCTGATCGCCGACACCGCCATTGTAAAATGGCATGTTGGCTTTGCCAGAAGAGTACATGAAGTTCGCCAGCATCTTCACAGGAGATGGGATCCATGAGACCGGGCACTCTGGATAGGAGAAGTTGACCTTTGGGATCTTGAAGACAGGCGCCTCCTTGATCTCTGGCTCAGGCTCGGGCTCTGGCGCCTGCGGTACACCTGGAAGGTCCATCGGTGCCGCGCGGCTGCGCTTGACCGTGTAGGAGCTCATGATGTTCGCTCGGCTCTTCTTCTTCCTCTCTGGTACCTCTGGGACCACCAGAGGCGCAGGCGTCGGCGGATGATACTTGTCGATGAGGGCCTGCTTGTTTGGCAGACCGCACAGCCTGTTCATGTAGTAGCCGCCCTTGATACAGGCGTCACAGTCATACGTCTTCTCTTGAGCCTTGTTCTTTTCATCGGACAGATAGCTCGAAAACCGGATGTACCCTTTGAGCTGCTGGGCCTCAGTCTCGCTCAGCATTGAGAGCTGAGTGTACGCAAACTCACCGATCTGATAGAGGACAGCGGCTGGCAATGTGTCGATGTTCGAGGGCGAGAACTTCAGCTCATGAAGCACGCCACGTCTCTCAAAGCGCAGACCAGACCATCCAACCAGGCAGTCTTTGCCGATGGTCACGAACTCGACCTGCCCGATCGCTCCCTTTGGTCCCACCCGGATGTTGAGATGCAGAATCTCGCTGGTGCTCAAGCCTCTGACATAAAATGTCACGTTGTTGATCACGAGCTCCTGAACAAGGTCGGAGAGGATGGGATTCGTCATGGCAGATCCTTGATCGAGAAGACCCTGCGGGAGTGAACCAGCAGGGTCTTCATTGGGGCTCAGAGCAGATCAGAACGGGGTTGCATCCGCGTCGTCAGCGGGCTCTTCGAGCTTCTCGTCGACCTCGTTCTTGCCGCGACCATCAGGCGTGCCGAACACACGAATCAGCTCCTCGTAGTCGGCGACCTCCAGCGACCCCAGGATGTCCTTGATGGTGTCGTTGGTGCGCGGGAAGCGGATCTCCTTGCCGTTGGAGCTCATCAGACGCTCCCAGCCGACCAGACGTGCCAGCATCATGTTGAGGGACATGGTCTGGAGGTTGATCTGGCTGATGCGCAGACCGTCACGCTGCTCGCTCTCACCACGAGGCTGCCCGAGGCCGAGGAGGCTGTCCTTGACCTTGGTCACCTCGATGTTGTCGAGGTCACGGAAGCGGAAGATCGTCTGCTCGTTCTTCGCAGTCTTGCGATCCGAGATCAGGACGTAGTCATAAGTCATCAGAGCTTGTGCGCGCGTGCGTGCCATATCTTCACCTGTGATGTCGTTGTAGGACTTGGCCTCTGATAAGGCCCAGCCCAGGGTTCTCATCCTAAACTTCCACGCCAGCGCCATTATTCCAGAGCGCTTGTGCTTGACCCTCTCCCAGAGAAAAAAAGAGAGGCAATGCAACCATATGGCCAGCCTCAAGAAGATTCGCTCTGGGATGAGCGCGATGTATTCTATGACTTTTTGCATCGACACTGACACTTGCATTCGTGCCGAGTGGTCGGCTTGTTGATGGGCGACATCTTGGCGACAGGCTCTCCAAGCCCATTGGATGCAAGGATCGACTTGGTCCTCAGCACTTCGAGCTGTCTCACGATCTCGTCTCGACGCTTCCGCTCGTCTTCTGTCATGTCAAACCTCGTCACATAAAGAATCGCATTGGGCTTCGACCCCAAACCTTCCACCGTATCTAGGTGGCTGTGCTGCCAGTTACACCAGGCGATTTTTTTCGCTGAGACCAATCAGCGTCCCAACTGTGCCGCGTCTCTTACAGGCGTCTCTGGATCCGACTGCCTACACCGATGACAGACGCTGGTCAGGCTATCTGTTTTTCAGTGTATCTGGCAGCTCCGTCCAAGACGCGAGTTTTAGCGAGATCACAACACAGTCAAACTTGGCCCGAAGGCCAAAGAGCAGGAGGGAATCGAACCCTCAACCTCTCCCTCGTATCGAGGTGGCACCAGCCTACTCTCTCGTCGGACTCACCGGCTGGCCTACATTGCATAGGACCGATGAACGCCAGCCCTCAACAGGACCGGCCTTTTGGTGGTGATCAGCCACCTTTCTCCAGCGTCAGCACAACAGCAAGGGACCTGGTGCCAGACAGTAGAAACTGGAGCGACGAAGCTGTCATTTGCCAGTGATGGTTAGACCACTGGCAACCGCAGACAGCAGCGGTACGACTGTGGTAGGACTCGAACCTACAACCAACACCTTAACAGGGTGCCGCACTGCCAATTGATGCTACACAGTCAAGCGGACTCTCACGCGGTCCGGTTACGACTGATTGGTTTTTTCTGTCATCAGCGGACAGGCATCACACTTCTGGCCCAGACTCAGGCATGATGCAACTTCGTGCGCGATCCGTCTGGGAGCTCGGATCGTTTTTTTGTGTGACGTTGTCTTCACTGTGACAACCGGATCACCCTCTCGGGCTCCAAGGTTCCGCCTGGGATCGAACCAGGGCCTCATCATTTGCAATGATGTGTCTTACCACTAGACTACGGAACCGTTTGGCGAATGGGGTAGGACTTGAACCTACAACCTGTTGATTTGGAATCAACTGCTCTACCAATTGAGCTACCCAGACACATGCGTCGGGTCGGGATCGAACCGACGACCCTGGGATTAAAAATCCCGTACTCTACCAAGCTGAGCTACCGACGCTCAAGCAGCACCTCGGAATCGAACCGAGTACATCTGGGACGGAGGCCCATCGTTCTACCAGTGAACTAGTGCTGCGTTCGTCCACCGTGAGGAAGACTATAAGGCAGCTCGTCAGAGCTGTCAACGAGAAAGTGTAGTCGGAGGGGGTCGAACCCTCACACCCGAAGGCTCTGGACTCTCATTCCAGCGTGTCTGCCAATTCCACCACGACCACACAAGTCAGAGAAGAGTGTGCGCCTGTAACACCATGCCAGCAGATTGCTCCGCTGGCGACAAGGACTCGAACCTATCTCTTCTCTTCTCCGACCATGCTCAAGGTGGGAGTCGAACCCACACGCACGAAGCACCGCCTTCTGAGGACGGCGTGGCTACCAGTTACACCACTTGAGCGATACGCAACCTGGGGATCGAACCCAGACCTCTGGCTTCAAAGGCCAGGATGCTGCCATTGACACCAGTCGCGAACCGGGAGGTGGGAGTCGAACCCACAGTATCTTGGTCCAGAGCCAAGTGCTTTGCCATTAAGCTACTCCCGAACAGGCCATCACGAACACTGCCGGTCTCGAACCGGCCCAGGCGACCAAACAGCAACAACCTTCATCCGAGGCCTTGCGGCCAGCGCCCGTTGAGGCGCCTCGTGGTATCTCCACGGATCGAAGTCTGGCTGCGGTCTTCCCATGCTCCCAACTACACCAAGGCCGTGATGACCAGCGACTCGTGCGGGACTTGAACCCGCGATCTCCAGCGTGACAGGCTGGCGTGATGACCACTTCACTAACGAGCCGAACAGAACATTCCTGGCGCCGGGGTCGAACCGGCACTAGAGGGGTTAGAAGCCTCTGCGCTGCCATTACACCAGCCAGGATCGCGCGACGGCTTTGATACCGTCGCATCCAGAACTCACATATAGCACCGTTCGATCTTCTTTGTCAACCGATCCAGGTGCTTTTTCTTGATCTTGAAAGAGACGCTCTCAAGACCGAGCGGATCGTTATCAAGCGCGTTGGCGACGATCTCAGCATAAGACACCAACAGAAGCGTGCAGATGTCTTGCTTATTTGCGGACTTGATGAAGCTGTCGAACTCATCAGCTTTCATCCTGTGCAACGTCATGTCCAGGGACATGAGCCGCACCTCGTCGCCGCTACCGAGATCCTGCCAGACCTGGCTGCTGACCTTCTCGTGCTCCGGGAAGTGTCTGCGGCCATCATCGTCGAGCACCATGCAGTCCGGCTTTCCGCAGTCGTGGAACAGAGTGTAGTTCCAGATCGTCTGCGCCGGATGACGATGGTCGAGAAGATACTGACCGAACTTGCCAGTCAGCATCGACTCGGGGAGGACTTCAGACCAGATGCCATGCTCTCCAGTCGAGAGCGCCGAGACGATCGAGAAGGCTCGGTCCTTGACCGACACACCGTGCGCCATGATGGTCTGCTTGTCGTTCTGGCGAGCAGTCTCCATCTTCTTACACAGGGCCTCTCTGACCTCTTGGCGAGCCTCAGGAGCCACTCGTTTACCAACCAAGGGCAGACGGCCAAGATCGGGTCCCGGCACGTCTGAGGGCTCGATAGCGAGCGAGGTGGCTTGATAGCCAGTATCGGGCTCACAGAAGAGGATGGCTTTGCGACCGAGCTTCATACACTGATCATACAGCGCGAAGAGCTTGGCCTCATCAGCCACCGTCAGGACCACGAGCCTGTTGGAGAGCTTCCACCACTCAGTGGGCTGCTCCATCATGCAGTAGTCGATGGCGGCATGAGTTGCCTGAGCCGTCTGATAGCCCACAGAACCGAGATCCTCTCGAACGATCACATAGAACTTCGTCTACAAATTCATCGCATTACCTTCGGTTGGCGATGTGTTGGAATGGCGTCCTGGTGTCGGGCGCAGGTTACAGTGTGTAGGGAGGGAATCGAACCCTCGACCCCAGGATTAAGAATCCCATGCTCTGACCTAGCTGAGCTACCCACACAAAAGAGGAAGAGGTGGGGGTCGAACCCACAGCCCTTGACGGGCGACGACTTAGCAAGTCGCTTGATGCGCCAGTTTCCGCTCTTCCTTTTGACGACGTCAGTGCTTGCAGACTACCGCGAGGCAGTCATACTCATCGAGCAGGACAGTGTCGACGCCCTGGAAGGTGATCTCCTTGCCAGTGTGGACCGGGTACAGGACGACGTCGCCCTGATGGACCAGATCCTTGTTGACGCCGGGTCCGATCTCCAGCACTTCGCCCTGACGAACGTCGGAGTACATGGGCGCAGCGAGGAGGATGCCACCCTCAGTCTTCGACTCGAAGGGGATGGGGCGAACGAGGATACGATCGCGGAGCGGTTGCAGATGACTCATGGGACTCCTTGTTTTTTAGAACCAGTCTGGGTGACAGGACTCGAACCTGCGTGTTCTGGTTCCCAAAACCAGCCGTTGACCACTAACGTAACACCCAGATGCTGCCGACCGGGTTTTAATCGGTCGGCTCTACTCCTTCTACACTTGGTAGATGAGCTGATGGTTGATGCAGGATTCGCACCTGCTGACGTTTGTACAGACGCCGCCTCGTCCGCGAGGCCTCCGCTACTACACGGCCCTTCAACCAAGGGCAAGGCGTGGAATCGAACCACGTTCTCTCTATCATCTCAGCGATGAATCCAAGACGGGACACTCGCGCCTACTTCCGGCTCAGCGGTCGGCCTACCCGTCTCTTCAATCAGAGCGATACGATCAGAGCGTTCTACCTCATGAACTACCCTGCCATGTGCCTTTTTAAGGAAGGCTAACCTTCGTCGACGTGAAGGGACTCTCACCCTGCTCCCAGACCCGAAGGTCTCGCGCTCGCTCACCGGCGAGAAGTCAACGATGCCAGAAGGTGGACTCGAACCACTGACCTGCCCTTGCCCTAGCGGAACGTGGGCCGCTCTACCAACTGAGCTATTCCGGCCATCGAACAGTCGCCAGGTGTGGCATCGAACCACAACCTTCAGTTCGCTCTTCTCTAGTAGGAGACGAGTCTGATCTGATGCTCTACCCTAGAGCTCCCTGGCGGGAATTTTCGCCAGAGTCTTTTTACAAGGACTGGCTGCCTTGACTGGAGCTTGTTGGGCTTGGTCGACATTACCCAACTGGCCGTTACCAGCGTACCGCACACCTGTGACAGTGTGGGATGCCAGGAGATGGACTTGCACCATCACCACCAACTCCGCGTTAGTGTGCTGCTTACACTACCCTGGCGATCGCCATTTTTGCTGGATGGCTTACCAGTTTTGCCTGAGCTGTAAAGGTCACACTCGTGAGTGATCGCTGTGAGGCCAGGCAGTAGCGGTGGTGGGATTCGCACCCACGATCTCAGACTTATGAGGCCTGCGAGGACGGCTACTCCTCTACACCGCAAGCAAGTGAAGGGACTCGAACCCTTAATCTCCACCGTGGCGGGGTGGCGCGCTACCAATTGCGCTACACTCGCGTTCGCTCTATCGAGCGATGAGCAGACTATAACAACTGCTCTGGAACCTGTCAACAGATTTTGTCAGAATCTTTTGACCTCGAACATCGGCGCCCTGAGAATCGAACTCAGTTGCTTTCGCGGCGGGGTTACAGTCCGCAGCTCGTCCATCGAGCATGACGCCGTCATGGTTGGTCGCCCAGGAATCGCACCTGGCGGCGCATCACACGCCACCGCATAAAATACGGACCCTGCCGCTTAGCAGGCCTCGACCAGTGTTCTGGGAGGGGCTTGAACCCCCGACCTGATGGTTCGTAGCCATCCGCTCTATCCAACTGAGCTACCAGAACAAGACACATAGCTGGTGGCAGAATCGAACTGCCATTAACCGCTTATCAAGCAGACGTTTTACCACTAAACTAACCAGCCTCACGAACATGCCGCCTCTGAGAATCGAACTCAGGACCTGCGATTTACAAAATCGCTGCTGCTACCAACTGAGCTAAAGCGGCGTCGAACGCTTGCACTTTTAACGTGAAGGGCGTCAACCTCCACAAACATTCTGACCGGATGACTTCTTTATTTAACGTGGGAAACATCCTTCCGCCACAATTGCCAGTCTCGGGATTGAACCGAGGACCTTGTGCTTGTAAGGCACCTGCTCTTCCGCTGAGCTAACCGGCATGGACCTTATGGGAATCGAACCCATCAAAAACTGCTTGCAAGGCAGCCGTATTCCCCAGCTTACTCAAGGCCCTTGGGGTGTCCGCCCGGAGTCGCACCGGGACGACCTGCTTCACAGGCAGGTGCTCTTCTGTTGAGCTACGAACACAGTGCCAGATAGTGGAGTCGCACCACTTCATTCGGGGTTTCAAGCCGACGCTCTACTGTTGAGCTAATCTGGCGAACAGCCGCTCTCGCAGCCGACTTCTTTCTTCTAGTCGAGGCCATCGCAGCCGTCAACGAGAAAGAGAAGATTTTTACACTGGGACGTCTGCACCGCTGAATTCGATTTGTAAGCCGCCGAATTTTTTAGGTTCGAGGGCTCATCCTGGAGCAGACAGTATCGGCACCGGGGATCGAACCCGGTTCTTGGCCTTGAGAGGGCCGAGGTTTACCATATAACCTATGCCGACAAAAAACGGAGCGCGCCATATTGTCCCAAGGCTGTGAGGGCCTCTTTGGTGTGGGTCGCAAATCGTCGCTCCGCGCAGTCCCGTATGCCAAGCCCTCACGCATTGGCAGAGGCGGGTGCTGCTGTCGAAAAAGCAAACGCGGGCTGCCGAGACTTTATTCACCCTGAGGTGTTTTTTGTCTCGGCAGCCCGCGTTTTTCACGGGCGGGTTATCTTCGGTCAGGGAGCGACCACGTCGTAACGTGAGCGGTTGACGAAGAGAACCGTCAGAGCCGAGCCATTGTAGCACTTGTCGATCATCGCCATGATCGGGAGGTCATGGGTGACCATCGAGTCGCGACCCTCGATTGCCGGTGTCGAGCCGGTGTAGCGGCAGCGGGGGCAGAAGAAGTAGGCCTGGTTGGGGATGCCAGTCAGGTCGACGCCCTCGCACGACTGCTCGATGGGCTGAGCACAGCGCCACTCGATGGCGAACTTTGTGCCGTTCTTGAACTTGGTGTGGTTGGCACCGTTGTCGAACTCTACGTTCAGGGTCGCATCGACATCGCGCGACTGCTCAGGGAGCTCGGCGCGATACTGATCACCGTGAACGTACTTGCCCTCTTCCATCGTGTTGGCGATCGTCAGAGAGCTCGACAGCACCTCCTCGATCTCGCCGTCGATGTAGATGATCGACTGGTGCTGAACCAGCGCTCCGAGCTGCGGCTGGACGATGCCCTGAACAGCGAAGTCCTCAGTCAGCGCCAGCGTCGACGTACCGGTGCCAGTTGCACCAACCACGATCTCTGGGCTTGCGCCATACGCCAGCACCACCGTGATGACACCGAGGGCCGAGACAGCACTCTCGACAGACAGGTCCTCAGCGATGAGCGCTGCGACGCCTGCGGCGATCGTCGTGTTGGTGTCGGCACCCGAGGCGACGAACTGGTACGCGCGACCATCGATCTCGACATCGTACTCCTGGAGGTTCGCAGCCGTGCCAGCGATGGTGATCGTGTAGGTGCGGCTGCCCAGGTTTGCCCATGCGAGGCTCGTGCGCAGATCGACGTTCTCGTTGCGCAGGTGCAGACGAGTGATCGAGGTGTCACCGGTGGCGTCGTCAGCGAGCTGGTTGACATACAGGCGGACGGTGCCGTCTGCGTTCACCATGATCGAGTTGACCTGGATGTTCGTCTCGTTCTTGATGGTGATCATCGCTGGAGACTCCAGATCGATCTGCACGCCCAGCGCATACGCCGGGACGAGCTGGACGAACTGGTCGGCCTCCTTCACGAGGATCGACGCAGCGTCAGGCGCCACGTCAGCCACGAGACGACCCGAGGCATACTCGCGACGACCCATGAACGAGGCGCTGGCTGTGAGGATCGCCTGCTGCTCGAAGTTCGTGACGAGCTGACCGATCTTCTGACCGGAGTTGGTCATCACGACCGCATCCTTGTCAGCCTCCAGCGTCAGACCTGGGGGCTGTGTGCGTCCGCCGTCGATGAAGTGAGTGAAGATCTCGTACTCATCGCCAGGGAAGTTCGCCGCATCGAGCTTGCGCAGGACCCATGCGCCCTTCTGCATACCAGCGATGACAGGGAACGTCGTGCTGTCACGGTTGATCGAAGGTGCGATGATGACAGCATCACCGACAGCCAGAGCAGCAGCGGGCAGACCCGTCGCGTTGTCAGCAGCCCAGTCAGCCTGGAGCAGCCAAATGTCGGTGCCGTTACCCGATGCAGGCTGGTCATCAGCCTGGTAGTAGCGGACGCGGACACGATTGGGACCGACATAGGCGATACCCTCTGTCGCCAGCGGCGGGTTCACCAGCAGACCACCTGGGCCTGTGATGCGCTGGAGGCGAACGCGGAGAGCAGGCGCTGCGGAGTTCGGCGAAGTGGTGCTGGAGACGCCCAGAGCGGTGATGTACGTCACGACCTGTGGGTTGCTTCGCTGGTAACGGATCGGCTGGCCGCCATCGAGATCGACGAGCGTCAGGAGGCCGTTGCTGCGGTAGACGTAAGCGATCGCAGGATCGAGCGTCGTGTAGTCCTCGTCGCCCTCCTGTGGGAAGCGGATCGGCGTCTCCTGGAGGAACTCGTGGATGTAGCGCACGAGGTTGGTGCCGACGACGGGGATCGTGGTGATGACGTTCTCGCCCTCAAGACGTGCATGGTAGCCGCCGTCACAGCGCTCAATGAGCTGATAGTCGCCCAGAGCGTTGTAGTAGAGCATACCAGCGCCATCTGGGCCGAGCTCGAACTCGACGTCGCCACCGACATCGAACGTGCCAGGCAGCACGTCGTTGCGATCGCGGAAGCCGTTGATGCCCTCGGACTCCAGGACGTTCTCTGTCGAGCCCAGCGACTCCGACAGGTGCTCCAGGCGGTGCGTCGGCTTGACGAAGACACCGAACTGGCTCTCCTGACCGAACTTGAACTGCGAGCGCGCGCCAGCCGCTGCGTTAGTGAGCTTACCCATTTGTTACACCTTGTAGGGGACCGTGGATGTGTAGTCGACCATCTCACGACTATAAGCTGCGTGAATGATGGCGGTTTGCGTCAGGAGCATCTGCTTGACAGCATAGTGTTTATCGACAACCAGAACCTCATGAATGTTTGCGCCATTGACCAGCCCGTTGAGGTTCTGGTTGCGCCGCACATGGTCCGTCAGGAACGAAGCCACTGTCATGAGATCAACTCGTGTCTGCTGAGACGTATTTGAGCTGTGAATGTACTGGATATTCACAAAAGCAAGCTGGTGAGTTCTGAAGGTGACGCCAGGGGTCTGTTGCCCGAGAGCTGGAGTATCAAACGTCACACGGTTCACCCAGACATGCAGCGAAGGGAGCGACTCGATCGGACCAACATCTGGTGCGTAGCAGTAGTTGGTCGATGGATAAAACTCCCGGAGCTCAGGGATGGACGTGAAGGCCTCCAGACAGATGTCGGTGACGTTCGCCACCAGATCCGTCATCCAGCCCTTGCCCATCCGAAGCGCGTTCTCGTTCGGAGATACAACGTGAGCCATGTGATCACCTAAAGTATTCGCTGAAGAGCGAAAATTCTCCAAGTTCTACCGCCCCCTTCAAAAACTTATTCAATTCGTCTTCAATGGATGCGCCCTCTGGAGATCTCTCTTTTGCGAACACGCGGTGGAACGCCTGGTTCTTTTTGTACTCACCGATCTCGCGCTGGTAGTCAGTGATGTTCTGCTCGATGTCAATGGCGAAGTCGAAGCCACCAGTCATGGGGTTCACTGAGCCCACGGATGTGCGACGGTAGTTCGCTGTCAGTCCTGCTCTGGCCGCGTTGGTTTGCGCGTTGAGGCGTCCTCTGCCGCCCTCTGCCTTGGACATGGCGAACAGGCGCACAAGGCCTCCAAGCTCTCGCTTGGCGCCCACAAGGGCCTTGTCGTAGGCTTTCTCAATCTGCTCTGCTGGCTCCTTGTATACTGCATTGGCGACATCAACCAGCGCATCAGCCGCGCGACGCCCGAGGATCTTTGGTGACAGCTCGACGTCCTTCTCCAGCGCATCAAGGTTGTCGATCAAGGAGCGATAAAGCTTTTTGATACGGAAGGCGACATTGTTCTTATCTCTGACCAGAGTCAGGTTCTTGACTTTGTAGTTGGAGTTGAGCTTCTCGACATCCTGCCTGATCTCAGCCAGAGCGGCAGCGTAGTGCTCGTGGTTCTTTTGATGCTCCTTGACCATCTGGAGAACGCGCGACTGAATGCGTCCGTTGGCCTGAGAAAGGTGATAGTTCATCTTTCTCAAATCAGCGTAAGTCTTGGCGATTGTATTGGTGATTTGAGAGACATGCTCTTGATATGTCTTGAGCCTTGCACCACCGCTTCGCTTGAAGACTCGGGAGCTGCGGTTCCACAGCTTGCGCTCGCGATAGAACTCTTTGATCTCGTCAGCCGGGAAGCGGATGGCTGTCGGGCCGCTCTTTCGAGCTGGCACAGCGGCCTGAGCCTCTCTGGCAGACTTGACCGCCTGACTCTGCTGGTAGCGATAGGTCCATCGCATGTCCTCGTTGTCAGTCGCAAAGATCTCGTTGAGCGTGCGCGCGAGCAGCATCATCTCATCGAGACCTGCCTCGCTGTCACGCTTCGAGGCGTTGAGGGAGCCTGTAACGGCGAGCAGGTTCTGAGGCAGCGTCTGTCCAGCTCGGACGTATGCGTTGACGTGGTCTCCCTGAGGGCTCTCAAAGCCCTGTGAAGGGTTTCTCAGGATGGGGACGAGGTTGGAGTTGACTCCGACAAACCTCTCGTCCTGGCGCACGTCCTTGCGGTCGTAGACAGCCTGGAGGGTCTGTCCATCCTTACCCTTGACGAGGAACCGCTGCTCCATCTCATAAAATAAGGTCATATCCCTTGAGAACTCTGCTGGCAAGATCGAGTAGAGGATGTCGTTGACCTTTCGCTCCATCGAATCGCCAGACCCAAAGACAAGTCGCTCTGATGTCTTGTCACCGCGTCCATAGATCGACATGGGGACGACGAGGTTCTGGATGTCAACCTGCGCAGTCTTCTTCGTGAGTCGATCGCGGATCATGCCCTCCAGGCTCTTGACCATCAGCAGTCGAGACTGTGTGGTCAACGCACGAGAATATGCTCCATCCTTGAAGATGTCGTTGACGGCAGCCTGATTGGCCCTGAAGGACACGTCAGGGATGTCGACGAACGCTGCAAAGAGCAGCTTTGAGATGGTTGAGAGATCGGTGTCATCAAAGATCGACTCCTTGGATCCGTTTGCCATGATCAGGTGAACGTCCTTCAGGATGTCCTTTGAGTCACGCGCCATCTTGCGGGACTCACCAGCCTTGCCCCTGAGATGGCGCAGCTCGACTGCCTCCTTGTACTCTCTGGAGTCCTTGTCGTATGGCGTCGGCAGGTTGGTTCCTCGGGCGTTCATGAAGTAGTATCCAGCGATGTCAACTGGATTGTTCTTGAACTTGTGAGCCAAGGTCTTGAGCTGCTGAACCTGCTTCTTCGGATCATCGTTGAACAGCTTCAGGAACTCTCCGATATTCAATGTGTCTCTGGACTTTTTGACCTTGTGAGCGTCGGCGGGAGATCGCACCATGACACCAGATCCGGTCATGGTAATGTCAATGTCCTGAAGCCACTTGGACTGAAGCACACGAGCATCCATCTCAGTCTTGAGTGTTGCAAAGGCTGCCTCTCTCTCGGCGAGCGGCGCGTCAGCCAGATCAATCACAGTCTGGATCTTATCCAGAGCGTCAGTGATCACAGCCGATCGATCCAGTCCTGTACCAAAGAGGTCACCGCCACCAGTCCCCTCTGCATCGCCAGACAGCGCCTGAACGATACGCGAGAGCGCCTGGAAATCTGGATCGACGTGCTGGGCAAGGTTCTCAGTCGCCTTCTCAAGCCCCTCTCCACCGAGCAGGTTCTGGGACATCGCTGCGAAGTAGTCGTTGACCTTGTCTCGCGTGATGAAGGCCTGACCAGACTGATCCTTCTGTGTGAAGCTGTTTGCATAGAAGCGACGATCGCCGCCACGATCCGAAGCGACCTCGAACTTTACAGAATCAAGGCGCTGTACGATCGTCTCGTACATCTCGTTGAAGCGACGAAGGTATGTGAGCTCCACAGGGAGAGTAATCACTGTGAAGGAGGTCACAGTCTGGAACGCCGAGCTCTGGATAGAGAGAAACGCCTTGAGGTCGTTGATGCCAGCCTGAACCTTGACGATGCCGTCAGCAGCGTCTTGCTTGTACTCGAAGAATTTGTTGTTGATGAGCTGGCCATGCACGTTCGCACGGTGAGCGCTGATCACAATACCAAACTCGTTCTCAAACACAGCTCGGATCGCCTTGGGGCTGACAGAGCTGAGCGGATCTGTCGCGTGCGACTTGACCTTCTTGGCCAGATTCGCAAGCTTTCGATCAATGCCCTGGAGGCGGTTCTTGATCGCCGTCTCCTTCGAGGCACTTGTAGACTTCGAGGCACTGCCAGCCTTCTTAGCCATGATCGGGATCCTCTGTAAGGCAGGTATCGGGGCAAGGGTAGATCTTCTTGAAGTCACATGGTGACAGCATACGTCGAGTGTTCCACTCTCTTACCAGAGTGAGCATGTTGTCCTGGAGCTTGTCTCCAATCGCTCTTGTCGATGGAGGAAGCCTTGTCTTGTGGGCGATGTAGGTGGCGAGCGTTCGCAGCGCGGTTGCCTTCCATCGCTCAGAGAAGTGCGCCTGACCATTGCCAGTCTTATCCGCAACCTCAGAGGCAAAGACACCCGAGTAGATGTAATACGCCGACAAGAACTCGGCGACCATCTTGATCGCTGGCGGGATGTCTGGCGATACGAACAGACGGTCCTCACCTGGCTGGAGGTAGTGTAGACGACCTCCAGCGCACATGTTGTCGATGTCGATCTCGGTGTTCTCCAGGAAGTATTCTGCGTCGTCGTTCGAGATGTCAACCTCGAAGTCGATCTTCACGACAGATCCTCTCTGGAAGGTGCCGATCCATGCCGTACTCGGGATCGTGATGAGCCCCTGGTAATCAAAAGAGGCGCCGATGGAGCCCGAGCCGTAAAGGATCTGGCGCTCATCGTAACCATCCAGCGTCCATCGGTTGTGGTATACATCGAAGTCTGTCGGCGAGCTGAAGACAATCTGGAGCTGCACTCGGCCCGCCAGCGATGAGGCATAGGTCAGGACAGCCCAGTTGAAGCCGCCAACAAAGTCCGTCGCGCCCTTCTGGTTGTTTCGGAACTGATTGCCCGCTGCGACGTCAGCGCGCATCTCGACTGTCACTCGCTTGAAGGCGTTCTCGCTAAAGCGAACACCCTCGCGTCCCGAGGAGCGAAGGATCTTCTTTACGTCGTTCAACGTGCAATATGTAGGCATTACTGATCACTCCATTGCCAGACAGCGAATGTTGCCGCGCATACAGCGAAACCCAGCGCCTGGTTTACCTGGGTCTTCTCGAAAAAAGGCTGCTCCCTCTGAGCGAGCTTTGAAAGCTCTCGGTGAGCCTGTCGCCTGTCTTCGACGCAGACAGAGAGATCTTGTTTACGATCAGCCGCCAGCTCACTGAGCTTCTCGATCGCGATGCGCTGCTGATCGATGATGTCTCGCTGATATGGCATCTTGAGACGACACTCGGACAGCTCGCCTTCTCGCTCCCTGGCCTTGTCCTCACTGACAAGGACGTAGATCTCGCCGTCCAGCTCAACGGCCAGTGGGACGATACCCTTGTCGTCGTACACGTCTTTATAGATGCGCTTCTTTGTGTCGGCGTCGGCTGCAAAAGCCAGAAGGGTCGTGACGACCACTGCCGTCACGACCCTCACTGTATCAATCTTCATTTGTTGAGAGCCTCGCTGATCTCTCGTGGGGTCATCCCCCGCACCCTCGCTCGCCGCTCATTGTCGAGTCGCACCATGTCGAGCTCTTTCTCTGCGACTCTGGCGAGCGCCTCCTCGGCCTGAGCCTGGACCTTGCTGTCGCGTTGCTCGATGACGATCTGCTCGCGAACAAGGATGTCATCAAGCTTCTTGTCTCGATACTGGTCCAGCGTCTCTTTGTACTTCTCCTGCTTGGAGCTTGACCCAAAGCCGCGCGCGACGTAGGCCAGGACTGCACAGAAGGCGAACAAGACAAACCAGCGGATCTGGCCCCAAAGGGTCTGGATCTGTTCTGTGTCGATCATAGCGGATTCTCCGGCTCGTCGTAGCTCTTACCAGTGGATGCCTCAAGACGCTGGAAGGTCTTGTCGATGGCCCACTGGATGATGCCTTTGAGGGCGTTGTAAGAGAAGGAGACCAGCGCCGCGAGCACCAGAGAGTGCTTGACAATCGTCTGCCAGTCCTGCCCCGTAGAGGTCAGCAGGTGCATGGCAAACGATGCGACGAGGCTCGACATTGTCAGGAAGGTCTTCTTTGCTCCAGCATGGACCTTCATGTCGAACAGGCTCCTCAGGATCGACACCGCCATCAGAACAGGAAGCCCGAGGATGGGATCGAAGCCGAGGATTGCTGTGAGAGCCTTCTGAAGCTCTCCTAGCTGAGAGAGGTAGCTGAGGATGGTTTCCATTTTTTACTCCCCCTCTCGAAGAGGGTGTCAGTCGCCCTTGGGGCTGTCATCACTGTCTGCGGCAGCCTCCTTGCGGGGACGGCCTCCCTTGCGCTTCGCTGGCGCCTCAACCGCATCGAGCTCAGGAGCGGGGTCAGCCGCCACCTGAACGGGCTCCGGGGCATCGACGAGCCGTGGCTCGCTCACTGTGCCCTGTGGGCGCGTCTTCGGCCCCTCCATCTCAAGCTTGAGACGGGCCAGACGGGCCTCCTCCTCTGCCACCACATGCGGGACGCCGTGGGCCAGATCCTCGTTGCGGCGCCTCTCGATTGCCAACAGGTCAGACGGCGAAGGCTTGTTCAGATTCGGGAAGCGATCCTCCAGGGTCTGGTGCTTCACGTCCTGGAGATCGGCCTCGTCACAAACGAGGATGCGGGTGCGCTTGTTGATCTCTGCTGCGCTCTGAGCGACGTGCGACGCCGCAACAGGGATCCCGCGCAGGATCTGATCATAGCGCGGGTGATCTGGTCTGATGACATCACCGATCTTCAGGTTGCAGCCTGCGACGATCAGGTTCTTGCCAGCGAGGATCTGAATGTACTTCTTGCTCATTTACATGCCTTTAGACAGATAAGGGGGCGCCGAAGCGCCCCCTGGGTTAGACTCGGGCCTCAAGCTCAGTAGAAGAGCTCACAGACCATGTGCGCGTTGCCGACGTTGAGGCGAGGCAGCATGTTGATACCCATGAGGGTCCACAGCATCTTCGTCTCCTTGTCGAGCTCATCGATCGTCTGCATGAACAGGCCAGGCTTCGGATCGCGCTGAGCGCTGGTGATGGAGTCGAGCGCGCGGGTCGACACGATCTCCAGCCAGTTCTCGCGGAGCTCGCCGTCAGGCTGCGCCTCCAGACCGAGGTCGAAGGGAGCCTCTGGGTTGGTGCCCAGGATGACGCCGAGGCCCTCGGGCACCGTGTACTTGTTGACGTGGACGTCGTCACCGATCGCATACGCGAGGGTCGTCACGCCAGTCAGCGTCAGGGTGCGGCCAGAGACGGACGCGATCTCAACGATCTCGTTCGCGCCGTCCGAGATGCGGACCAGACGAGCCTGATCACCAGCAGCCCAGTCGTAGGGGTTCTGGACGGTGACCGTCGAAGCGCCAGCCGACACTGTCGCCGTGATGTACGTCACGCTTGGCAGACGGTCATACGACTCCACGATCTCCAGGTCGCCGATGTAGTCGCGGATGAACGCCGCGACAGACGGGTTGTTGCCGCTGAACGCCTGGTAGTTGTTCACAGCGAACTGCTGGAAGAAGTCGTGCGTGCGCAGCTTCATCCATGTGCTGTTCGGGAGGAGCAGCTTCGACGGGGTGTAGTCCGAGTGCTTGCGATAGTGGTTCGTCCAGTTCGCGATGTCCTCGACAACCTTGGCGTTGGCGTTGTCGTCCCACGAGACCTGGGCCTGCACCTCGAAGTCAGGCGAGTGGTTCAGGTAGTCCCACTGGACCGACTGACCAGCCGTCTTGAGCTGACCGACCACGCGGTTGTAGAAGATCACGTCACGGATCATCTGCTCCTTGCGGACTGCCAGACGATACATGAGCTTGCGCTCCTTCGCTGCATGGAGCTCATCGAGCGCCGTCAGGGCGTCATAGGTGCCGACCTTACGACGATCGTAGATCTCGATGTGCGAGGTGCCGACCTTCTCCTTCCAGACGGGGATCTCGGACTCGACCTTGCTGCGACGATTCGATGTACGAATCGCGTCAGCCATCGCTCCGATACTCGACAGCGGTGTCATACCACCGAAGTCTTGCATCACGATTTCCATCTCGATGCGGTCCTTGTCGTACTGGTTGACCGGGATCATCGGCGAGAACAGGAAGCGTGGGTTGAACGCCTGCCAGCGCTGCATGATGCCGTCGATATTGTCGGTGCGGAAGTGTGGGGCGTTGATCAGAGCGCTCATTTATTCACCTTGTCTGCCACTTGGGCTTTGAAGACTTGTTGGTTGTACTGCCAAAGGGCGCCTTGCGGCGCCCAGTTAATGTCAGCCGATGCTGTCGAGGTTGGCGTTCGGGACGAACGTCAGGTTCTTGGCATCTGCGGTCACGAAGCCCGAGCCCACCAGGAGCTGAGCGAGCGACACGGGACCGGAATACTGGACACCGGCCTCAATGTCGTTGGACGAGCCGTAGCGCGTCAGGTCGATGTCATACTGCAAGACCACAGCGTGCTCCTCGTTCGCGCGACCATCGACGGCGGACGAGTCGAAGTGGGCGTACAGGCCCGAAGCGCTGATGCGTGTCAGGACGAGGCCTGCGCGCAGCGTTGTGGTCGGCGTGTGGCCACCGACTGCATCAGCAGCGACGCTGGCGTCGATGAAGACGGTGCAGGTGCCGCGCTCGTTCTGATTGGGGACGACGCCGTAGCGCTCGATGCTGACTGCCTCAGCCGTGTTTGTGCGTGCCATTCATATCACCTTGTCATGGGCGCTATGGCGCCCTGTTGTTTCTTGAGAAGACCGAGGTAGGATCAGTACCAGGGGTTGATGCCAGGCTCTGCGGGACGGCCCTTGAGGCTCGAAGCCTTCACAGGAGGCTCACCCGTAGGAGCGGCCTGCTGAGGCGCGACCGGCGCGAGCACCTTCTTCTGGAAGTTGCCCTTGTCGTCACAGCGCTGCCAGAAGCTGACAGGGATCTCGGAGGCCTGGCTGAACTTCTGACCGTACAGCTCCTCAAGCCACTGGCGGTTCGCAGAGAACATCTGCGTCTGCTGCTCAGCGCTGAAGCGGGTGCGGAAGGTGTCAGGCTTCGACGGATCGAGCGGGGTGACCTCGCTTGCCTTGACCTGCTCTGGGGTCGGCGCAGCCACAGGGGTGACCTCAGCGACCTTGGTCTCATCCACAGGCTTGCCGAGACGAGCCTCGTTGGGCAGCGAGTCGAAGATGGCCTTGGCCAGATCCTTCAGCTCAAACTGCTTGTCGCCGGTGACCGTCGAGAACTTCAGGGTGTGCGCGTCGGGGTGGACCGAGAGCAACAGCTCGCTCATGGCCTTGATTGGCGCCTCGTGGTGACCATCGGTGCGCAGCGCCTGAGCGAAGAGATCGATGCTCTGCTGATAGCTGAGCTGCGCGTTCTCCATCGCCTTCTTGCGGAGCTCGACCTGCTCAGACTCCAGACGGGCCTTCTCGGTCTGGAGCATCGAAGCCTTGGCTGTCTGCTCGCGGGCGAGGCGGTCGTTGGCGATCGAGAGCTCCAGCATCTTGCGATAACCAGCGATCTGCTTCTGGTCCTCGACATCGGTCGAGAAGGTCGCCGAGAGCTCGTCCATCTTGGCGAGCTGCTCTGCCGGTGTTGCGAGGGCGCTGAGCGTCACGAACAGTTGCATGAACTTCATCTTGTCTTCCTTCTCTTCTGCTGGCGTGGCCAGGGGGTCAATGTCGTTTTTTGACAAATTGACCGGGGGGTTATTCAAATCGTTGCCAATAGGCGGGTTGATGGGCTCGCTGGCCGCGACGTCGCTGTACTCTTCGTCCTCATCATCACCAGGCTCCGGCTCAAGGTCCGGCATCTCATCTTCGTCGCCCTCCTCCTCGTCACCCGGATCAGAAGCCTTCGCCGCGCCCTTTGGCTTGGAGCTCTTCTTGTTCTCGCGAACGAACGTGACGAAGTCGGATCCATCGTCGATACCGACGAGACCAGACATCTCGACAGGAGCTGCGCCATCTACCGAGAGGCTGATGGGCGCGAGGTCCGGGATGAACGGACGGTTTGTGAGTGCTCCTGACAACAGACAATACCCCTTCGGATCTTCCATCTCGTACTCAGAAGTGTCATCTTCTGGGCTGATCTGTCTGCTGCGGCGCACCTTCTCCTGGCTTTGGTACTGGAGCGCCATCTCGACGCTGAAGAACTTGTAGCGACGGTCCTTGACCAGCGCGTAGCCGAGCGAGTTCAGATTGACCTTGCCGACCAGCACATAACAGGTGCGCGCCACGCCATCAGGATCGGTGTACGTCTTGTTGCGGATGTAGAGCGCGTCGTCTGCATCATCGAGCCACGCCACCGCACCCACAGAACCTGGGTTGTGATCCAGATCAAACGAGAGTGGGGTGTGCGGACGGCCAGCGTTGCGGTTGTCGACGATCTGCTGGAGCTGCTGACGACCGAGCTTGATCTCTCGCCACCAATACTGGTAGACGCCTGTGCGGAGCATCTCGATCTCAACCGGATACGTCTCGCCAGGGTTGATGGAGAGTGGTGCGTCGTCGGGGAGCTGGATGCCGCCCTTGTTGAGCTGCACAATGGACTTTGGCCCCCTGGCTGGTCCCTTGCGCTTGTCCTTATTCATACCCATCGTCACTCACCTTCCGTGATGTCTTTATCTTTTGCGTCGCGGACTCGATCACGCTTTTGAGGCGTCCGCTTGTCTGGATCGTTGGAGGCTTCGTTGCGCTGATCCTGGCTCTGAGCAGCCTGCTTGGCTTGCGCCTGAGCCTGCTGCTGCTTCTCGGCTTGCTTCTGCTTCTCAGCCTCAATGGTCGAGCTGGAACGCTCCTCAAGCTGAGAGAGCTGGCTGCGGAACGGAATCCCGAGGTCGCTGCACATGGCCTTGATGTCCGGCATTGCGTCAGCCATGTAGCCAAGAGCCGCATAGCTCGACTGAATCTGCATGGACGACTTGAGGATCTCCTTGATCATCTTGGATCTACCAAGACTATTGCGATCGATCTCAAATTCAACTTCGTCAATACGCTTCGGTCCGAAGTTGTAGGCGATGATCTGGTTGACGACGTCAACACGGACCACCTGCTCGATCTGATCGACGATGTCCTCGACCGTGATCATGACCAGATCTTCCTTCGCATCGAGCTCAGAGAAGTTGGACTTGCCGACAAATGCACCGAATACACCGAGAGACTGGGCCTTCTGCTTCTCCAGAAGATCCAGCACTGTCATATAGTTGCTGACATCAGCATTCGAGATCTCAAGGAACTTGATGTTCCAGAGCGGCTCGCCAGACTTCTCGTCGCGCTCGCTCGGGAGAGCGACTGCCTTGTTGGTCATCGCCTGCTCAAGGATGTCCAGCGCGATCTCGTCATTCTGGCGTGGGCCATCAGACGTATCGGTCTCGCCCGGTGGGAACTCGACGACTACGGGCGGATCACCGGTCTTGGCGAGCTTTTGCAGGAGCGCGATCATCGTCGCCCCGAAGTAGAACCAGGGCTTGTAGGCGCTCTTGTATCGAGAGTTGCCCCAGACACCAGAGTAAGTCCTGTCGAGAGCAAACCAGACAAGCTGGTGCCGCCAGAACGTCTCATTGGTCATGCCCACGTTCTGCTCGACGCGGACGATCTCATCAGCCACTGTGTCAAGGTAGAACCTGAAGCGATTGTTCGGGTTCAGGGTCTTGATCTTCTCAGGGTATACCATGTAGCCCTGATAGATGATCTCCTTCTCCTGAGATGACTTGTCAGTCAGGGTCACCCGCTTTCTGCCCCAGACCTTCTGAGAGAACATGAAGCCGTTCTTCAGGCCCTCTCGGACCATGTCTCGAATGAGCTGAGCGAACACAGGCTCCAAGGCTGCTCGGACGACAGCGGCGACGCGAGGGTCAGAGCTGCGCACACGGAAACCAAGCTTGCTGATGAAGCCCACGATGATCTGAGTTGACAACCGGATGGTGTCATCATCGATCATCTCATTGTAAGTGTAGAGATCGTAGCGGAGAGGGTTGTAGATCTCCAGCTCGGGCTCACTGGTGCCACGATTGTTGACAGCGCGCTCGCGCATGTCAGACGGCTTGGGATCGTTGAGATCGTAAGCCGTCTTCTTGACGACTCGCTTCTTGCGAAGCAAACCGTTCGGGCTCATGGCATCAAAGAGGGCATCCATTGGACCCTTGACGTCACGATCGCCGGAGACGCTGACGAAGTGATTCGTCGCGACCTCCGGGGTGAGCCAGCTCTGCGAGCCACAATACAGGCTCAACAGCTTCAGATCATTTTCTTGCATAGCTCACCTACTGAAGGGGTTCTTTAGGCCTTGACCATGAATTTGGGGCGCCAAGCCACCGGGGCTTTTACCGAGAGGAGTTGCGAGGACCGCATCCAGAGGGCCTGCTTTGCGAGCAGGTTTGCCGAAGATGTTGGGCTTCGTGTCTCGTTCTTTCTCGATCTGAGGCCTGAAGATGTTGCGACTCACCGTCAACCTCTGCGCTGAGGCCTTTGTTCCAGCCAGGCTGGCAAACATCAACGCCCAGGCGATGTCTGAGTGGTGACGAACCTTCTCGTCAGCCTCATACACGACCGTCTTGTTCGCGCGGACCTTTCGCTTGATCGCGTAGAGCTGATCGACCGTCTCCTTGTCGAAGAAGATGCCGATCGTCTGATGCTCCATTCGGATCTTGAAGTTTGTGGCGAGCAGCTCCTTCTTCTTGGCGGTGCCGCCCATCTGCCACTCTTCCACGTTGCTGCGGTAGCGTTTCTTCAGATTTTGAGCCATCTGCATACCGATGCCGGTGGCGTCGATATTGAGCTTTCGGATGATGCCGTAGCTCATGAGCTGCATAAGCTTCGCCTCTTGCTCCTTGAGCAGAAGGCCATCAAACTTCTCTCTCAGGCGCTCGATCTGGAAGGTGGCGCCGTCTGGCATCCTGAACTCCTCCAGGACGACCAGCACAGCGCTGTGGTGCGTCGCGCCCACGTCGTAACCAGCATACAGGTATCTTCCAACAATACCCTGGTGAACCCCGAGCAACAGATCCTCGATGCGAGTATAGCGCACCCTGTTGATGCCAAGCAGGTCGATCTGGCCAGACATACCCTCCTGCATATCGTCGAAGACCTGCTCAGCCGTCATGGCCGCGCCAGTCTTTGGATCGATCCAGTCGTCCTGATCATCGGGCTGGTAGTCAGTCTCCATATCGGTCGGCAGATCGAACATGCAGTCGAAGATGAGCTCCTTGTGGAAGAACGCAGCCTCCTCATCAAGGAACTCGCCCTCAAACTCCTGGCGGAAAGAGTCTGTGCTGATGGCCGCACGCCACTGCTTCTTGAGGATGTCGCTGCCAAATGCCTCGACGCGCTCCTCGGTTGTCATGTGCTCGGCCTGCTCAGCCGCAAGCGCCATGCCCTCTGGGCTCGAATCCTCAAGGTAGATTCGACAGTTCCACCAGTTGAGGTGCATACGGTGAAAGTCTGGATACTGCGACTCAAGAGACAAGATGTCGTGGTACAGTCCACCCTTGCCGAACGGCGTAGAGATGATGTCCATTGTACCGCGAGTCTGGCCGAGAGCAGGAACCGCCGACTCGTAGATGGTGTTGGCGAGCGTGAAGAACGCGAACTCGTCGAACAGGATCTTGTTGGCGGTCAGACCACGAATCGGCTTCTGGGCGTGGCTCATGATGCGAGCCTTGGTGCCGTTTGATGGGTTGATCCACTCGATCATCTGGAGGGGGTCGCGGCTGATCGGCTTGCGGAACTCGGGCGGCAGACAGTCCATAATCTGCCGCACATAGTTGATCTTGTTGATCGCCTCTTCCTTTTTATAGGATACAAAGATAGCCGTGAAGGTCGTATTGCTCATCATCGCGACGATGAAATACTTCACGGCAGCGGCGAGGCTCAGACCGACCTGGCGAGGCTTGTTGGTGATCATCCCCATCACAAGATCGAAGTAGAAGCGCTGATAAGGCTCCCACTCCCATTTGCGCCCGAGGCGGTTCATCCGGTCGAGCGCCTCCTGATCGAACAGGATGTCAGCGAAGTCAGACTCGCTGTCAGCGATGTGCTTGACGATCTTTGGTAGATCCTGCTTCTCGATCTGCCTTGGCACAACGATCAGCGGCCCATGCGCCGTAGACTCCAGGATGCCTCTGCGCGTGGGTTGTCTGCCTCCGGCCTCCCCATCCAGGCTCTCGATCACTTTGCTCTGGATGATCTTGCTCATGTTACGCTCGCCAGCCGTGGCCAAAGTAAGGGCGGCAGCTCTTGTCCATGCCCTTCTTCGCAAGCTCATACTTGCGCTCGGTCGGCTCCATGTCGACAAGCGCGCTGTCCTTGCTCATGGCGCCCTTCTTCTCGACAGGCTTGTCAGAGGCCTTCAGAGGGGCTGGAGGCAGTGGGTTGGTCTCTTCCATCAGGCCGAGCTCTGCAACCGCTCCTGGAGCGTCTACGGCGGTCTCAGCCGCATCGTCGAGCAGCAGCTCAAAGTTGATAGGGGTCAGATCGTCTTGATCGCTCATTTCGGGCCTCTCGTGGTCGTCTTGGTCTTGATTGTGACTTCCATCAAATCTTCGGTGGAGTCTTCATCTGAGTCAATGATGGCGTCGGGCATACCGAGCTTCTGGCGGTCGAGCACCTGCTGGCGCCCCTCTGCACGTCGGGCCATCTGCTTCTTGTAGTCAAACAGCTCGCCGATCGGGTTCGACTGCTTCTCGACCTCTCCGCGCAGCAAGCGCTTCTCGAAGTCGGCGCGGCGCTGAACGGTGAGCTCGTAGTTGGAGCGGATCTTCTCGGTCATGTCCTGGAAAGACATCACCGTCTCGGACTCGATCTCGGTCGGCATCATGAGGCGCGTGGACTTGTTGATGGCCTCAAAAGCTCTGACGGTGTCCTTGTAAGACGCCATGCGAGCGAAGCGGTCCAGATACGCCTGCCTTGCTGCTGCATCGGGCAGCCCCTTGTAATGCTCCATGTCCGGCTCGTCGAAGCGGCTCTCAAGCTCGACAGCCTGCTTCTCATACAAACGATAAGTCGTCTGCTTCGCTCGCTCCATGAACTCACGATCGGACACGACCTCCTCGGTCAGCGCTTCGATGTAAGCCTTGCAGTGTTTGTTTTTGCGCCACAGGCGGATGCTGGTGTCTGGCACCCCGAGGAGGCGAGACAGATCGTCGTCTGACAAAGAGGTCGTTCGGACCATCATCTGGCAGAACTGGCGCTGCTTCAAGTTCAGAGAAGCGCCTGGAGCTTGCTGTGGTAGTGTTGGGATCTTGCTGGCCATGCGGACCTCCTGAGCCGTGTTTGACAGCAAACATCGGAGTTCATTTATATTTGTGGGCTGATGTACGGCGGGAGGGGGGCAGCGGAACTGGGGGAGGTGGTCTTCCTTTCAGTTCAATTATCACTTCAAGATACTGCCGCAGGCTGTTTCCCCGTCAAAACCGCATCGTAACTTTCCCTTTAACATCGCGAAAACCATGTCAAAACTGTCTTCAGAACGAGCCTCTGGTATATGCGCTCCACGAAGTGGAGTGCGTATACCCTTTTTTTCGTAGAAAAAAAGAATAGTTAATAGATATAATAGTGGGGCGGAGCCGTTCTATTAAATTTGTAAAGTCGCCCATAAGAAAATGGGACGTTGGCGTTAGGCATCGAAGATAACGCAGTGAATGGTGCGTTTTATTTCCTCGGCATGAGACAATTATTTGACATGTCACTGTGTACCGATGGCTCAGAGCCGCAACATAAACTAGCCGGTACACACCTATCGTTTTGATTTTACTACCGAAGAATTTTTTTGGCTTGAGGCGTGTACCGGGCGTGTGTCGACGTGCCCGGTACACGCCTATCGTTTTGTTTTATTTGATGTTTACAACACGAAGAAGGAGCGAGTACCGGGCATCACCCATGTTTCTTTATGGATCGAGTTTGTATATAGAAAGAAAGGCCTAACCCCCCGGTACACACCGCTCGACTCAGAGAATAATAGATTTGATCTCATACGTTTAAGTGTGTACCGGGTGCGCCGACACACACCCGGTACACACTTGCGGAATCTTCGGGAGGTTCTCTCGCCATCATAAAGAAAACATTATATTTTACATTGATTTAAGTGTGTACCGGGCTGCGTTTGGAGTACCAGGATCGACCCCCGGTACACAGGAACAAGGGGCAGGCGCCCGCTGTTGGACAAGAAACCCAACGACCACGAGGTCAAAGATGAGCGATGCCAATGACTGGGCCTTCATGCTGAAGGAGCCCACCATCTCTAAAGTGCAAGATCTTATTGTGATTTTGCAGTACGCAGTGTCCCTGTATCGCGATGACGCGAGCAACCCGATGAATGACCCGACCACCCTGTGCCTGATCGCCAGAAAGGCCAGGAAGGTGCGGTGGAACCACCCTCGTGTTAAATTTATTGATCTGCCATCTCACAGCGCAAGTCATGATCCTGGTGAAAGAAAAGCAACGATCGACTACTGGGTCACGACGATCCAGCGGTCGATTGACGAAGTTCTCAGTTGCCAGACCGACCGTGATGCGGCTATATGGCTGGAGCGTCGCATGAGCGACGAGGAACGACTGGAGCAGCTTGACCGATGGCAGGTCAGCGAGAAGAAGGTCGCCTCCACGCTGAAGCGGATCGACGCCCTCGTATTACAGCGATACCTGCTAAACCATAATAAAAACAAGAATATCTAGGAGCGCTATGACATCCGAAGAGCCAATGAACGACCGCCGCCTCGCGAAGCTCACCTCGATGTGGCACAAGGTCGGCCAGCCAACATCGACACCAGAAGGGATGATGAAGCTGCTGCTGCTCAAGGGCTCGCGTCAGAATGATCTCTATATCTGGGATGAGAAGCTTGAGACCTACATCTTCTGGGATGCCAAGGACGATCTTGAGGGGGCGCTCAACTCCTTCTGCCCCACGATCTTCTACGGCGTGAAGTCATGGTACGAGGATGGCGGCTTTGGCATGTCGTTCAAAGAGGTCTCGACCCGCTTCATGACCCGCATGAAGAAGTTCAACATGCAGATGATGAACTATGGCAGCCATGTCGATCTTGAGAATCGAATCGCAACAATCTCGGTGCTCGCGCCCCAGCGCTTCAAACCCAAAGAGCATCGCGACGTCGCCGAGTGGCTCTTGGCGCTGCTCGGGGATCAGCAGATCGAGTATGGCCTGAATTGGCTCGCGGGATCCGTTGATCTGAGCCGTCCCATCTGCGCCATCTATATCGCTGGCGCCCCCGACGTTGGCAAGAACCTGCTCGCAGCGGGCCTCTCTGCAATGTTTGGTGGGTTTGCAAACTGGAAAGAGGTGGCGCTCAACTTCCAGAGCATGATGGGTCAGACCCCGATGATCTGGGCGAACGAGAAGATGGAGAAGCCAAAGTTCGCCGATCTGCTCGACGTCATGCGAGATCTCATCGGCACTGATCAGATCAGCCTGGAAGAGAAGAACCGCCAGGTCTACAACCTCACAACCAACTACCGTCTCGTCATCACAGCCAACAACGAGCGGCTGGTCAAGGCGCTGGGCAGCTACAACACTGATGACTTGAACGCCGTCAAACAGCGTATCGGCTACATCCAGTGCTCTGAGAACGGCAGGCACTGTCTGGCAAAGCTCGCAGAGCAGCAGAGCCTCACGCTCAACGAGCTCACGACGAGCTTCGCCAAGTACAAGATTGCAGAGCACGTCCTCTGGCTCGCGAAGACGCGGGTGCTGCCCAACGCAGGCAATCAGCGCTTCATCGTCCGTGGCTGGCAGAACCAGGTCACAGACAGCCTGGAGTTCAAGTCGGGCAACATGCGCGCGCTGGCGCAGCTCATCTATCGTCTTCTGCGGACCCCAGGCGCAAGAGGCGTGATTCGGAAGCAAGGTCAGATCTGGGTCAACGTCGGCTGCTGTCAGGAAGAGTGGGACCTGTACATGCCGAAGACGATCGCAAAGGGCGTCGACTGGCTCAAGATGTCGGAGATGGTCCAGATGGTTCAGGCCGAGAAGAAGCGGATGAGGCCACCAGTGCCAGACTCCGTCTCAGCGCGCAGCATCGCGGCTGTCAACTACTACCGTCTCAAGAGTGAGACGATCAAGATGATCCTGACCTGCAACGGATTTGATGACGAGGAAGCCGAGGCGATCATCAACGACGTCGAGCTCGCAGAGGACGCTGATGTGGTGGCTGATCTTGCCCCTATCGAGGTCGGAGCAGTAGAGACGATGGTGCGCGAGCCCGAGGAGATCGACATCGAGAACTGCCCGTTGGAGCAGCTCAAAGCTCACGTTGAGACTTTGAGAGCAGACCACGCTCAGGAGACCAAGTTCAGCAGCAAGGTCACAAAGAAAGCCCGGTATGACAGAGCAAACCTTGTCCTTGGTCAACGAACCAAGCTGGCAAAGATTCAGGCGGTGACAGGATGAGAGTGACAGTGTTGAGTATGCCGCCCTCGCAGGTGGTGATGGATACCATCTGCGAGGTCATCGAGATGAAGATCGTGAAGGGCGGCAGCAAGTATGCAAGCCTTGGCCCGATGAGCTCTGACCAGCTCATCGAGAAAGTGTTCGTGGACGACATGCCCGATCCAGTACCCTGGACGAGCTTCTTCAAAGAGCACTTCAGCACCTTCCAGACAGTGCTGACATCCCGTCAAATTATTGGCATGACACAAGAAGGACTCTTTTATGTTGCACCCGAGGCTCATGGGCGCTATATAGAGAGGGTCGTCAAGGTTGGCGAAGCTGAGCAGATCGAGTATGAGTATCTGCTGCGAACAGAAGAGCCAGCCGAGATCAGCAGCCATGAGCCTGCGCGCACGAGAGCGTGGCGCTGGTTTACAAAACTCATCAGGAAGAAGACATGAACGAAATCAAGAACTACCATGCCCACATCTCGATGCTTCAAGACAAGCACGTCGATCAGCCGATCTTCAACGGCGGATATGTTCGTTACGTCGAGCACCACGGCTCAGACCAGCTCATCGCCAAGGCAGCCCGCACCTCGTTCGCCCGAGACGAGTACAAGGACGACGCCGCCAATGAAGGTCTCATCGACTACCTGGTCCGCAACCACCACGGCAGCCCGCTGGAGCTGCCAGGCATCACGGTTCAGATCAAGGTGCCGATGCAGCTCAAGAACCAGCTCATCCGCCACAGGACAGCTCGTCTGAACGAGAGCAGCCTGCGCTACATCGAGCACGACGGCACGTTCTATGTGCCCGACTACGACCAGTGCTGCCACCAGTCGTCGACCAAGAAGCAGGGATCTGGCGATGAGATGTCGCTGGAGATGGCGACTGCTGTGCAACAGATCATCATCGATCAGTGTGAGGCGGCCAACGCCACATACGCTCGTCTCCTGGCGCCGCCCTACAACATGGCCAAGGAGCAGGCTCGCGGCGTCCTGACGCTCAACCACTACGTCACGATGGTCTGGCAGATGGACATTCGCAACATGCTCTGGCTGCTGCGACTGCGCCTCGATCACCATGCACAGGGACCGATCAGGCAGTTCGCTCGCCTGCTCGCCAACATCGTTGAGGATCTGTTCCCGATGACCTACAAGGCCTTCGACGAGCACATCCTCAATGGCATGACCCTGAGCAAGAGTGACATCCAGTATCTGGCTGATAACGACTGCAATATCAAGACGGCCCACCTGCGGATCCTGGAGGACATCAACCTGATGAAGACCTACAATCCCAACAAGCCAGTGCCTGGTGTGCTGCTGGAGCGGGCCGCCAAGTTTGAGCGCATCGTGATGCTGTGGCAGGATGGTCCAGCCGATGACGCTGACTGATAGCGAGGTCGTGGCGCTGGTCAAGATGATCGGCGCCACGAACTTCGATGCGATCGTGCTCGTGTCTCAGAAGCTGCTCACGACGTATCCCAATCCAAATAAACGGCACGCCGTCTTTGTTGAAAAGCTGCTGACGATGTCAGCGCTGCACACCCAGTATATTCAGGATCGACAGTCCCTGTCGCCTGACGAGCTCGCCAGAAAATGGAGTTAAAAAAGATGCGCAAGAAATTTGCGACCGACACGAATGTGCTGCTGCTCGATCCGGATGCGATCGAGCAGTTCGTTGGGAATGACGTCTACGTCTTCCTGAAGGTGATCGAGGAGTGTGACACCAAGAAGAAGGGTTCGACTGCGCTGGCACACGCTGCCCGCACAGTCACTCGCAAGTTCAAGGCATGGGCTCAGTCTGTCCCCTCGATCAAGGACAGCGTCGGCAATCCAGTGCCGATCGAGCTCCCTGGCGACATCCGTGTGTTCTTCTACGATGGTCGCCAGCCCCTGTGGCGAGATGGCCAGGCACTCTCTGAGCAGAGCGATCTGTCAGGCGACAACACGATCCTTGAGCAGCTCAACGCCCTGACCTCCCTTATCCGAGAGCAGACCCGCGACGAGGCGCGCGAGCAGATGAAGACATGGGACGGCTTCTATCCTGAGCCGATCCTCGTGACCAACGATGCGGCGCTCTACGTTCGCGCGAAGTGCCTGGGTTTCCAGGCTGAGGGCTATGAGAGCGGCAAGGCAAAGACGCCCGAGCTGTTCGAGCCCATCAAGCAGATGCCGCTAACCTTCGATCCGCATCCGCTCTTCGAGGGCCAGACGGTCTACTCTGACGACGTCAAGATCCTGAAGAACGAGTATGCGATGCTCGGTGGCGAGTCCGAGGGCGCGACCTCAGTTCTGATCAAGGGCGTTGGCAACGACCACTTCGTCAAGACCCGCTTCTTCGAGAAGAAGAAGGTGTATGGCATCAAGCCGATCAACCGGGAGCAGAACTATGCGCTTGACGCGCTGCTCGATCCCAACATCAAGATCGTCGCGCTGACCGGCAAGGCAGGCACTGGCAAGAACCTGCTGGCGCTGGCAGCAGCCCTCCAGCAGACCGTTGAGCCAGGTGCCATCTACGACCGTGTGGTCGTATCGCGCACCCCGGTATCGACGGGCCGCGAGCTCGGCTACCTCCCTGGTGACATCGACGACAAGATGGCACCCTGGATGCGAGGTGTGCTTGATGCGGTAGAGCTGCTGCACAACTTGAGCGCTCCGAAGACCAAGGGCGGCAAGGATCCGGAGCACCGCACAGGCGCCAAGGTGTGGCAGGACCTCGTCGACATCGGCAAGGCTGCCATCGAGTCGCCCGAGCACATTCGTGGCGCGAGCATCGCTCAGACCATCTTCATCATCGACGAGGCTCAGAACATGACGCCTCACGAGATCAAGACGTTCATGAGCCGAATCTCAGAGGGCTCCAAGATCGTGTTCCTCGGCGACCCCTGGCAGATCGATAACGACTACCTCGACATCGAGAGCAACGGCTTGTCGGTGATGATCGACAGGGCCAAGCAGTCGCCAGCAGCTCGTGAGCTGTTCGCCCATGTGCATCTTGAGAAGACCGAGCGCAGCAAGGTCGCTGAGATCGCCGCAGACATCTTCAACTGAACGGAGGAGCGGGGCCAAAAGCCCCGCTTAAAAAATATGGAATCACTGATCTCTATCGCTTCTCTTCGTGATGTCCGTGACCGCGAGCGAAAGCTCTGTCAAAAAAAACTTGACTTCGGCGAGTTTACGCAGACAGTGCTGCACGCCCTGGTCCTGGAGAAGATGTTCCAACCAGCCCTTGAGGATCCGTCGCCGGAGATCTACGACCTCCTGAGCGTTCAAGGGCCTCTGGTCGCAAGGATCTACTTCCAGCTCACGCGCGCCGAGGCCGTGGTCGGCTACCTCAATGCCATCAGCCTCGAAGGCGACTACGATCTGCTGCTGCATCCTGATGAGCGAGGTCTCATCCAGAGCGGAGAGCTACGTCTCAAGCCATGCGACGCTGTGACGCAGCTTGATATGCCCACCGAGTTTCTGATCAGTCGTGACGATCTGATCAACATGGTGTTCGACAGAGACGCTTATGAGCGTGTGCTGTTGGTGCTGGAGCAGCAGATGGAGACGAGGGCCGAGCAAAATCTAGTTGAGGCCCTGGCCGAGATCTGCGACGATAATTTTGATGAGTGGTACAGGCCTGACTACCTGCTGCTCGAATACAAGGATGAGAAACTGATCCTGCACTATGCAGAGGAGGCGGTATGAGTGGTGTAAAATTTGGCAACGCCCGCAAGGCTTGGTCGTTCTTCCCCGAGAAAGCTTCGCTGAAGCCGGGTGCTGCCCCAGCGCCTGTTCTGGCCAGCCGCAAGATCAAGATGGACAAGAAGACCTGCGCGACGCTGATCGCCATCATCGACATCGCGGGACAGCGCGTGCTGAAGCGGACCGTCGACACTGGCGAGGCGCCCCTTGACCCCATCACGATGTTCGCCAACGAGATGATGTCGCTCATGCGCGATCATCAGCGACAAGGCAAGCGCTTTGTGATCGCGGCTGAGCACAAGAGCGATCATATCTCGGTCGATTGCAACATGCCCGATGTCAACGGGATCGAGCGCGTCGCAAGCTCGGTGCTCCTTGATCTGAACGATGCCACAGCGATGATCTCGACAGGGCTGTGCTGTCTCTCCAGGGTTTATGGCCGACAAGCTGTGGCGAGCTTTGTTGGCGATGACAATGTAGACATGTTCCCGAGCGAGACCGATCTGGTGATGATCGCCAGCGAGACCGATGATCCCTATGACATCTTCGCTGACTTTGGTAGCGTGCTGCTGTTCGACGATCAGAACCTCGATGAGAACAACAAGCACTGGCTGTTTGAGGCGTACACCGACGACAGCCTGGAGCCTGCTCCAGCGGCACCCGCAGCTCCGATCGCATATCGGAAGGACCGTGACTGATGGTCTATGTAGTAGAAGCCCTTGATGTATTTGGCTTCTCTCTGGGCCTGTGGAAGATCGGCTTCACAGGCACCTCCCCAGAGGGCCGCCTCGACACGATCCAGACTGGCAATCCCTGGCCTTGCCGCCTGATCGCTCTGTTCGACTGCCCCACAAAGCAAGACGAGGACGCGATTCACCGCTTCCTTGAGGGCTATCGCAGCCGAGAAGGAAGCGGCGAGTGGTTCGCCCTCAAGGTTCATGACTGGATCCATCTCGTGATCAGCAAGGTTGTCTTGCAGCGAGAGGTCAAGATGCGCCCGCTCGCCGAGATCTCGGGGCAGGCTGCCCAGGCGATCCAGGACAACATGCTCAAGGTGTACATCCAGCAGTTCTGGAGGACCGATCGGTCCAGCGCGTTCAACATCAACCTCGGCACGAAGTTCCAGGAGGTGTGGCGCCACTACTACCACTTCTGCGAGCAGTACGGCAACAAGCAGATGCAGGCCGACCAGTTCTTCAAGCAGCTCAGCAAAGCCAACATCGGCTTCAAGCTGGACTCCACAAACGACTACGTCTATAACATGCAGAAAAAATAATATGAATATCAAACAGTTTGCAAAAAAGATTGAGGACAGGCTAGCAGAATCCTTTGCCAAGGCCACAGAGATCAGCCACAGTCGCGCCTACCGCCGTGACTTTGTTTTGACTCAAGAGGAGACCCGAGCCTACATCGAAGAGTCCAAGTCGAACGACATGGATCCGGATGCAACGACAACAGCCAGGCTGGTCATCCAGCTCTTCGTGGAGAACCTGCCTTACAGGCAGCCGAAGATCGAGGACGTCAAGTTGGAGTGGCGAGTTGGCGTCATGTCTGATGGCCAGAAAGGCGCCTTTACGCACCTCTCACCATTGAAGGGCTTCATCCACTTCAAGCAAGACGGTGAGGTGGGCTTCTCGGTGACCACCGATAGCCTCGTTGACCAGCGGCCCAAGCGCGAGGTACTCTGGACGGGTCTCGATATTTTTAAGGCCCCAGCCTCAAAAATCGTTGACACGCTCCTCGAAAATATGCCATACATGACTTCTCGGCACAGAGAGATGTCGCTGCAAGCCGAGTACCTGCACCACCAGCAGCAGGTCGAACGCATCATGTGGTTCGGCGCACCAGCGATCCAGATCGCGAGCGCGATCAACGCAAAGAGATAAGGAGTCACCTTGACCGCAAAGTTCATCTTCCCTGATAAGCTACTCGCTCAGTTCGAGGGCGTGTACAAGCGCACCAGGCATAGCACAACCCATATGGGCCTGCCCAGGCCGCCGTGTAGAGTCATCCTCGGCGAGGATAAGATGGTCAGGACGTTCGTCTTCGTGGAGCTTCAGGCTGTCAAAAGCACTGGTGTGTTCCGCAAGTACAGAACGACAGGCCGTTCCATCAGCGTCGACTACGAAGTGCTGGAGACCCAGTATCCGGCAGACATCGAGATCAAGTTCCGAGCAAAGGATCTTGAGGAGCTGCTCACTGAGAGCCGAGAGAATGGCAACCTGTTCTCGGATCGCTGGGCAGTCGATCAAAAGATCGATGTCCAGAGCAGCGGGCGATCTGTCGAGGGCCGGTTTGACGTCGCCGATGAGCACAGCAAGACTGGCCTCCGGGAGAGGGCAGTGCTCTTTGAGGTGTTCGAGGAGAGCTTGCCAGCGAGTCGACTCGCTCGACTGGCCGATCCAGCTCATCTTGCGGAGTGGCGCAACCTGATGATTGCGGCCAAGGCCGAACATGCTCGCAAGCTGATCACCTGGCTCGCTGAGCTCGGTGCGGTCCTCGCGACTGACGAAGAGATCGCTGAGTCGCTCGACCTCAAGGGGACTCAGAAGATGTTCAAGGATCTCAAGGAGTCACTGACCGATCCCAGAACAAGCGAGCAGCCACATACCAAGAGGTATAACGAGAGCCATTCTGCAAAGTCGTTGATGCAGAAGATCGAGAGATCGCTCGCGCAGCTCGACGGTTCGGCGTTCCCCATCTGAGTCTCTCGAAATAAGAGAGACACAGATTTTGTTAAAGCGACTCAGGCAATAAAGCCAAGCAAAGGAAGAGAAGATGCAAGCAGAGAAGACGACAGAGCGCAAGGCATACAAGCAGAAGGATAAGGGCATCTACGAGCGCGTCGGCAAGACGCTCCAGCGCCAGCGTGAGCGACTGGGGCTGAAGGCGGCGCAGGTCGCCAACGATCGCATCTCGGCCACCATCGTCGCCAAGATGGAGAAGGGCGAGGCCCTCACACTCGACAACCTGTCGACGATCGCTCGACAGCTCAAGACGAACCTCGCCTCGATCTTCGCTGAGGCCGATCAGATCCGCGAGCCCGAGCCCATCGCCGAGGAGGCCGAGGTCCCGACCGACGCTGAGCCGGATGCGTGCGCCGAGTGCGAGGGAGATGGCTGCCCTGCCTGCGATGACGACGGCGATCAGTTCGGTCGTTGATAAAATCGGTTGACAGCCGACGAGAGAACGGGTACACAAAAATCATCGCTTGACGGCGATGATTGCAACCCGAGTCTTGAATGAGAGGTCCTGATGGCCGCCCAGACAAAGAGAGGGAGGCTGACAGGGCCTCTTCCTATTTTAGCAGATTGCGTAGGGCATGATTCGAGCTGGCACTATGACTGGGGCGGCGAGATGGAGATGATCTGTCCCGACTCCAACATGCGGTTGATGCTCGGATGGTTCATCAAGGGGCGCAGGCAACCAGTCGCGCTGGCGATCCTGACGGTTTGCCCGAGCATCACCCAGGTCCCGCTTGGCAGTGGCAGCCGTGAGCGCACCAAGGCGATCTTCCTCGATCTGTTCGAGTGTCACCCAAAGTACAGGGGCACTGGTGTGGCAGAGGCTTGCTTCAAGTCGCTGCTTGATGTCTACCCTGACCAGAACTTCATGCTCTACTCGGTGGACAGGGCCTTCCGCTTCTGGAAGCGTATGGGCTTCAGGCTTGTGTCAGAGGTGTCCAACGACGACTACGATCTGGTGATGCTGCTCAAGCGCTCCGAGCGCCCCCTGGATGTCAACGTCCAGCTCCCTGCATGGGATGGCGCATCACTCGCCATCGATCTCTACAACGAACAATCACAAAATTCTGTTGACAGTCTCAATAAAAAGAGTACAACGTCACAAGGACAGCAAGTCCAACAAGGAGTATAGCATGTGGTCAGAGACAGAGCGAGAGTACATCCTGACTGAGCGGTGGGTGCCAAAGAAGATGCAAGGCAAGAACCCGCCCCTGACCAAAAGGGTCGTCGCCCGAGTGGTGAATGGCCAGCGCGACATTCCAGCAGACAGCACCTGGAGTATCAATGCGTTTGCGACAGAGCTCAAGCACTCGGCTCAGCTTCTGCTGCCAGACGTCACGGCCAACATCGTTGAGCTGATGGTCGTCGACAATTCCTTTGCGAAAGAGCCAGGCTGGCCGATTCTCTTGAGAGACGATGAGAGAGGCTTGAAGACCAAGCTGTCCATCAGCCTGGACGAGGCCGAGAAGCTCCAGAAGGTCTTCGTCATCAGGATCACGAAAGATCGCTGCGCAAGCGACTATGGAGACTATGACAGCGATGATCTGGAGTACAGCTCTGGCAACATCGGTGAGCACGTTCATGGAGCCAGGATCAGCGCTGAGGTCTGCGACTCTCTTCCCAAGACGATGGAAGAGGCCAAAGCCATCGCAGCCAGAGAGTTGCTCAGGCTGTGTAACGAGTGGGATGAAGCTGCAAAAGAGCAGTATGAGGCTCAACTGCAAAAGCACAATGCAATCCGGCGAGCAGTGCTTGCCCAAGACACGAGAGGCCAGGGATGAGTTATAATAAACCCCGCTGGATCAGCCGCGAAGGGTCGCACAGCCGAAATGGCAAGACGTTCTTCGGCAGCCAATACGACCTACCGGCGCCCGATCTGGATGGGGCCTGGAGGATCAGCGGATTCTTCGTAGATGCCGAGTTCAGCGGCGAATACCCTGACGAGAAGGCGGTCCCTTCACTGGTGAATACGCTGAGCGATAAGGCGGCAGCGACAGCTCGTCGAGTGTATATTGCGAGCATGAACAAGTTCACGAGGCCCAGGTGCCATCCGGCAAGGCCCCAGAGCCTGTACGAGAAGTTCGTGCAGCCTGGCGGCGAGTGGGGCGAGAAGCCTTACCTGTTCGACACACTCGAAGAGGCCAAGAAGGCTGTCCTGACCTGCTGGACCATCGAGAGCCTGGCCGCCATGACAGAAGCCAAGGCCCTGTTTGATGAGGCCGCCGAGGACAGACAACACCTGATCGAAGAACTCCTGAGCGAGAGAGCAGCATGAGCCTGACAAAAGAAGCCGATAGCCTCACCATCGTCGTCGAGTGCGACTTCTGCATGAACAAGCATGAGATCGAGCTTGATCGGTATGCAAATTCACCAGTCGTCTACTGGGCAGAACGCGAGGCCAGTAGGCTCGGATGGGCGTTCACAGATAATACGCAAAATAAAAGACTTGACGTGTGCCCAGCCTGTGCCTCGAAGCCATTCGTGTTTAACAAACTTTACAATTTTGAGCTACCCTTCAGCCTCCAAGAGCTGAAAGCTGCGTGCAAAGAAGACCTCGCACTGCGATGCGACAACAACCCAAGGACCAAAGAGACAGCGATGAGAGAAGAGCTCAAGAACCGAGTCGACATGCTCGAAAAGCAGATCCAGCAGATGGCCGAGGCGACCAAGAGCACGCAAGAGATCGTTCAGCGTGCTGAGCAGCGGATGGAAGAGGCCGTGAGCATCATGCAGGCCTTCGTGACCAGACTGAACCATCGGCCCTTCCAGCCGCCCACTCGTCCAGCAAACCCGCTGCCCATCACGCTCGGGGCGCCTGACAAGATGCTGTGGAACGGCGGCCCCGATCCGAAGCCCTGTGCGTTTGGTCCCTGGATCGAGGGTGGCGTCAGCAACCTCACTCACATGGGCTTCGAGGCCGTCAGCCTGCCGGATACCACCGAGCTCGGCAACATCAAGGCCCAGAGCTTCGAGGTGGACGAGGAGAACTTCGAGAGAGGCGGCGCAAGCCTCCGCGCGCTCTGGGAGGACATGGCTGCTCACCCGGAGAACTACCCCGACATGGAGGCCTGCTCGCCGATCACCGAAGAGGAGATGCGGCCAGACGACAGCGAAGCAGATGAGGAGCCGCAGGAGTCGGAGCCTGGCTACACAGGAACACACGTCGCACAGTACATGCGCGATCCGAACGATCGCAATCCATGCGAGGACGTCGTACTGCCTACGCCGCCCTCTCAGATCCCGCTGGACAGCATCCTGCCAGGCCTGTACATCAACAAGGACAAGCGGCGCTGCCAGGATCTTGTGACGGTCGAGCGCCAGGATCGAGATTACATCATCCGAGAGACGACCGGTGAGGTGCGCAGCCGAGTCGATCAGAGCCAGTTCCAGAAGCGATACAGGAAGGTCGATTGAGCAAGCCCAGAGAGAACATCATCGGGAGCGTGTGGGTTGTGTACACAGGTGAGAAGCCGAAGTACACCACCGACGCCAAGTGCTGGGATCACTGCTCCGGCAGTATCCTCGCACAGCTCTGCAACGAAGAGGGCGAGGTCGTCGAGGCGCAGTTCTTCTCCAGCGAGAAGAGAGCCAGAGAGGCCGCCAGAGACAAGCTCGATGCCCACGTCGACAAGATCAGCATCATGATCGGTTACGAAGCCTGGTGGCATCACGAGGCTGCAAAGCAGCAGAGACGTCTGGACATCATGGGCCATGCGTTCATGGCGCTCGCCATCATCCCTCTGTTGACAATCATCGGTCTCATGTTGTATGAACACACCATCCTCGTCGCCCAGGCGCTCATCGCCTCGGGCACAGGCTTCTACCTGATCAAGAAGGCATACTGATGACAGATAGCAATATGCTCAAAGACCTCGCTGAATCCTTCAAGCCACCAACCGCCAAATGGCCAAACCATCAGGTTGTCCTGGATCTCTGGACCCGCCGAGACGAGATCGACAAGCTCGTCCAGCTCCTGGATGTCGCAGCCGAGTGGGAGTACGTCGACGATGGCGCCAACATCCCCTACTACAAGCTGCAATCAGAGAAGAGCCCAGTGTTTGCCATGCTTGTCGCGGGCAGCCGGACCTCCATGCTCTGGCGCCTCTCGGTAGATCCCAATACGCAGCAGTTGACGCAGGTGAGTGACAACCTGGTCTTCGGCAAGCCCGACAAGATCATGGGCGATGCCAAGGCGACCGTCAGGGCAAGCCTTGTGGCCTCGCGAGCAGCGTTTGACTCCATCGCCAACTGGCTGATCCTTGCAACCAGAGAGAAGGAGTTGGCAGGAGAGAAGCCGAGCTCTCAGGTCGAGGCGCCGACAGAGAAGCAAGAGGGGGCCAGTCAGATCACCGCCAACTATCTGATGGAGCTACACATGGAGCTGTCGAGGGCAGGCTGGCAGCACGCTGGCAATGGCTCACCCAACGACTGGGAGCTGCACGATGACACTGGCACAGTCTGGGCGAAGCTCCATCACCTCGATCGCAACAACCATGAATGGAGAATCCGCACGATCTCGGCAGAGACGGGAGAGAAGACCTGGCTCGAACCAAGAAGAACCCCTGGTGTTTCACCAGGTGCCTTTGAGGAGGCCAGGAAGGCAGTGTTAATCGAGCTCCAGCATGAGTGCCTCAAGGTCAGAGGCCTCAAGTGATGAGTGACGAAGAAACTGCTCGACTCAGCAGAGCAGCAGCCTACTTCACTGAAGAGCAGGCGAAGCTCAGCGATGAGAGAACCCGATGGGAGAGAGTGGAGGCTGTCGGGATCGACGAATACTACGTCCTCAAGACAGACAAGAACGTCCCGCTCGCGGTCATCATCTGCGACGATGACGAGAGCGCAAAGATCCGAGACCCCGAGGCGCCATCGACCTACCTGATGCGGTACATGCGCTGGCGCCACGACAGGCTCATCTGGAGCAGATGGTGCAAGTACGGCCATCTGGAGACAGCAAAAGAGTTTGGCCTCTCGGGCGTTCGAGGAACGCTCACTTTTGCAAGTATCGATCTCACCCTCAAGCTCGCCACCATGGTGTGTAGCCGCCAGTCACAAACAGATCAGAAGGAGTCCTCAGATGGCTAAGCTCACCCCGCTCGCAGCCAGATGGTTCGGCTGTCCGACCGCAGACACCATCTGGACAGTCGATGTTCGATCGCCCCATGTCGACCCACCAGTCCTGCGCCACATCACGAGCTGCCGAAATGAGACCATCTTCGTCAACCACGGCACGGCCCACGACAGGAAGGCCCGCTTCGCCCTCAAGGAGGTTGAGGGCGAGGTCATCGCAGAGCCCGAGATGACGCACCTGCACCATCGAGCAGGGCAGGGCTACATCCACTTCCAGGTCTATCCCTTCAGGACGGAGGATGAGGCCGTTTGCGCGGTCATCAGGTTCGAGCAAGAGATCGCTGCCAAGAAAGAGCAGGACCGCCTCTGGAAGCTCCTCAATCAGTCTTGTCACGCCCTCATGGACCAGAGCTCATACCTCGCGCTCCAGCTCGCTTCCAGGATGCCTCTTGAGGAGGCTATCGCAGAAGTCGGGAAGATCAACATGCAGCTCCAGACCCTCCTGGACAGACCAAAGGTGAACAAGACATGACAGACGCCCTCCACGACCTCCAAACAGCCCCTCAGAGCCCATCCGATGTTCTTCACTGGGAAGAACTCACACCAGGCAACTGGCGCCTCTCTATGGGCTCGCTGGGAGCCCTCATCGTCCTCTCGGATGGCCAGTGGCTCCACACCCGCTCGGGCGAGGTCACCAATCATGGAAAGGCTGAAGGCATCGCCGAGGCGAAGCAGGAGGCTGTGCTCCATATGAAGCTCGTGCTACTCACAATGATCGACATGCTCGAAAGGGTAAAGGACTGAACGATGACAGAAGAGACGACAGAGATCATGACAGAAGAAGATCTGCACCTGACGGTACAGGAGGACGGCGTCATTCGTTGCGGCGTGTTCGCAAAGCATGGCATCGTGATCTTCGGTGAGCCTGGAGGCGAATGGAGGGTCGAGCTTCATGGTAAGACGCAGCTCAAGGGCAAGGCCAAGAGCGAGGAGAACTCGTGCATCTGCGGAATCATCGCGTGCTGCGACTGGATCAAGGCGCTGGATCAGAGCATCAAGATGAAGCAAGAAGCGCTCGCCAATGAGCACTGTGTGCCAAAGCGGTTTGTCAAGCCAGGAGAAGAGAATGGAGTTTAGTGCAATCATGATCCTGGCGCACCTGCTGGGTGACTTCGTCTTCCAGACAGACTTCATGGCGCAGAACAAGACCAGGTCCAACTGGGTGGCTGCGCTCCATGCCGGAGTCTACACGAGCATCATCTGGCTGATGCTCATGCCGCAGTTCTGGTACTCGCAGGAGACGGCGCCGGTGTTCGGGCTGAAGCTGCTCGTCGTGTTCATCACCCACTACCTGATGGACCGCTACTCGCTCGCGAAGAGGTGGATGCAGAGAGAGGTGGTGGACCAGAAGGGGTTTGCTGAGCACCTGAAGCCCTGGTCGACCATTATCGTCGACAACACAGGCCACCTGCTCGTGCTGGCCGTGCTGTGGCATCCAGCCTACCTGCTGAACTGATGCCTACCGACGACAACCATAGAGAGCTGTCCTTCGACGACATCAGGCCGAGCTTCGATCGGCTCTACGTCAGCCCACGCTCGGGCAATACGACGCACACGCCGGAGTGGTGGGCGAGCTATTTTGCCGATGCGATGGAGGCTGCCCTGTCGCAGCCTCTTGTGCATCCAAGAGACCGACAGCCATTCGACTGGAACGCCTTCTTCCTCAATCACCCTCCAGGCTGAGCCAATGCCCACCGATAATGGATACCGAGAGCCTCGGCGAGAGAGTTCGCGCCAACGCCTGATGGCCTCCGTCAGGTGGGTGAGCGAATTGGAGGAGCAGGCTCGGATGCAGAGGTGGGGCGCCATGTGTCTCGCTGCCATGCAGGAGGAGCCGCTGGTCATCAACACCCGAGGCCAGGTGCAGGAAACGTCTGACTGGCACAGTCACTTCCGATCGAGACACCGTAGCACCTGAAGCAGCTTTTAGACCTGGCCCAAACTACTGGGCCAAAACAGCTTTTTAGGCCCTCCGCAAATTTCTGGGTCAGACATAAGGGTATTTCAAACGCAAACAGATTCTGCCACAACAGGACCTGAGCTTGCGTTTGAAATACCCTTGTGTCTTTGGTTTTGGGCTGCCGCAAAGTCAGTGGTCCACACAACTGGATGGCCTTTAAAACCGTCAAGATTTTGTCTGCTCCAAGCCGTCGCCCTGCGATTTTTTGAACAACTCGTGCGAAACCTAAATTTGGTGTGGTGTCAGCATCTTGACAGTTTCAAAGACCATGCCAGCTATGTGACCCACTGTCATTTCATGCTTGGATCGATCTGGCTTGACATATGGATCTGGGCGGCTCGCCGCACTGGTCATACCACTAGACCAGTGACATGATCCATGCCAACAATGCCATGTCAAGCACAAAATAATAATAATGTTATATCAAATACAAAATATACTTATATCGAATTGCATTGATCGTTGTATCGAATTGCTTTCGATATAATAAAAAACACAAAAAATAAAAATAATGCTTGATCTATGGCGAGGCGTCCTGTATAGTCTTTCTTAGGTGGACGGGGCGAATGAGCGCAACGTCTACCGATAACCGACCTGATAGGGTCAAGCCAGTGGAGTCCACCATGATCTCTCTCACCGCTGCTATCGTGTTCATCGTCGTGATCCTGCCTGTGTTCGCTTGCGCAATGGGGATCGCTATGGCGCCGTCGTTCGACGCTGGCAAGGCGACGTGGTATGCGTCTATCGCAGACGCTCCCGATCACAAGCTTTTCCTTGCTCACGTTGAGAGATGGAAAAAATCGCAGATCACGACAATCGATATCCCCTCCTGTGTTGTCAAGGGGGAGTCGTCAACCCTCCCCCGCGCCATAGGCGACACGGTAACGTATTATGACAATATGTTTGACGCTCGCGACCAAAAGCCAGCCACAACCTTGACGGGCATCCCCGCAATCATCGCCCCGTCCTATCAGGGCGAGGGTGTCAAGGTGATGGCGCCTCGCATCATAGGGGATGCGAGGGACGTTAAGGGGCGTTTCATGCCCCGCTATAAGAGCTAACAGTGTGGGGGAGGGTTGAAAGACCCTCCCCCTTGTCAAGACAAAAATAAAAAAGTTTTTTCTTTGACAAAATACGGGGCATGTGATCGGGAAGGTTTGAAAAAATCTTTCCTTGTCGTGTTATTTTTTCTTGATCTTGTGGGCGCGATAGTCTATTGTGTTTTGTAGGTGATGAATGGTTCATCATCAAGCGCGAGTTTCCGATGTTCTACTCCCTCAACATGTCAACCATCATCACTGCCGCTGTCAAGGGTGACAACGTGCGCGACATGGTATCTTGTGCGCTTGATACCTTCTCAGAAGGCATGGATCGCGACATGTTGACACAAGACATCATCAATGCCTTGACGTCGGTTCAAGATGTCCAGACATGGCGCGCCATGTCTGATAAGGATGCAACGATCCTCGCCATTGACGTTTTGTCAATGTGGATCGAAGGCGAGGATGATGTTTTCTGCGCAGTGCAGAATGTGCTTGACAATAAGCGCGTATGGTTGAACCTTGACGCTGCGCAGTGTGACTTGACGGGGTTTGTGATCAATCGCGATCCCGTTAAGATGTTCATTCTGGAGTATGTCAAGATGAATCTCTCGTTTGCGCGTCAGATGATCCTTGACGTCAAGCATGACATGACATGCGAGGATGCACAATCCACGCTGTATGTCAACAACCTTGATCTGAATCGCAAGGGGCTTGCGAGTCACCTTGCAAGCTACGCGCTAGACCAGATACTCTAGCGTAAGTCAAGAGAAAACGACAAGCGGCCCTAAGAAAGCCGCTTGTTTTATTTTTATCTTTTTCAATTTTATATATTGACACAAGACAATTTTTGTGGTATAATTATAGTAGCGTGCAGAATTTTTGTTATGTGGCCAGGTACAAATATCATACCAAGTTTTGAGACCTAGCAAATTTATTTACTTGTGACCTCTAGCCTAAGAGAAGGGCCGTCTTGATAGACGGCCCTTCTCTTTTTATTTCATCTTTTTCTTCTCTATCAAACTTATTATATGCGCTTGAAAGTGTGTCCACATGTAGGACACACTTGAGCCATCATCGAACACATGGGGCAGAACTTCGATGATGTCGCGCTCGCAAAGCGCGATCACGGCGTCCTGTGCGAAGACACCCGCGAAGGTGTCTACGGTGTTCTCGAACTTGGAAAGGAGGGTAGCGATCTCAGTCTGCGTCATCATTTTGGGCTCTCTCGTTTGGGTGACGACCATTCATCACCTACAAAAGACAATACAGAAAATGATGATCCCGATCAAGGGAAAACGACAAAAGACACTAACATTTTTTGTTGTGTCTCTAGTCTGGCCGATCCTCCCGATCGGCCTCTCTATTGTCGCCTTGTCAGCGCTTGTGAAGCGCCGACAAGGCCTTTAAGAGGCTCGTGGAGAGGTTTCTAGCCTTCCCCCCTGCCTCCCCTATTGCCGCGAGACAAGCGCGCATCTCGCGCTCATCTCGCTTGGTCATGGCGTTGTGGCATCTCGCCACAAACGCCCTTGTCTTCTTATCCACGATCTACCTCTCTAGCGTGTGGCAGCGTCTATGAGCTGCCAGAACATCAGGACCACGATCAAGGCGCAGATCGCGCCATTGATCAAACTCATGAGAACGTCCGATCCCTTGATCATTTTCTTTCCATGTTGACAGGCTGGCGATCACATGGATCGCCAGCCTAGCTGTCACCGCGTGATGCGCTCAACTGTCATGGGGCGCCCGCCAATCGTGGCGGTCGAATACTTGCGGTAAAAATCGCGATTGTTTCGCGCCACGATGCAATCGAAACAATAACCGTCATTCAACTCGCGATAAAAAGCACCACAGTCTTGACACTCCTCGCATGAGAGATCCTGAAACATACGGATCTCACTATCAAGATCGCGATCGGATATGCGAGCAGACTTGGCAGACTTGGCAAACGAGAAACGAGACATGGTAGACTCCAGTGTGTGCCCTATCGGGCTGGTCATTTCGGCGCGGCGCTCATTCGCCATCACCTAAAAAAGACTATACAGGCGAGGCCGCGCGAAGTCAACACCTCTCACAAAATAAATCGTCTTTTTTGTGATTTTTGTTGTATCGAATGTTATATCGAATTGGCCAGATCGTTATATCGAAAGCAATTCGATATAATACATTTTTGCGTGTTGGCACGATTTTGTCCCGCTCCATGTGCAGCGGGCAGGCAAGATCCAATTTCAAGCCAGGACGATCGAGGCGAAAAAAGCCGCCGCAATGCACATGGAGCGCGGCTTTAAGCCCGTCAGAATTTTTGCGATTTAGGTTGAAATGTGCTGGAAAATATGATCAGGAAAGTGAAAGGCTCTCAATGGCACCATTAGAATAATGACGCCTGAGTGACAGCCCGTTGTATCGAAAGCCAACTCGATACAACGGGCGACCGGTCTCTATATGTAGAGAGACCGGGAGGTCCTCTCCCACCACTCGCCCTTAAAGCCCGACTCGTATAGCTTGTAGTCACATATAAATGTTGTGCCCGGTACATCATCGGCTGTGAACCGATGGAACAGATCGCCATAGTCGGCGAGATAGCCGCTAAACAAAGCCCTCTCGCCGAACATGATCAGTACGGCGCGGCTGTGGTCGCACACAGCCTCCAGCGGGAGTGGCAAACAACTGTTGTTCTCAAAGCGTGTGCGGCTGCGGTGGGCGAAGTCTCCATTGATCAGGACGTGTTCAAGGCGCCCGTTGGGGCGCGCGAAGCTCGCCGCCTCCATACGGTCGAGAATGGTGTTGGCGAGGCGACCGGTGAAGCAGGAGGAAGCGCAGCGAACGGTGGTGATGGTGGACATGGGAGGCTCCGAGGCAAGGGGTGGGGTGGCGGCGTCTGGCGCTCATTCGCCATCTACCACACTCCACCAACCTAGCCGATGCCGTGCCCCACGTCAACATGAATCGAACTCGATACATCGCCCAAGTTGTATCGAGTTTTGTATCGAATACGCCCACCAACGTGTCCCGTCGCGCCCTGGAGGCCCGAGGACCCAAAGCAGTGGCGACACACACGTTGGTGGGCTCCGGGCTCAGTCAAAAAAATGACGGTCCAGCCCAAAAGCCTGACGGGATTTTGACGCCGGAGGGCGTGACCCGCCGTGTGTGTCGCCACTGATAATGATAGCTCACTATCAATAGGCCTGCGTCTCCGTGGGGACGGGCGGATCGTTGTATCGAATACGCCCCGCGTTATATCGAATCGTTGTATCGAATTGGCCAGGCGGGAGGGCGGCGATAATGACCGCTCATTATCAACACCACAGCGAAGTTTTCCACAGGCTGTGGATAACCTGTGAACAAAAAAGCCCCGCCGATCCATCGTGGATCGGCGGGGCGCTGGCGTGAGTTTTCCACAGCCTGTGGAAAAGCTGTGGGTTGTTTGGGCGAGGTGGCCGATTGTGCAGATCGGCCACCTCGCCTAGCAGGTCACTTGCGCTTGCGGGGCGCCGAGGGCTTGACCGGGGCTGGTGTGGGCGCGGGGGCGACCTCCACCGCAGCGGCGGCGGCTGGTGTGGGCTCCGCATCGATCACGGCGGGCTCCGCTGCGACGTCCTCCCCCTCCACCGGGAGATCGTCGAGGGCGTTGACAGCGGCGGCGTTCTCAGCAGCCTTTTCGGCTGCCTTTTGAGCTGTATCTGTCAGGGCCTTGACTCTCTCATTATCCGCGCGAGGCGCGCGGTAGAGATTGCGGGCGATGTCCTCCCCGAACGCGCTTGTGAGCCGCTCGCGAAAGTGCTTCATCTCAGCCTTTCGCAAGGCGTCGAATCGGCGGATCGGGGCGTTGAGCGCCGCCATTCCATCAGTAGCGATCTGGATCAAGGCTAACTTAAAGTCACCCTTGATCTTGGTGAGTGTGTCAACCTCACCCTTACAGGTCAGGAACGTGAGGGCCGGATTTTTGTGGTGTGTCAAGCGGATCTCGCTTGTCCCATCCTTGGCCGTCCGTCCAGTGCGCCGCATGATCCATGCGGCGAAGTTGTGATGATCGGCCTCATTGGGGATCGGCTTAGGCCGATCCGCGCTTGAGAGGCCGAAATGTTCCAACATCAGGGCGTCACGCTTGCGCTGAAACTCGCTTGCGATTGCTGCAAACTCATCGTGCATTGTCTGGAGCTTGACCAGCGGGGCGAGGCCCGACACATCAGGACGGGGCGAGATCTCGCAACCCTTTCCCGTGATGTGAACCGTCAAGGTGTATAGCATGAAGTCGGCTTGATTAGGATACACGGGCGGGGTCGCATCCTCACCCGCTGCGATCTTGGTGTCATAGACAAGTTGGGCGGCGTCGTATGCGTCAAGCGCAGCCTCCCATTTCTCCCAGTCCAAAGAGGCCGACTGGGTTGTCTTCTGACCGCTCGCCTTAGAGGCGGTGAGGGCGGACGATTGCGCCTCGCCGCCCTCCTTCTCATTCTTCGCGCTCGCCAGCTTCGCGGCGTTCTGCTCATTAAGGAGGGTTGCGACAACAGCGGGAGCAGTGGTGGTGTTCGTGTTCATTCTGGGGTTCCTTAGAGCTTGCCAGCGGCATTGTTTGGGGCCGTCTGGCTGGTCATTCACGTTTGCCGATTAAGGCGCTTGGCGGGGCTGTTTGCCCCGTTCTGAGCGATCAAGGTGCGTTGTGTGGGTTGCGGTTTTCCGTTGCCTAACGGACAAGGCCGATCCATTGCGCAGGGATCGGATCGCGTCAGATCCAACGCTCGCCAAAGCGCGCGCCGATCTGCTCGTTCACTCATATTCACTTGTCAAAGACGCTCGCCACGCTGGCGAGGAGGCGACCGACCCGGCCACCGTCAAGGCGTGCGGCCCTGACAAGAGACAAGCTAGCCCCTGCCCTCCCTCCCGTCAAGCCTTTTTTGATAAATTTGTACGCTGGCGAGGCATAGCGCAGACCCGCATTGCAGGCCGTCCGCACAGTGTACACCTCGCAGACCCGCATTGCAGGCCGTCGAGCTGGGTGTCGATTGCATATGTCGCGTTATATCGAAATGGGCTCGCCGCTACCTCGGCACCTAGTGTTCGCGTAAGTGTCGAATATCATATGCAATTGAAGTGTACAATTCCAATTCGATACAACGCCCACGACATGTCGAGTTGTCTTGTCGAGTGTCATGTCGAATGTGCCGAAGCGGCGCCTCCTGTGCATTTTAGGCTTGACAGGCACTTAGCCGCCGTGGTATAATGTGGCGCCGAGCAAGCCGACTGCACAGGAGGCGCCGCTTTTTACCCGTCAGAAAATAAACGATCCCAACCCAAAAGCCTGGCGGATTTTTAATGCGAAAGCAAAATAGCATAGAGATCTTAGATCAGAAAGCTCCGCGCAAACACCAGGCGCTGCGCTTTAACCCCGTCAGAAAATTTCACTAATGAGTTCAAATAGTGGTAGAAATTTGATGACGCTAGTGTAATACCCTGGAGAGGGCGAGCAGCCAAAGAGAGAGGGGGTAGTGTCGTAGAGCTGGTGAAGATAGAGGGGGAGAGGCCTGAGATGAGAGACCACTCTTATGGGCTCATCTTGAGATCTTAGATTTTGGTCTAGTGAGACAAGGTGGCACAGTAAGAGTGAGACAGGATGTCACAGGATAGCTGCCAGACCTGATGGGCCAGTGGTGCTGGCAGGGCTGATGGTCCAAACAGGTCTTGATCGGTTATTCATCGGTTTCAGCGAATTATAGACAAATTATGCACCTCTTTATATCACAATCACTTACAAAAAATCAACTATTTATCGATCTGTTTTCGGGGTGTCCACCGTGGGAGCAAAGGTCACTTTCGATCTGGCCAGTGGCCTCTCTCGTGCTCGATCGTTCGGAAAATCCCGCTGGTTTCTAGTTGACACCTCGGGCGCTGCATGATCCAGAAAGCTTCTGCACGCTATTTTTAGATTTCTAGTTGTGCCATTCTCTCGTCTGGAAGTCAGACCTGTGGCATAAGAAGCCTTGAAGATTGACCAGACCTGGCGCAAAACGTAGCTCTAAAACTATTTTCAAGTTCCACTAAATAGTTCTTGACTTTTTGTTAGTGATCGAGTAGTGTGATTCCACGAGCCAAAAGGTTCGGGGACAAGTCTGTGTAAAGCGCACAAGCCGTCCTCACTCATTCACCTGCCTCATACAGCACCTAATACTGGGTCTGTATGTTGCGGGTGAGGTCTATGGAGTATGTGTCATGTCTACTGTCAAGCGTGCTGGTCGTCGTATCGTTGCTCCTGTCGCTGTGTCTCCCTCTCTCCTCCATGTCAACTCTATCCCCACTACTCCTCTCCCCAGTGTTGAGGTCGAGGGCTTGTTCAAGACTGTCATGACCGAGGACAAGGAGATCGTCGAGGTTCGTCATGTGGTGCCGGAGGTGGTGCCCATGCGTCATGGTTCGTCTCGTGGTGTCTCGTCACTGGAGCGAGTGCCTGTCGTGGGCGAGGGCGCCGATCGTGGCGCTTGGGTGTTGACGACTGACGTTCATGGTGATGTCGTGAGGGAGCGTGTGGCGGGTGGCGTTGACAAGAGCGCCTCTGCTCTCTCTGACCTCAATGGTCGCAGCGCTTCGCTGCGTGATGTTGCTGGTCGTGAGGCGACTCGTATCGTCGATGGGGCCGGGAATAAGACCGGGCGCGATGCGCTCGTGACCACTGGTGTCAAGGCTTCGCTCCTGAGCATCGAGAAGCACTCTGTGCCGAGTGACGATCCTTCTGTGCCATCGCTCAGGGCTGACGGCTTCTTGTGCTGGTTCGACCAGCCTGACAAGGTTCGTGAGAAGGTCGCGAGCGCGCTCCGCAAGGCTCGTAAGAGCATCGACCTGAGGTCATCGAGCAATGCCACAAGCTATGCTCAGAATGAGATCCTCATCGGCGATAGCATGGCTGGGATGCTGCTCAACACCATCGCTCAGAACAAGGCTGCATACTTCCAGTGTGGAGTCTTCGGCGAGCAGTGCATCGTTGCTCTGCATGGGAGCAAGCAGTTCTTCCGCTTCGGCATGAAGGTTCTGGAACGGCTCGCGGCTGCTCGGTTCGTCAATGTCGAGTTCGTCAATGCGACCTCGATCGACAAGGACATCTATGAGGCGAAGCTTGCCAAGGCGGGCGTTGGTAAGATGAAGGACCATGCTTCATCGGCCAAGAACCTCGCTACCAGTCGCCTCAACAAGGTCGAGGCTGTCCAGGATGCGGTGGTTCGCAGGATGGACCGCAAGCGCTTGCAGGGTACGCCTCAAGAGATGATGGCTCTTGAGAACTACTGTCCTCCTGTCAATGTGCTGGCCGCCTTCTGTGACATGGCGCTCACCCACAACAGCGACAAGGTCGGTCACCATGTTGACCACATGCTGATCGCCAAGAGCGCCATCATCTGGATGAACGATGGTCCGATCGAGCAGATGCGTGAGCTGCTCTATGAGAACGCCCGGCAGGCTATCCAGCGCCTCTCCGAGGGGGGCGGCTTCGCTGGTGTCCTGTCGATGCTTGAGCGCTGTCTTGAGAGGGCATGGCATCATCGCCACCACGGCCTCCTCGACCTGTTCGAGGACGTCGAGAACTACTCGACGTTCGAGGCCTGTGTGGCCGAGGGTGGGCTCACCGACACGTTGATCGAGGTGTTGAAGGAGCACAAGGTCTATGCCAAGCAGGGCCACCTTGACTATCCTGTCAAGGGCGATGCGATCGATGGTGTGGAGTTCGATGACTGAGTCCTGACAAAAAGTGTTCGGTAGTACGTTATACAGCCGTATAGGATCTCCTATACGGCTGTATAACTAGTGTGGGTTGCTTTATCGTTGTGCTGTGTCATACATATCAAGCAGTGGTCAAGTGACTATGTGCTTGATCTGTATAGCATCCTAGCATAACGCATCGTGCGTTGTAGTGTGAGATGAAAGTAGGTTCGGTTTGAGAGACCCGATCCAATCCAAAAACAGAGGCTGCCTATACGCGGATATAAGATCCGCGTGTGAGCTTTGCCCCCAATTGAGGTCTATCATGAGCAACTATGGTGAGTATCGTTCGGCGAGGGAAGAAGCCAAGACGAACGGCAACTGGGATCGTGCGTTCTGGTTGGCTATCAAGATGCCAAGGGGTGAGGAGAGAGACGCCGCGTTGCGAGACTGGTGGTTGACCGAGACCAGCGCTTATCTCTCGCCCTGCGATCTGAGGATCGAGAAGAACGGGACGAGGAGCGGAGGCTATCGTTTCGGAGCTGCTCGCAGGATCTCTCACCTCACCATGACAGACGACTGTTGTGAGATCAGCTACCATGAGGAGCGCGTGTTTCGCGGCTCCGATGTCGAGCTGCCGAAGCTCGCTCACAAGTTTGGTCGGCTCCTCGTTGAGCGCTTGCTTGAGAGCTTCGAGGCTGAGATCAAGCAGGACATCATCCTGTGGCAGCTCCTGGACCAGTACAGAGAGTCTATCCAGTCGCCCAAGGACAGCCTGGAGAGGCGCTGGGACATCCATCTGTTGTCGAATGTCTACCTCAGGATCTCTCCCGACGACATCGACGAGCGCCAGCAGCACTCCCTTCTGGAGTCGATCGCTTATGCGATGCTCGTCTGCCTTCTGGAGTACGACTACTATCTGGAAGGGGTCGCGCTCCACTATCAGAACGCCTACAATGCGGAGCGCCGCAGCAAGGGCGAGCAAGAATACTGGGACACAATTGAGGATGTCGGCAGTGAGTACATGACGATCATCCTTCAGGCATACAAGCAGACTCTGCGCTAATCAACAACACTATAACCCACAGGAGCATATCATGAACTACGGTGAGTATCGTTCGGCGAGAGAAGAGGCCTTCATCAGCAACAACTGGAGAGAACCGCTGCGCATCCTCAAGCAGATGCCAGTAGGCGATGAGCGCGACGCAGCGCTGCGTGACTGGTGGATCAATGTTGACATCGACAGCCTCTTGAAGGCAGGCGTACAGTGGATCAGCGCTTTTGACTCGTATCCTACGGTCGATGCCGCTCGTCACGTCGCGTGGCGATGGGAGATCGGTCAGTGGCACCTGATGATCCTGTCGTATCGTGATATGGACCTTGAGAAGATGTCGCATCGTTGGTGCGAGGAGATCATCGAGGAGGCGCTTGTTCAGTATAATGCGGACATTGCTCTGGCAGCGCCCCAAGTGTTTGACCTGATCGCACAGTACAGGCTTGCGATCAAGACTGAGCCTCGTAGCAAGGAGATGCTCGCTTGCAAGCAAGCCTTGAGAGCGGCCACTCTCAGTCAACGCTGGTGGCCCTGGGTTAACAAGCTGCTGATGGCGATGTCAGCGAGGGTGGATCTGGAGATCGGGATTCAGAAAGCAGTGCAGGGGTTCCTCGCTTCTGCTCGTAACAACTTCTCGTCTCATGACTATGAGGAGACCTACCAGCAATACAACGACAGGTTCACAAAGAAGGTCCTCGTGGCCTACAAGGATACAGTGAAATAATCGTCAGGCAAGCGGCATCATGACAGGCAGTCGTGGTGTCGCTCGCATCGCTGATGATGCGGTATCTCAACTCTCAACTCAAGGAGTCTATCATGATCAATCTCAATGAAATGTCAGTAGAAAACATCAATCAGATCAAGCTGTTGGCCAAGATCTATGACACAAAGTCAGACGACGCTCAGCCGATTATCAACATGTTCCTTGACATGTTCGGTCGGGACTACTTGATCGAGGACCACTTCGAGCTGTGCTGGTGGCTGTTTCATCTGGAGCACGCGGAGCACAGAGATGCTCTTGACATTATCACCAACATCTACAACGAGAAGAAGCACCGAGCGTGGGGATCGCTATTTGCGCCCACTGAAAACCTGATCGAGCTGCCTCAGTTCATCGGCGATGCTTACAGTGCTGCTGATGTCGAGAGCTTCCTGATGACAGCTTCAAAGCTCGGGCATCGCTTCTTTGATCATCCCTCACTGCCGAAGCTGCGCAGATCTATCATCCTCGACTTCGATGACGAGCAGGCGCAGAGGATCAACTACTTCTCGGCAGGGCACCATCTACCGCTGCGCTACTGTGGAGCAGGCATCCTCGTGCCTCACGTCAGAGACTATATGCCGTGGACCCTCATGCCAAAGCAGAATGTCCACAGGGCCATCCTGGACGTCAACGTCGCTGAGATCAACCAAGATCCGCTGGTTGATGAAGGTGACTCGGTCAGTCAGGCTGTCCATGATATGGACTGTTTGTGTGACATGGAGTTTCGTGATGGTCGCGTCGACAGTCGCAAGAGTGCTGTGATCGACCATCGACTCGCCGCTCTGGCTGAGAAGTTCTTTCCCCATCGCGATCCTTATGACGTGATGGTGCGCATCTCCCCGATCACTGATGGTGCTGTGTCGAAGACCTACCGCTCAAAGAGCATGAAGCTGACCTTCAGTCACAAGGAGGACCGTGTCAGGATCTCTTCTCGCTACTATGTAGCAGAGGGTAACGATGACCCGATCTCTTATGCGAAGGTCATGGCCAGGGTTCGGCTGTGGGCTGCCGAGGACGGCGCAAACAACGTCGTGATGTCCGGCGTCGACACACATGCCGAGTTCACTGTCTGGCCCTCTGTGCAAACTCAAGAGCCTTTTGACTATTTTGACACGCTCTTGGAGTCAGGCGCGACTGTCTGTCTTCGTCAAATCGTCCCGCGTCTCACGCTCAGGCGTTATCCTGTCTGATCGTCAGGCAAGTGGTATCATCCACTCATGTGGTGGTATCACTCGCATCGCTGATGATGCGTTCACAGGAGTCTCAAATGTCCGCCGATAACAACACCGTCGCTCCCATTGCCCGCCCGACTCCCTACTACACCCACAGCACCAACTCCTCGCGCAACGAGGAGACTGGCCACAACACCGACATCCGATTCGGCAAGCAGATCGGTCCTCGCTACATCGATCTCCAGCTCTACCGTCGAAACGGCGGCACCGAGCTGTATGTGAGCAGCTATGTCAGCTACGATGCGATGGTGGTGCTCAACGCTCCGAGCATCCACGCCAGCAAGTGGCACCTCTATGACAGCATGGACCAGCAGCGATGCAAGGCCTATGGCATCAAGGGCAGCCAGTTTGAGGATCTGGTGGCTGCGATCAAGGAGGAGATCCCCGAGGATGTTGCGGACGTGTGGCAGGAGGTGATGTACCTCGTCTGCCTCATCACTGAGGAGCCGCTCTATAACCTCATCTCGCCGCATCGCGAGAACGCCTACAACAGCCACAAGAAGGCGATCTTCGGGCCGTGGGGCGCCGAGTACAAGCCCTTTGTACCCGTCAAGCCGGACATGGGTGATCTGTCGCCGATCCAGTGGTTGCAGCGCAACTGGTGGATCGATGGTGTTGGTCGTGTCTGCGTCGGCGATGGCCCCTGCTACTTCTGATCTGGAGGCCGACTCGGCATCACAAGATGCGCATTTTTCGTGTGCGTTTTGTGGTGCTGTGTCGCGCGTTTTTCAGGAACGTGTCGATCTGGTCCAGTCAAGTCTTACTGGTCCAGAAATTTTAGTGCATCAACCCAAAAGCCTCAAGGAACTCTTATGGAGCCCAACAAACTCAAAATCGCGAGCATGAACACCGCCATTGAACAGGCGCGGCTTATCCGGGAAGACATGCTCCGCAACCCCAGACCACACCAGGATCTCAGCAAGAGAGTCGACTGGAAGGTCGTCGCTCGCGCATGTGTGACAGACACTCGCGGGTCTTCCCTTCTGAGGATCGACTCTTGGCGCTACTTCGATAACAAGTCGATGGGAATTGACAAGACAGATGCTGATCAAGCGCCAGAGATCTTCAAGATCGTCTCGGGTATCCTTGCCCCGCAAGGTATCCGTTGGGATAAGCGCTCTTATTATAAAGTGAAACAGATTGACTATGAGACACCTGACATCAGATGGGTGATCCCTGACCGCTTCTCAGAAGACGGTCTCATCGGCGCCATGCGGTTGTTCTGGCCTGTCGAGGTTGAGACAGCTTGGCGAGAGCGTTATGCTCTCTGCTACAACACCATCAGAAAGACCACCATTGGAGCTGAAGCCTACCAATTGGCCCAGTATCTGATCGGCAATGCTCACGACTGGCGCTACAACTCGGAGGACCCCTATCCTGGCATCCCGACGCAATGCGTGAGCATCGCTGAGAAGATCCACGAGTGCAACAGAAACTACTGGACGCATACGCGCGGCGCTCGCAGCGGTCGCAAGCTCATCTCCGAACTCAAGAAGATCATCTGATCTGTCAACAGCCTCATAAGGAAGCATCATGGTCACGTTCAATGCACCAAACATCGCAGAAGAGTACATCCGCCGCTGGGGCCGCGAGTATCGCATCGAAGATCATCTCTCGATCTCAAAGTTCATGTTCCTCATGGAGGAGCACAAGGACAAAGAGGTCGTAGCCGAAGTTGTGGCGATGCTCACGAACATGGTCCTCGACAAGAAGCATCGCGCTTGGGGGCCGCTCTATGGCAAGACAACTGCTGTCGAGCAACTACCTCCTTTCATCGGCGACATGAATGATCCGGCTCAAGTTCAGGATCTGCTCGACAAGGTCGTCGCCTTCTGTAAGCCCTACAAGAAGCCTTTTGCGGTCGAGGACATCGCAGACGAGATCCTCTATGGTGACAAGCCCATCTCTGAGCGCGAGAACACACTAGTCCATGCGCTCGCTCGCCTCACAGAAGATCAGTCTCGTCGGATCAACTGCTTGTCAGCAGAGTATCGAGAGGGGCTGTGCTACGGCGCTGTCGGCTTCTTTCAGTTTGACCACAAGGCGCCTCTCAAGCGTCGCTTCGTCAGAAGCACCAGTCCAGCGATGCTCAGTCTGGCTCAGGTCGAGAAGGTATCAATCTCGGATAAGCCGACAGATGAGCAGAACACCAACGCCAAGATCGTCCTCCAGTTCTTCATGGAGCACAGCGAATCGGTCGAGAGCATGATCGACAACACTCATGACTACACTGTGCTCACAGGTTCAGCGCTTGTTGAGCAGATCTGTAACGCAATCTCTCATGCAAGAGGTAGAGGTCCGCTGCCGATCTCGCCGGTCAATGGATGGATGCTTGACCAGCACACCATCATTGAGCACAGCATGGTCACTATCCTGGCTGGCGGTGATGGCTCTCAGCAGATGACCTCTCTTTGCTCCATGTACAAAGGCCCGAGCGTGTCATCGATCTGCGGCTTGGAGTTTGAGCTCTTGGAGTATGACGGCAGCAGCTCAGACATCGCGACCCAGCTACGCATGGATCATGTCATCGCAAGCTATCAGACCAAGAGCATCACCACCAAAGCTGCTGATACAGCGATGGCAGCGAAGCTCATGTGTCTGCCAGCGCCGGATCTCAACGCCTCAAAGAGCGATCGCTAAAATATCGTTGCATCAAATTTAATGATGCAGCATGAAGGAATGGTGCAGCGCTCGCTGCGCGGAACCATTCCACTCTACATGGAAGACGTCATCATGAATCTGACCAAGCTCTCTCAAGACATGTCTCGCGATCGCATCTACGACCGCATGGGCCGGACCCAGTTCTCTGGCACACTCCCCTACTCGAAGGGACACGATGATGCGCGCCGCCGTATGGCTGTCATCATCCAGACCCGCAAGCTTGCGAGAAAGCTTGATGCGGTGGCTCGCAAGACCGCTGACATCCGAGCTCGCTCGCTCAACGACAGAAGCTATGCCAAGCAGCTCTTGGAGCTGGAGCGCACCATGTCCGTTCTGCAAGAGAAGATGTGGGCGGTGCGCAGTCACTACACCTGCCGCGAGAACAGAGGCCGTCGCTCTCGCAAGAGCGATCGCTAAAATATCGTTGCAACAAAATTAGTGATGCCCTATAAAAAAATGGTGCCGCAACCCATGCCGCAAGGCAAAACAACAAATGGAGAATCCGATGCCCCTCTCTATCGTCATGCCTCTGCTTGAGAACTGCTCCGACTATCAGTGCCACTGTGTCAAGACATGCGAGCCAGGCTCAGCTCTCGCTCTGTGCTTCGCTCGCAATCGCACGACCATGCTTCGGCGAGAGCTGGCATGGGCCGAACAAGCGGAGGCCCGCGCTGCTCGTCTGGCATCTGCTGAGACTGTGCTCGGTCACTATGCCCGAGGCTACAACGGATCTGATTTTTATGAGGGTTACATCCTCGGCTATGATGGTGAGTCAGACGAGTATGAGCTGACGCAAGAGGACGACAGCTCTATCTGGATCGAAGCCAAGACGATGATTCTTCAGATCAACTGATCGTCAGGCAAGCGGCATCATCACTCTAGCTGTGGTGGTGTCGCTCGTATCGCTGATGATACGCTAACAGGAGTCCATCATGCCCCTCAAGCAGTTCACTGTGTCTGGTCTCAACACTGACATCGCTTCGCGCGACGGCATCTATCGTCTCGCTGAGCGTGGCGACGCCAACGATCAGGGCCTCACCTTCGAGGAGTGGGCGTGCGCTGTCTGCTGCGATATGCAGTTTGACCGCAGCAACACCGCCTACAACTCTATGCTGCTCAAGCTCCGCTATGGCGGTGAGCTTTATAAGCGTTCTGAGCAGCTCTTTGGCATGGCCTCTGAGGCTGTCCGCAAGATCCTCCTGCACGAGTGGTATGAGGGCGTTGATCCCTCCGAGCTGCGCGTCAAGTTCTCCAAGATCAATAGCGAGGTGGCATGATGAACAAGCATCAGCATGTCTTCAAGAGCGAGAAGCCTTCCTGCCCCTGCTGTGGCGAGTCACTCTCCCTCGTGGCGGCCAACATCGACGGCGTGACCTTCACGCTCGGCTGCATCAACTGCAACCCTGAGTCTGACTGGGATCAGGTCGAGGCCCAGATCGCTGCGGCTGTGGCTGTCTGTTCGGGGAGGGACTGATGTACTACATGCCCCACTTCTGCCTCGGTATGCGCTGGAAGCTGTTCGATATTGCTCGGCAGCTCCCAGATCATACCAAGCATGGCCTGTCTATCTCAGAGGCGATCTTCACATGGCCGATCGGCTATGTGCTGGGTGATGAGCGCACAGGTGAGATGCGCTTTCACTTCGACGGTCCTCATCTGCGGATCGTCAACACCCTCACTCGCAAGGAGATCATCGTCGAGAAGGTCAAGGTATCTGACTTTGTTGATCTCGGCCATACGCTGCTAAGTCGTCATGGTCTCTCTGATCACGAAGAGAAGATGATCGGCATCGTTGATCGCGCTTTGCAGGATACCTACTGGGATAACATCAAGGATTATCTCAAGTGGAGCAAAGACTTTTACTCAAAAGGTCGGCTTGAACAGCAAGGCTACGAGTTCGCATACTGATCGTCAGGCAAGTGGAGCTGCTACGCATGGTAGCAGCTCCACTCGTATCGCTGATGATACGTCAACAGGAGTATATCATGCTCATCGAGGATAGAAGTGCTCAACACACTTCTTATCACGAGATCTATGCTCGTGCTCAGAGATTTGGCGCCAGTGTATCTGATCGGAATCGGCTGGCCAAACTCGATGAAGATCGACTCGCGCATGGGCGCGCAGTTCTGGCCAAGGCTTTGCCTCTGGGTCGGGGCTCCACCTCGTGGTTACTCGCAGTCGCCCTCACGCCCATCATCCATCCGAAAGGAGACGCAATCTCCAAGATGGATCGCACACCACGCTTGCTCGCTGCTCTTGAGGCCGTGAATCTGAAGCCTTCAGGTCCTCTGGCCGAATGGGCTGGCGAAGACTCAGCGTGGACATCGGCGACGATTGATCTAGAAGATGGATCGGCGCTGTCTCTTGTCGTGGGATGGCACAAGGGATGGCATCGTCAGCCCAGTCCGTGGGTTTACGACTACGCCCAGATCAGCGTGATGCAGCCAGCTATCCTTGGTGGTGGCTGGCACTTGATGGATGAATGCACCCTCGATAACAAAGGCAATCGACGGTAGCTAGCATATAACGCTCATAGGAGGATCTCATGTCAGAAAACAAGTGGCACAAGCATGATCGGCCAGACAACACCACCATCCCTCTGTCTTGGTACAGTGATGTCGTGATTCATGGCTATACGTTCTCAGCTCAGATCATCGCGTACAATTCTCGTGGCAATGGCCCGTACACGATCAGGACTGGCTTCATCGGATCTGTGCTGCAAGACGAGTGGTCATATGAGTACCATGACCAGCCTGAGCGAGTGCTCAAGGATGCGATGGATCTCGCTATCGTTCTGCGCGATAGCCTCGCTGGAGCAATCATCCAATCATGATCAGGCGCTACACTGAGAAGTTTCCGCAAGGCAGCTTACAACCTGAGGACGTCAACCTCTCGCATATGAGTGCCCTCGCCAAGAGAGACGGCAAAGATCTCTGGTTCGCCTGTTGGAAGACAGACGAAACTGGCCGGATTGCGGCGTGGTCTCTTGGCAACACAGAAGCCGAGGCTCTTCAAAATCTGGCACTCAAGTGCCGAGATCGGCATGAAGCAATTCAGCTAGCTCACAAACAGAACCTGTTCTAACCAATATCTGAGAGGGGCTCTGAAATGGTGAACAGAATCACTGAGAAGTACCCACAGGGCAGCCGCGACGGTATCAACCTCTCTCTGCTGAGCGCGTGGGCGCAACAAGACGGCGAAGAGCTTTGGATCGCCTATTGGCAAGCATACGCCCCACCTCACGCTGTTGCGTGGGCGATTGCTGACACAGAAGAGAAGGCGATCGCCAAGCTCTCGCGCCGCTGCTCAGAGAGCGATGCAGTTCTGAGAGCTAAACACCGCTAAAACAAACCAACCTGACAGGAGTTCCCCATGACCGGATGCAAGTTCACTGTGACCAAGACGCGCGGCGGATGCTGCCTCAAGATCGAGCGCACAACCAAAGGCTTCTTTGGTAACGATGTGATGTCAGACCAGCGCAACTTCCAGGACCGTACTCCCGCCGAGGTAAATCAGCTCAAGCGCATGGTCGCTCAGGCTGGTGACGATCTCAACAAGCTCGATGATCTGTTGGCCGCTGCTGGCTGGCACTAACAACCGAGGAGAATCTCATGAAAACAATTATGACCCCAGTGGTCCTCGCCCTCGACTTCGTGAACCTCAAGACGACAGAGCACGCCCTGTTCTTTGTCACTGATGAAGATCCTGGCGACGAAGAGCCGCCAGAGAGCGCAGTCAAGAATCACAAAGAGCTATGCTACCAAGTCGGCATGTGGGTGATCGGCATGATGGCCCCATCTCTCTCCAATGAGGGGCGACACAGTCGCATCAGGCCGCTGTGGGAAGAGAAGATTGGTAGCACCGCCACCAGCGACTACGACCTCCACGACGAGAACTGGGATGAGATCCTTCGCTCATGGATCTGCGCTTTGGAAGCAGACATGCTCAAGACCAGCGCCGCCAAGTTCTCCATCTCCCACAAGATCGGCACCAAGTTCACCGGCAACGGCACTATCGGTGTCGATATGACCGACCTCTACTGAACAACAGCGATCTCTAAAATATCGTTGCGATAAATTTAGTGATCGCATATCACAAAATGGTGCGCGGCATCACGCCGCCATCATGAATCAAACCCAAGCATCAAGGAACGCATCATGTCCATCTCCCTCGACAAGCATCTCAAAGTCACCTACCGCCTCAATGACATCACATGTCACTTCACGAGCAAGCCCATCTATGTGGATCGCATCTTCGAGGTCCTTGCGCTCAACGAGAAGCTCAGCGTTCACTGCTGTTCAGGCACTGGTTCTGCTGAGTGCTGGCCCCGTGGGATCATCTGCTCGACCAACGAGAAGTACAACAGCGAGAAGCACGGTGAGAAGCTCTCTGATTTTGAGATGGATAACAGCACCGCTGGCGACGACGTCAGCTACTTCGGCTGGTCTGATCTGCACGCGATGCCTGTGGCAGAGGTGCAGGACTTCAAGGACTTCGCCGAAGACTTCCGCGACCTCGGGCATCGAGACATCGACAACAGCGACATGTACACGCCCTACCACTGGGACCTCGATGAGATCCTCGGCGTCAAGAAGAGCCTGAGCGAAGTGATCGCGCAAGTCGATCACACTGAGAGACACAGCTTTGTGGATGAGAATGGCCACACGATCCTCGTCGCTATCTCCGCCCCTGAGGCTGGCACTCCCAAAGGCTATCTCGTCGATGACAAAGAGAAGTGGCAGGACGGCCAGTGGCTTGATCCCAACCGCTATGACAAAAAGTAGTAGATCGTGATGCGCTGGGAGCTATGAGCTGTCCTCGTAGCTTCCGCCGTATCAATCACGATACGCCAACAGGAGTCTTTCATGAAGCATCAGATCGGACTCACCTCTGCGATGAATCTCATCCGCATCATCCAGGATCAGCCAGACCTGAACATCGAGCATCGCGAGACCTGCTGCGCAACGGCGCTGCTCGATGCGCTCGATTGGCGAGACACCTGCTACACCGAGGCACACAAGCGGTCCTTTGAGTACAAGCAGAAGCGCGCCAAGGACTACGCCTACCACATTCAGGCGCTTCGCGACAAGTACACCGCCTACATGGTCTGGCCACAGTATGTCCGCGATCAGTACCGCCGCAACCTGGCCGCTCACGACAACATCATCCGGCTCGACAAGATCCTGGAAGATGCGCGTGCTGCTGGCTGGCTGGTGGACAAGGGTACCTCCATCTTCGGCACTGAGGCGACTCTCACCAGCGAGGCGGGAGACCTGATCTTGCTCAAGTGGGACTGTGCTCGCTCCGCTGGCCCGGGTATCCTCGGGACGACTGGCTACATCGCTCGGCTGTACATCGCCAAGAACAAGATCGAGGGAATCGTGAACAACGACTTCACCGAGATCAACACGTTCGCCGATGCACTCGCCGCGCTCAATTAACAAAAAACACAAGAGAGGTCCGTTATGGAAGAGTGTCCCAAAGAGATCGCTGAGCTGGCATCCGAGCATGACTTCAATCGAGTGATGCACGGCTTCCCCAGCGATCAAGCCGCAGAGGCCTACTTCGCAGGTGAACTGCTGCGCAACAGCGACATCGTAAGCTGCCCAGAGATCGTCACGTTCAATGGAGAGATCTATCTGATCTACTTCGACGATACCAATGAGGAAGACGACATCCCTCTGGTATTCGTCAAGTATGAACCACCCCTCATCGGCAGGATCAGTCTCTGACTTCGACGACCTCCCAACTCCCTTGACATCGTCTGCCCTTCGCGGTAGGTGGTGTCAGTGGTTCGTTGTGAAAGAGGCACGATGACCCGTTCAAGATCTCCTCTCAGGTGGCACCGCACCTTCGCCACCGCGACAACATCCACCCGAACATTAAAGCCATGAAGGCCAGCCAATATGTGTAGAGACCCGCCCTGATCAGTCGCTCAGCCCATATTTATACCGAGCCAAGATACTCAAGACCTCGCTGTGAGGCGTCAAATAGCCCCGTAGAGGCTTTCTACGACCGAGCGTGAGTACAATCATGTAACAGACCCAAAGCTCTCAACCAAGACGCTCGTTAGAGGTCTGGCCACAGAGCATCGGTGCCCCATTTTCCAGTAGTAATAAAAATGGCAACGAGGCCTAAAAATCTCGTTGCCATTTTAACAGTGTCACGCTATCAAGAGACATCAGCAAACAAGCTGACCCAGGACATGTCGTCCTGCTCATCCAAAGGTATCAGTCATGGCCCGTTCATTGAGCCCCATCCTGTTCGAGTTCGCAAACAACAACGCCGAGTTCCTCACGTCGTGGTGGCAGCGCCACCGGGCGACGAGCGATGCTGGCACGCCGGAGAAGAATCCCGGTCTCGACGCGATCCTTCTCCGCTTCGCTGATGCGATGGCGTCCCCATGTCCGGCCTATCCGCAGGAGAAGCCAGAGGTCACGAACGAGCAGTTCGCCGCCTCAAGCGAGGCGTTCAAGGAGGCGTGTGAGCTGGCAGGTGTGAAGAACACCGCTCGTCAGGCCTCGAAGTTCCGCCGCAAGATGGGTGCGGCCTACAAGGTCCATCGCGAGCTGAAGCGCGCCTAACTGCGGCAGTGTGTCGTGTGTTTTTCAGGTAGTGTCGCAAATATCAAGTGAAGTTTGATACTACCTGAAAATTTTGTATCTCAACTCAAAAGGTTTCAAGATGAGCAATCAGAACAAGAATACCGATCGCCCCGCCTTCAAGAAGGCAAGCGACCTCTCCATGTTCCTCTACTGGCTGGAGCGTGCGGCTGCGCAAGGTGCGCAGATCAAGCATATCTTTCTGCCAGAAGATGGCGATGTCAACCGCATCCATGTGACATGGTATGCTGACGAGGTCGATCCCAAGGTCAACCGAGTCATCTCGGCGCAGCTCACCGAGCTGCACAACCTGCCGAAGGAAGAGAGTGTCGCGCGTATCAAGCGGGCGATCGAAGCTGTGCCCCAGCTCTACTCTGTGTACTCGCAGAAGAAGGGCCTGGGTACGACGGTGAGCGGCATGTGTCTGCGAGACAACCGCTTCAAGCCTGACCAGAAGGCGCTGGTGATCTTCGCGCTCACCTACTTCTGCGAGGACATGGGCGTCGACTACTTTGACCTCAAGGTCGTCGATGATCGAGTGTCTGTCAGTCTGCCGCCCGACAAGGCCTACGATGTCGGCAGGCGTCCTGCGCTCGTCTCTGCGCTGCTGGAGTTCCTCAATGACACCAGCGCCGCCAACCCTGGCTTCTGGGACGAGAAGGACGATGCAAAGCGCGTCGCGCGCTACATCAAGTCCTTCCAGCGCTTCGATCCCAAGACAGCTTGTCTGCGCATCTCTCGCAAGGCGAAGACCAAGACTGACAATCGCCCCGTCATCGCCAAGCCCAAGCCCCAGCGTCAGCCGAAGCCGACGCAGAGTGAGCGTGTGAAGGCTCAGGTCGTCGCGGATCGTCGTCCAGCGAGCATCACAAGCGGCGAGGATCAGCCCAACGGCTGATCAGTTCTCTCAAGCGCCAGAGCCTCTCTCTGGCGCGTCAGCAGCGTTAGCATAATTGGATAATGCAAGGATCTTCTAAGTCCTACCATGTGGGTTCAAGTCCCTCACGCTGTTCTGGTGCCATAACCTCAAGCAGGAGTGTCAGTGATGGAAGACTACAAGCGCCAAATCAATCAGTGCGGACCATTTAACAACGAGCGCGAGGCCAAGTTCTGGATCTGCGGTGTCGAGCATGGCAATCCTGACGACTGCACCGACTACGGTGTGATCGAGATCGATGGGCAGTGGTATGCCTGCTATACGCGGATCATCGAGATCCGCTACCCTGACGAGCACGACCAGTACGAAGATGTCGTGCGCTTCACCTCTCCCATCTAAGCTGTCAAGGAGACAATGTGTACGTCTTCATCGCTGTGATCGTTATGTTCGGATTTATGTTGATCTTCGCTGTGGTGAGCGCTGCTCGCCAAGAGCGTGAGTCTCGATTGATGATCGAGAAGCACATGGATCGAAAACATCGAGAGATGTCTGATGCTCAGAAGATCCTGAACGTCTCGAACATCGAATACTTCGACAATATCGAGACACCTCTGTCCTGTGATGTCTCGTGTGACTCAACGTCCTGTGACGCTGGCTGCGATGGCGGCTCAGGCGGCGGGGACTGATCTCTACGGGGGGGGGATCGAGGCGTTGTCTGCTAATGGTCAGGCGGTCGGACTTTCAATCCGAAGGTGCTGGGTTCAAATCCCGCCAACGCTACTGCGCGCAAGCGCCCTCAGAGTGTCTCCAGTGTCAAACCTCAAGCATCAAGAGAAGTATCATGAAGCAGCGCTACAATGCTCCCAGCCCCTACACCGTCGCCGTCTGTCTCGCCTTCCTCGCCAAGGACTACACCCTCTATGGCTTCGAGGCCGAGGTCCAGGACAAGGCGATCACCCCCAGGTTCGTCGATCTGCATCCGCTCGCGCGTCGTCTGGGTGACAATCAAGCAGCCTGCGTCGCTGCGCGCGACAATCTCATCAAGCGCGTCAAGCGTCGCGCGCTCAAGAACAACCAGATGTACGTCGTCGTGACCACGCAGTCTGTCTCTGGTCGCGCCTACGACTACATGATCAAGCGCGGCGAGGCCACGATCAACCTCGCATGGATCGATGTGGTCAAGGAGGGCGAGGACCAGACCCCCAAGGCTCGCTACATGAACGAGCATGTCGAGGTCACCAACTACCCACAGCCGAGCACTCACAAGCGCGAGATCGAGCTGGCACAGGTCGCCCAGAAGGTCGGCGTCAACAAGAGCGATCTCAAGAAGGCCATCAAGGCCTTGCGGACGTTCGATGACCCGCGTCCCGGTCATGGCAGGCATCAGGACTTCTTCTCGATCCCCATCGGCGACTGGAACCAGATCCCGCTGTTCGACAAGCTCGGGCTCGCCAACAAGATCCAGTGTCGCTGCGAGCCTGATAGCCATACTGCCTACAACGGCGAGTGCCCCATCTGCTCTCATCGCGCCCTCGAAGGCATGATCGACTGTCTCGATGAGTTCATCGAGAGCCCTGAGTATCACTTCGAGCGTTCTGAGGATGAGATCAAGCAGCTCAATGGCCGCTATACTCTGCTGGATCTGATGGGCTATGAGTACAACGGTGGTGACTTCGGCGCCTACTGGGACTGCGTCAGCTTCTGCTGGCATGACTCGATGTATAGCATCGTCTACCGCGTCGAGAGCACCTTGACCGCTGGTTCTGTCGGTGGCGGCGTCTCTCTCGACAACCTGCGCGAGTATCGCGATGAGCTGAAGCGCTGTGTGCTGCTCAGCGAGCGTGGCTTGCAGCGCTTCAAGGTGGCCGACGTGGATCATCTCCAGAGCGATGACGCCGCCGTCTACCAGAAGTGATCGCTAAAAAATCGTTGCATCATTATTAGTGATGCACTATAAAAAATGGTCGGGGCAGTGTGGCCCCGACCATTTCAACATCAAGCCTCAAGGTGACGTCATGAATCTCAAGTTCTCCGAATACTATCTGCAACAACTTTGTGCTGACATGATGTCCGCGATGATGCGGGCGGCCCCGCACGACCCCGAACTGTCAAAGCAGATCCCCTCTCTCTACGACTACCTGTGTTCTGGCCACATGATCTCGACCTTCCTGGACATGTATCCTCATGTCTCGCGCGTGGGGTCGATCACGCCTGAGAAGATGCAAGCTCGACATCTTGTCGTGCTCGCTATGGCTCATGTCCTCGATCAAGAAGTGGCGATCTGCCATGATGATCTCTGGGATGACGCCGATAGCGACCGCAAGAACGACTGGGACTACAAAGACTTCTTCACCGAAGACGGAGAGCCGCTCACGCCAGAAAACTATCCGACTGGCGATGAAGACTGAGCTGTGGCCACGTTATATAACAAAAAACTAAAGGTGACGTCATGCTGTTCACTGGTGTGCAGAAGAAAGAGCTGCCTCAATCTGTCCTCATCTCTCTCCTCTCCTTCCATCTCCGCATCGAGAGCTGCGATGGGGCCTTCATCTCGCTGGCCCCATCCAAGACCCTGGCTGCTGCTCGGGAGATCGAAGGCGAGATCTACACCCAGCTCCTCGCTGAGCGCTCATACAGGAACGCGACTGAGACGATCTCCTGTGCCGTCGAGATCTACGATACTGTGGTCGATGTCGAGTTCACGACCAACAACCTCTCTGGTCCTGACGAGCAAGACATCCTGCCTGAGCCTGAGCCGATCGAGGGCGCGCTGTATGTAGCCTCTCAGGCTGTCTGTGAGGTCATGTGGGGCAAGGGTCGCATCGACTTTGTCTGTCCCGGCGATCTCCTCGGCTTCGAGACGACGAGAGCCAAGCTCCCCAACGGCACATGGGTGCCGATCCTCCGCTGCCTCGGGCTGCGCAGGAACAAGTAAGATCTAAAGCTATGGAGCTAAACGCCTAGTTAGACTTGGCTATGGCTCGGCAAGGGTGCAGTAAAGTCTAACATTTCATGAGTCAGAAATCACCCGGACAGTTGAGCCTCGCTCCTGTCTACACCTCCGCTGATTGCATGAGACAGATTGTGGTAGATCCACAACGGACTGAGACCAGTGCTACATGGTCTTTCCAAGCCGTGGCTCGCGGTGTCCAACGAGTAGACAGATCCAAGCACAGGGCTTGGCGGCAGCGCGAACTGCCGGAGCGGTTCAACTCCGCTATCTGTCTTTGGCAATAGTGCCAGTCAAGGAGTCGCAAATGTTAAAGGATCTGTTCAAGGATAAGATCAAGGGTCGCATGACGTCAGTGCTCACCTTCAAGCTCGCGCCAGATCTGGCTCAGCGTCTTGAGGATCTTGTGCAGAAGTCTGGCGATGGTTCTCTCGTGCAGACGTTCAAGATGGCCCTGACCCTCTATGAGAAGGCGATCGACAACAGGATCGCAGGCGGCGAGCTGCACATGGTCAGGATGGTCGATGGTGAGCGTGTGCTCACCATCATTGAGCTCTAACAAAACGACCTATCTCAAGGAAAGTATCATGACGCATATCGAGTTCGAGAATCTGATCCGTTCCCTCGCGAGAGAGTCCGACGACACTCGCATCGCAGATCTGCTCCAGGGCTACGAAGAGCTGTATGAGATCCACGCCATCACTGAGCGCACGATCGCCAACTTCAAAGACGTCGAGCAGCTCAAGAAGATCGCTGCGGGCTATGGCGTGGATCTGGACGATCGTCTCTCGCTAGAGAGCGCCTTCGAGGACGAGTTTGGCGGCGGCACCAACATGACGGCGATCGCTGCGATTCAGCTCGACGGCGAGGGCGACGGCTACCTCGACTGCGTCGATCGCTTCATGTTCGATCGCAAGCACGATCTCCAGTACAAGATGGTCAGAAATGCGCTCAAGCTGATCGACGAGGACATGAAGTGACACCCCAACTCTTTGTGCGCCACTGGGATAGCTGGGTCGCTCACGAGAGCCCGCTAGGTCAGTACCAAAACCTCATTGGTAGCGTGCCTTGCGCTGTCATGTCTGAGCAGGCTGTGATGCAGCGGCTTGCAAAGTATGTGTCGCTCGGCCTGCGCTACACTGATGTCATCCAAGGGCATCAGCCCTACCGTGAGATCTCCGACGCGATCTGTCGAAACATCCGCGATCACAAGATCGAAGAAGGTGTTCTCATGCTCGACTGGGTAGTGTTCAGGCCCAACCGAGACCCAGACCAAGACGACGATGAGATCATTGTCGCCCAACTCGTCCTCGACATCGAGGACATCATCAGAATGTCAGAACAGGAGTATCAGCCATGAAGACGATGGACAGCATCGACATCACCCTCTGGATCAACAACCTCAAGCAGGGAGAGAGCATCCCTCAGTATATCAAGGAGCAGGCGGACAGGCTCACTTATCTGGGTGGTGGTGTGGTACTCTGGAATCAGCCTAACGATGAGGGCGGTGAGCTGGTGATCGTCAGCGGCTCGATCAAGGAGGCAGGTCGTATGCCAGGGTTTGCCGATGTAAATGCTGCTGGTCGCGCAGACGACAACCTCAAGTTCCTGTGCAAGTGCTGGCACGACCGCAAGGACGATCAGTCGTTCAACCTCTACGACCCGTCTTCTTATCTCGGAAGACATGACAGACTCGTTCATGTCACTGGTACGTTCGGTGACATCAAGAGCTGGTTCATCAACAACGACAAGGTGTGAGGCACAACATGTCAGAAGAACTCGATCTCCTCATCCTGAGCGTCAAGAACGGTCAGGATGAGTTCACAGAATACTTCAAGCGCCAAGTGCAGGCTCGCATGAGCGAGCACCAGCCCCCGGTGACTGTCGCCGCTCCTGTCGCGCCAGCAGCAACTGCTGAGATCGATATGGGCACCAACTGGGATCGGCAGGCAAGCATCGTCGAGAAGGCCCCAAAGAGCGCTGCTGAGGCGTTCCGTTCAAGTGAGACCCCAAGGGTTCGCACCGGCACGTTCTCGCCCGTTGTAGACGATCCTGCGCAGTACAAGACGATTTCTCGCCGGTCGCTCCCAGGGTTCACGCCGCAGCTTCGCATCAGCGGAGACAACCTGATCGAGGACTGCCTGCATCACTCGGCGCTGCGCAACATCGACACCGATACGCTGCTGCTGGCCCTGTCTGTGCCCGAGCCGACCAAAGAGGTCATGAAGATCAGGCAGGCCATCATCGACAACCTCCAGTATCCCAAGCAGATGCTTGCTGGTCTGCTGTTCGCGGTATGTGGCCTGAGCGAGGAAGAGATCACCAAGCGGCTTGACCTCAAGTTCTCTGCTGTGTCTTCCTATCTGAGCACCACCCGCAAGTCAGCAGATCTGATGACGCTGACCAAGCGTCGGCTCTCCACGTCTCCCGAGCATGATCATCGCAGCATCGTCGGTCGTGACACTGGCGCGGCGCTCAACGGGCAGCTCCTGCCCAAAGAGATCGCATTGGCCAACAAGTGGCGGCGGGCGCCTGAGCACATGAGAAAGACAGGGCCGAACAGCTTTGTCATCTCACAGATCGTCGAGTCGGCGCCGTTCAAGATGCTCCACGACATGTGGCCGCTGATCAGCGCCAAGAAGATCGAGGGCGGCATCCGCCAGCGCTTCCGTCCGCGCGTCACGAACAACCAGTTCGCTATGGCTGTCATGTACAGGGCGCATGGATTCTCGATGACTGACTATCGCTCCATGCACACCAAGATGCTCAACAAGTTCCCAGATCTGTTCATCAGCGTTCGTCAGATGGAGAACCTGTTCTCGATCTATGACTGCGCCATGTGGAACGGTATCAGGAACATGATCAACGAGCACCAGCTCTACATCACCTATCCTGGCTTCGCGCTCCTCGTGGATCGCGCTGAAGACTATCAGGGCTAAAACAACACTCGGGGCCGCAAGGCCCTTTCTCAAGGCAACGTATCATGACGTATCGTGAACTGCTCGAAAAGATCTCCAAGATGGACCCGACCTTCCTCGATCACAAGGTGACGCTCTGCACTGATGATGACGAGTACAGCCTCATCACAAGCACATGGATCGCTGACGGCGCAGAAGAAGCTGGCCCTGAGTCTCGCCGACCTGTCAAGGGCCAGCTTGTCTTGTGTCAAGAAGAGTTCTGCGATGAAGATGAAGATGACGAAGATGACGACTATGGTGAGGAGCAGGCGGAGCGGGCCATGCTCGCTGGCATGTCTCATGGGACCGCTGGCTACAACGAGGCAATGGGCTACGATCTCTTCGAGGGCGATGACGACTACTGAGGTCTAGCCTCTCAAACATCCGACACAGATTTGCGGTCTGTGTCGGATGTTTTTCAAGTATAGTCGCAATTTAGTGATCAGTTTTATCTCGTTGTAAATTTTTTAGAGATCGAGCTAAATAGTATCCACGCAGCGCATACCGCGCAACATCCTCAACACAAACTCGGAGCATACAATGCAGCCCGCTTCGCAGACCTTCAAAAATATAAGCTCTCTTGTGATGGCGCAGGGACGCTATCATGAGTTTGCTCATGTGGTGACGTGCGAGGCAGCCTACTGGCTTCAGTGGCCAGAGTATCCAAACACCTGCCTTGTCCCTTTTGTCTTCGAGTGGTATCGAGTCATGAGGTGCAAGTTAGCGGAGAGATACGACCTGTGCCGAGCGAAGGGTTGCTCTGGCAGCAAGTATTCTTTCTATTATATGTTGAATGGCAAGCCGAGCTACGATTACACGACGTGGGAGAAATTCTACGTCGCAAAAAGCGTTGTCGTCTGTCAGTCTATCACAGACTCAACGCCGAACGTCTGTGCGCCCTCAATCGACGTCGACTGAGAAGTCACGTCAACATTCTCAACAAATCATCTCAAGGTATCATCATGTACGGATCGAAGACTGTCCTCATCTCTCAGCTCCCCGCCATCATCGCCCCGCTGCTGCGCGCTGGCAAGATCAACACGCCTGACATCCGGCTCACTGGCAACGATGAGCCCTACGTCGCTCCCATCTCGAACGATGGTCAGCGCTGTACGCAGCATCACGTCAACGTCGCGACGGGCGAGGTCAAGACGTTCGTCGGTTCCTGGGGTGGCGCCAACATGTTCGAGCGCACCATCGATCATGTGAAGAGCAAGATCACGCTCGGCGATGACGAGTACATCGTCCGCTGCTACACTGGCTATCCTCGCGCCAGCGCCGTCGTCGAGTGCAACATGAAGACGTTTGAGACCTACAAGACCGACAGCGTCGACATGACCGACAAGGAGGCCAAGGGGCTGTCTATCGTCTGCCACTGCTCCAGCTCATACCGCAAGGAGAGCTGGCGTCGTGACGTCGGCGGCGCCTATGACGCAGCTCATGCTGTCGTCGTGTCTCTCGTCGAGAAGGGCCTCGTCAAGGTCGCCAAGAACGGCTCTATCTCGGCCACCGTCGCTGGCAAGATGGCGCTCGACCAGCGCGAGCTTGAGAAGCGCTCAGTCTCTCACTACTGATGATCACCTTCGAGATCCAGTATATCAAGCAGGACGGCGTTGAACACGCCTACTTGCTTGGCCACAGGATCGTCAAGAGAGATCAGCAGCAGCCTCTCTCGGCTGCGCTATTTAGTGTTCTGTGTCAAGAGCTTGAGCGAATCGGCCTCAACCTATCCAGACAGAAGATCTGGGCGCTGGCCGAGCAGCTCGAAGAAAAGTCAACAGCAAGCCTCAGTCTGGAGTCTCAAAAATGAATGAGCAGCATCCTCTATTCAACGTCGCCATCGAGAAGCATGGATCGTCCTACCTCGAAGCGGTCCAGGATCGGGTAAACAAGTACCATCAGATGTTCCGCTCGATGGAAGCCATGAAGTGGCCATTCTTTGGTCCTGGCTTCTCGCGCGATGAAGAGCGCATCCTGTACGATCACTGCATCTACAACGCTGCGGGCATCCCATCACGGATGTTCGACGTCTACTCAGATGCTCGGCGCTACTTGATGGAGGGCAGCGCTGATCCGGCACTGTGCGCCGAGTTTATGCGAAAGGCTCGCGCTCTCGCGCCAGAGATCGCGACACTTGAGCAGAAGTTCGAGAAGATCGCAAGCTGGATCACTGACGAGCCTGACTTCGAGGCTGACGCTTTTGATAAGCTCGTCAAAGATGAGCGCTCACTTGAGGGCGCCCTTGAGCATGTCAGAGAGAACTCCTGGACCGAGAACACTCTTGAGTCGTATAAGATCTTCTTCTCAAAGAACCTTTACGACAAAGAGAACGACCTATGCGAAGGCGTTGACTATTTGAGAGAGATCGGCGACACCATCCGATCGAACGACACCCTCGATGACATCATCATGCGTGCTGTCAACGCCTATATGGAACAACAGCTCTGCGCAGCCATTCGGACACTCGCAAAAGAGCGCGTGGAAGAGTTCGATCTGGACTTTCGTCGCTACGACGAGGACGAAATCCTTGAGCACTGGATTCAGGCGCAGCTTCATGAGCAGAACCGACTGCACAAGTATGACCGCTCCTTGTCGTGGGCCGCCTTCGATCTGTATCCCAAAGACTTTGATCTGCTCGTAGAGCGCACCAACTGGATTCGCGAGAACACCGTCGAGGACGATGATGCACAAGAGTCGTGAGAGTGTTCGCGCCAATCGTGGGACCGCCAGTGGCTGCCGAAAGAGGCTCTACAAGCTCGGGCTGAGCCATCTGGAGCGCTACGGCGATGACGACAATGATCCAGACCCACAGGCGTTCATCGACCACTGGGAAGCGCCTTCCGATCATCATCGCTTCAAGGGATACTGGCCTTGCGGCCAGCCTTGGCGAGGCCTCAAGCGTCAAGCCAACAAAGAGATCCGCCGCTGCTACGATCAAGAGCTGGGGCGCATCTGCAAGCTCTCTGCTGGCGCGCTGGAATCTCAAGCTGAGATGTTCGATGAAGAGTTCGATCCGTATCGTTTGATGCGCGTCGAGCGCATCAAGTATGTCAACAAGTTCACTTGAGCAAAGAGCTGGATCGAGAGGTCCAGCTCTTATTTTATTTTCTCGTTGCGAAATAAATAGTGATATAGCATAAAGAAAGTGTGCAGCGACGAGGCTGCCAACATCATAAGGAGGCGCATCATGGATGACAGTGAGAAGCTCGCAAAGATCATCGAGAGCATCAAGGGCAAGACATACGAGGAGACTGCTCAGATCATCCTGAACCTGGCTCAGAATGCTGAGAAGCTGATGGACCTCAACAAGCAACTCGACAAGATGACGAAGGAGCTACTGGACGATCTGACCGTCACTGAACCAACGGAGTTCCAACGCGCTCACTGGAGCGACCAAGCTCTTGAGCAGCTCTTCAACGATCTGCTGAAGAGGACTGAGCGGTCCATGACTCACACAAAGAAGCTCACCGGTGTCCTGAACAAGGTACAGCGAGAGCGCAAGCGGAGACGCGATCATGTTGACGCGGTGCGAGCAGCGAGAGGCAGTGATGAGTGAGCAAAAGTATGTGAAGATCGATGTACGCATCGATCACTGGCAGACGATCCTCGTGCCCGTGGATGAGCGCAAGTTTGAGATCCTCAGCGAGCTTGATGCGCCGCCTGATGCGCTGGACGAGTCTGCCCAGTTTGAAGCCAGTGAAGTCTACGGCGAGGTCTATGACATCTGGAAAGGCATGAGCGATGCCGAGCGAAGTCAGCGCTGCTTTGTGATCAAGGATCACATCGAAGACGATTTTGGCTTTGATGTCGCCAAAGACAACGCTGTGAACGATGTAGCCGATCGAGATCCAGCTCTCTTCATGGGAGTGATCCCGACCAGCGCTGAGCTGGCTATCGTCGATCACCCCAGGCTGGATGAGCTATCGATCAGTGAGCTTCGGAGCATTGAAGCTGATCAGTCCTGCGACAGGATCAAGCTGCTCATCGAAGACCTGATCGCCAAGCGTAACGAGATGCTCCCAGAAGATCCAGGCCAAGCTATCGAGCTGCTGCTCAGGACGCTTCGCCTTGCAAGAAGGCTCTACTGATGCAAGAAGAACTGAAAGAGGTTGAAGAGCTGTGTCGCGCCTTCCCAAAGCTCGAAAACGGCAAGACTCGGTTCGATGTCTTCGTGCCGCAGACAAGCGGTAGAAGCAAAGATCCGGCGCTTCTGTGTGTCAGCGACTATGCCAAGGACCATGCGTGGGTCTTCCGATTCCATGCACGCGGCGCTGGCGGCAAGTGGTTTGTCGCCTGCATGGCCACCCAACAACGCTTCGGCTGCTCCGCTGGTGAGCTGCTGGAGACCTTCAAGACCAAACTGGAGATCTGACGATGAAGACCTATGCTCTGACCGCTGTCTGCCGCCAACTGTGCAAGCTCGATCCGAATCACCCCTACCAAGGCAGTGATCTGGAGGCCCACATCATCCGAGACGAGATCGAGCAGTACAAGCCGATCATCGAGGCTCACTTCCCTCCTGGGACCGTCGATGTCTTCGGCCTGCGCGCTGAGTGGTCGCACACAATGATCCTCGGCAGTGGTGCTGATCAAGTGGTCCTGCTTGGTGCCGGACTGGATCTGCTGGCCCACCGCTACTACATGCGCCCTGTCACCTTCTTCGAGGTCGATCTGGCCTCAACGATCGCTGTCAAGCGCCTGAAGCTCTTGAGCACACCTGATGACATCGACCTGCACGAGCACCATATCACCTATGTGCCCTGTGACTTCGAGTCTGATGACTTCGCTGCGCTGCTCATTGAGCACGGCATCGATCTCACGAAGCCCACCATGTTCGTCTGGCTGGGGGTTTCCTACTATCTGGAGCGTCAGACCGTCCTCAACACGCTGCGCAAGATCAAGTCGATGGGCTTCCCCGAGGTCATGATCGCGATGGACTATGCGCTTGAGACCGGATCTCCCACCAGCGAGGCAGAGATCAAGCTCGCTCAGATGGGCGAGCCGATCAAGACCAAGTTCAAGTCGATCATCCCTGACATCGCCAAGATCGGCTTCAACGTGTTCAACGAGTGCTCAGTCTTGAGCGAGGCGCTCAACTATGGCCTGCCCATCTACGATGGTGATGCGCGCCAGCTCATGTTCGCGTACATCAGCCACCAGAGCTGAGCAAGGCCCTCAAGCAATACAACGGGCGATCAACTCGCCCTGAATCTCAACTGCAAGGAAGTATCATGCTGCCAGAAGACCGTCTCGATCTCAACGACGCCGTTGCCAAGAACCGTCACCGGTCGCTCATCATCAAGGGCGTTCGCTTCCACCTCACCGCCGAGATCTTCGGCACCTACGAAGACCCTGTCGCGGGCTGCCTCGGCTACCACGACAACACCGGCTTCTCTGAGCATCTCTGCACGGCCAATCTCTCCAGTCCGATCGTCGTCGACAACATGGTCTCCTTTGATCCTGAGCAAGGTTTTCAGGCTCTGCTCATGTCGAGCATCTACCAAGACACCATCGACTCGCCAGCCAATCTCGAAGAGAAGATCGGCAAGGTCTGCGATCGGATCTGTGCTATGATGAATCAGCTCGCGGATGATCAGGACCAGAAGATCCAGGTCTCGGTGCCAGTGCGCGCGACGCGGGTCTATGACGTGATGGTGCCGATGGAGATGTCGACGCGAGAGTACGCCAAGATCCTTTTGAGCACGCAGGACGATCAAGAGCGCAGCGAGGAGCTAACGCGCCATCTCCTCGATCAGAATACGCTCGACGTGCAAGTCGATGCCATGCTCGCTGGTGGCGAGGTCTCGTATGAAGAGTACGACAAGGATCTCTCCACCGACAAGATCTTGATCGGTCATGCTCATCTTGGAGGCGCAGATGAGCATGACGAGGGCATCCTTGTGAAGACACGTTCCCTCGCACTCAACGCACTCAAGCTCAAGATGCTCGCCAAGTCCAAGGGCTGAGCTGTTCTGCTGATGACAACAACGGGCGACAGGTTCGCCCCAACCAAAAGAGAGTATCAAGATGGACGAGACCGAAGAGAATATCGTGTTCGATGATGACACCCTGGATCTGGCCGATGGCGATCTCGATGGCAAGCGCTTCAAGCTTGTGGGTGTCCGGCTGCGCCTCGTCGCACAGCTCATCGTGGAAGACACCACGGCTGGCGCCGATGACTTCACCCATCATCTTGACGACCGTGTCGTGACGCTCATGACTCACGATCAGATGCTGCCGCTCCATGAGGTCGCCTTCCTCGGCGAGCTGGTCAACGATCCCAATATGGGCTTCAAGATCGACACATCGATCCATGATCTGGCTCTGGCCCCCAATAAGAGCCTGAGCGAGCGCGTAAACGAGATCGCTGACTCCTTCGATGAGATGGTCGAGATCGACGTGCCTGTGACGGTCGAGTACCACAAGGAGGACGTCTTGACCGTCAAGGTGCCCAAGGGTGCGCTGCTCCGCGCCGCCAAGGCTGATGTGGATCGCACAGGTGATGAGTCTAACTCCTCATCCATCAACAAGCTCGTGTATGACTACAACGATGTCGAAGATCTGTATGACGCTCAGAACATGCGGATCTCTCCTGACGTGTTCTGCCAGGTCTCACAACCCCGAGCTGTCAAGTCAGTGAGTGATCCCGAGACCAACGAGAAGTTCCACGAGATCACCAAGCGCAAGGTCAACAAGCGCTGATCTGTTGTGGTTCAATAGGTGCTGTGATACACTCGCAGCACCTTCTGACCCCATAACAAACGGAGGCGTCATGGAGACCAAGGTGTGTGAAGTTGAGATCGGTCGCGAGAAGTATGAAGCCTTGTTGGAGGCGTTCAAGACGCCTGCAACAGAATGGCCGAACCACGACTATCTCTCACAGTATGATGAGGGCGACATCGTCTGGGATGTCACGGCGACGTTCGATGACGGTTTTGATCTTGATCTGTTCGTGCGTGCGCCCTGTGACTTCGAGGATGAAGATCCTGATGAGGTTGCGTGGGGTGAGCTCGTGCTCTGGTCGCCAGGCATGAACGGGGGCGAGATGATCGAGTTGGATTCTGATCAGATCGACGACTTCAAGGAGCAGGCATACCTGTTCCAGTATGGCGACGTCGTTTACCAGATGACCTTGCGGGTCGTGAATGACCTGCCCGAGGAGGACTGAGATGCAGCTCAACATTACCGACAAGCCGCTCAAGGGCAAAGAGATCTGGCTCTGGAGCGATCCGCATCTGTGGCATGGCGCCGATGACGGTAGTACCGGCATCATCAAGATGGGCAAGAGGCCATTCTCAAGCCTCGCGCACATGCAGCAGTCGATGATCGAGAACATGCTGGAGCACATGCCAGACAATGCCATCATCATCTGCAATGGCGACCTGTGCATGGGCAAGAACGACAAGCTCACAGAGTTCTTGTCGAAGTGCCCCTTCCAGATCATCTGTGTTCGTGGCAACCACGATCCAGACCTCCGCGTCCTGACCATCATGAAGCCTGATGGGACGCTTGAGCATCGCGACCAGACCTACTACCTCAACAAGCCTCTGCTCTTCCCTGACAACTGGAAGGTCTGGTATGTTGACAAGCTGTGTCTGCGTGGCCTTGTCTACCAGTCAAGGTCTGGCATGACTGTGAGCCGCATCAACTTTGACCACTATCCAGCCGAGGAGTGGCACGGATGTGAGAAGAGTGGCATCCTGTTCCACGGTCATGTTCATCACAACGATCCGGCTGATCGGATGCAGGGACGGTTCAACATCTGCGCTGATGTGGTCGCAGCCCGACACCGTGATGCCCTGACCGCTCTCGGCGCCGACCTGGCCGATCCTGTCTACCAGTACATGCAGCAGCGCTGCTATGCGCCCTATCCCATCGACTACTTCATCACCGCGCTGGAGCTTGACCGTGAGAGCGTGGCGCGGCGTCCGAGTGACCGCTGGCCAAACGGTGGAGTGATCTTCGGTGAGCGAGAAGACGAGTCGTAAAAACTCGTTGCATCAAAATTAGTGCTGCTGTATAAAATATGTATGGCAGCGCTGATGCTTTCCACAACAACAAAATAGAGGCATGTCATGGGTTTGAGTGATAGAAAAACGGTCGAACATAAGCCTCGTCGGTTTGTATGCACTGGAGAAGGCTTTTTGCTCTGTGCTCGCCCCTACATCGGAGAGCCGGATCTTGTTCGCATCCCAGAAGATCGCCCCCGACGCATAAGCGACGAGGTCGGTCGCACTGGAGATCACATCTTTATGATGCTCGTCGGTCAAAAGATCGATGCTGAGACTCTACGGCAGCGCGTCATCAAGTATCAAGACGAGTTCAAGATCATCGGTGCTTATTACAAAGGGCACTTTGACCTCGCACTCCAAAGAGCGATCGATGAGGGACGAGTGTTCAAGGATGGTGATCTTTATCACCTCGCAGACAAGTACAACCCAAAGAAATAAAAGGAGGATCTCATGCCAAAAGTATCAGAGAATGTAAGACGACTGTCGCGCGACACAGGGCTCTCTCAGGCGATCGTCAAGCGGTTCGAGAAGATCAACCCTGAGACCAAGGCCCTGAACCTGGCGGTCTACCAGCACTGTGATCCAGAGGGCATTGGCGCGTGTCAGTGTCCCGTCTGTGGCGGTGCTCCTCGCGTGTGCCTTGACATGAACGGGATGCCGATGAAGTCTCCTGTCAGTCAAGGCACAAGCCCCGAGGCCCATTCTCGGTTCGGTGGCTTGCTCCACAGTCTCGGCGCAAACAGCGCTGTCCTCGCACTTCGCGACCGCTCACAACGTGACCCACGCTAGGAGATCATCATGTCAATCAAAGTCACGATCAACCTCGTACCCTACTATGATCGTCGGGCGATGAGCGAGTCTGGCAAGAGCCATTATCTCGACTACCACACCTACGTCAAGCAGGTCGACCAACAGCGCGAGGACTATCTCGCTTCGCTGTGTGAAGAAGAGCGTGAGCTTGTGACTGGACTGTTCGAGAAGGTGGACGAACAGATCGCCAGCATCGAGCAGTACCTCGCCAAGCTCAAGATGATGCGCCAAGGGTATGAACAGCAGTACCTGCCAGCGCCAGATAAAACTGCGCCGCTCAAGCGCCCTGTCAAATTTGAGATGGGGAAAGACAATGGCTGAATATATCTTCTTTATCGTATCTGATAAACCTGGCCATATGACTCAAGGCCTGACAATTCAGGCTCATAATGATCAAGATGCGATCTCGACGAGGCCTCAGTCTGTCACTGTGGAGAGAAAAGGTGCCGCTGGCGTACAACGCGAAGTGGCCCGCATCGATCACCTGCGCCAGGAGATCTGGCAATTCAAGGATGGCGAGGCGCCGCGCTGCGTCTGGACATCCATCCCCTGACATATCGCAATCAAGGCAAGCATCATGGCTGACACCAGCAAGCTCAAGCTCGAACTGTACTCCACCAACAACAGCAAGATCCTCAAGGGCGCTGACCGCTACACGCCCATCGTCTTGCACCTCGCACCTGCCGACCTGTCTGGTTATAACACCTGTCAGGCTGCGTCTGCTGGCTGCAAGAAGGCCTGTCTCAACACGACGGGCAACGCCCGCTTTCAGACAGTGCAAGCGGCTCGCGTCCGGCGCACCAAGATGTTGTTCGAGGAGGGTCAGCGGTTCGCGCGCATCGCTCGTCGAGACATCGATCGCGCTGCCGAGTACGCCGCAGATCATGGTGACAAGCTCGCTGTGCGCAACAACGGCACCAGCGACTTCCCCTGGCATCAGATGCGACACTATGATGCGTTCGACGGCATGAGCCTCATCGAGTACATCCACAGCATCGGCGGCATCGTGTACGACTACACCGCCCGCATCCAGTCGCTCAAGTCTGCGCCTTCCTACTATCATCTGACGTTCTCCCGCAAGGAGGACAATGATCACAAGGTCGCAGAAGCCATTCAGCTCGGGTTCAACGTCGCAGTGGTCGTCAACAAGGCTCTCAAGCAGCGGCTGCTCTGCGAGGGCGTCGACGGCTTCCCTGTGATCGATGGTGACATCGACGATCTGAGGTTTGAGGATCGCCAAGGCGCGCTCGTACTGCTCTCATCCAAGGGTCGCGCGCAGACTGACGACAGTGGCTTCACTATCCAGAAGATGCACCACTTCGACAGCTTCATCCACAACCTATCTCGCAACATCCGAGGCCTCAAGTGAACATCAAGACAATCGTCACCCGTCTGCTGGCCCTCAGGAGCAACGACATCCGCAGGGCCAGCGATGCGCTGGAGCGCATCCGCGTCGTCACAGCCTTCAAGGCGCATCGCAACAAGCTCGACGCCAAGGAGTTCGAGGATGCGACCAGAGAGCTCCTGTCGGTTGTCTTTGGTCCTGACTGGGAACATGCAACCTCAGAGACGGTGCGCCGCATCGCAATGATCGATGGCTACGATGAAAGCGTGGCGGTCATCAGGCTCGACCACTGGGGCGTCAATCTGCACCCGTCTGTCGGGGCAATCCCTGACTTGACAGAAGAAGCAATGGCCGTCGTCACAGGCGCCTGAACAACTGGAGATCAAAATGTCATCGTTCATCTACGAGCTGTTCAAGATCTGGAAGCCAGATCTTGACTGGCTGTGCAATGAGACGGCTTACGAGTTCAGCAGCGGCCCCATCTCTATCCGTTGTGAACAACTGCCGGGTCATGGTCGCTACAAAACCACCATCGCAGGGCTCCCAGAGAATCCTGATGTATGTGCTGTCGGCGCGAGCTGCTATGAGGCGATCTGCAACGCTATTGAGCTGGCACAGAAGGCTGTCGAAGACCCAGCAAAATAGCGCGGTGTATCGAATGTTTTTTGAGACTGTCCCTGATTGCTGATGCAGTTTGTGATAGTCTCAAAAATTTGCAGCATGAACCAAAAAGGTAAATCATGACTCAAACTATCCTGCCTTTGCTCAAGCGTTGGCGACCCGATCTCCAGTGGCTCGGCAACGAAATCTGCTATCATTATACTGGCGGCTCGATCAAGGTCGACTGTGTGCAGCTCGCAGGACATGGCCGCTACAAAGCGGTGATTACTGGCGTTGAAGACAGGGCTGAGGCTGTCGAAAGTATCGGCCCAAGCTGTTACGATGCGGTGCGCAATGCACTCATCGTATCCGGCCTCCATTATGACACCAACGTCGATCACCTCAAGGATTCAAGATGAAGATCACCGAGAACATGGGTAAGGATGAGAAGATGGCACGCGCGTTCATGTACCTTGAGCGCAATGATGGTGTAGGCGATCCGATCTGGGAGGACAAGGACTTCGAGCGAGCTGTGTTCGACAACTACCCGTCGCCTCTCATCGAGATCACCGCCAACGCGATGGGAGCGCTCTGCGCCAACCACACAGGCCAGACTGTTCGTGGCTGGCGCGGCGCGAGCGGCTGGACCAAGATGACTCGGGACATGGTCAAGAAGGCTGAGAACAATGGCTTCAAGCCCTATGAGCCATCTGAAGACAACACTGTCTGGCCGATCTTGGTCGATGGCCGGTGGGTCGTTGATCCCTACACTCAGCTCATCAATTTTGCCTTCCGCAAAGACTGGCCTCACTCGCACCTGATCGAGATCCTGCTGCTCCAGATCTGGGACTTGCAGTATCGCTCGCACCTCATGGGCAACTCCGACTCCTGTCGAGAGGCCGCTCAGAAAGCTGCGACGATGTACAGTGGGTTGATGCCGATCTCAGCGGTCGCGCAAGGTCAAATCGTGACCAACTACAACTTCGGTCGCGACATCGCGCGCAGCATCCTGTTGCTCGCTGAGTGATCGATCTCTAAAATCTCGTTGCAAAAATAATAGTGCTCGACGATAAAGGATAGGCGATGTCTGAAAACACCGCGATGATCAAGAAAGTTCTGGCTCAGCATCTCAATGACAAAGACACTCCCAAAGAATGGGACATCACTGGAAGCTGCGACCTGTTCAAGGCCGTCAATCAGTGGGAGAGGCTGTCTGGCATGGTCGCTCGCTCCTATGGCTTCACCGACAAGCCCGGCCAGATCTTCATCAAGTGGATCTGGCCGAACGACAAGAGAGCTCGGTGAGCTCCTCAAGAATGGAGTGGCGGCGAGCTGCTCGCAACTCCTATCTCAAAGAACCGTCAAGATGGCAGCCACTGTGGATTGTGGCTGCCATCTTGTTTCTTTTTGGGTGCTGTCAGCTAGAATGTTGCCAGCCTCCACCTCACGAGATCGTAACCAGTCGAAACATCTAGGATAATCATGAAGCGCTACCTGACCCTGTGGCTGCTCCTGAGTGCCCTCGGGCCAGGATGCGCCGATCCCTCTTCCGATACGGAGGAGATCCGCTTTCGCCTCGTCAACTACAACTTCAAGTCTGGCTGGATCGAGCTGCCAGAGCTTGGCACTGGGAGGGTCTACGCTGGCGAGCAGACAGACCTTCTCATGGCTGATGTCTCTGGCTCGACAGTCAAGGTCCACATGGAGCTGTGTGTCGACGAGGTGTGCTCCAGCGGACAGCCAAGAACCTTCATCGCTGACGTCGAGCTCTCGAAGCTGCGCTCTGGGCCAGGTCTCATCGTGGCTCGCGGTGCTCTGACCAGCAATCTCAACTCATTCGACGTCTTGATCGATCAGGTAGACCGCGACCAGTGGTGCGATGAGCGTCAAGGCGATCAAGACTATCTCAAGTACAGCATCTGCCAGAGGTGAAAGATGTTCGAGAAGCGCATTGGTTGGACGACAGCACCCAAAGACTATGATTATGGCTGCTCCAAAGAGCTGGCTGTTGTCGAGGTCGATCTTGATGGCAACGGGAGGATCAAGACCTACCGCCAGATCGAGATCGAAGACATCCCTGCGCGGGTGGAGTATCAGATCAGCCGATACTTCTCGGGCCTGCACGGCTTCATGCAAGAAGATCCCAGACAGCTCGCCGAGGAGTGGGCTGCCATGCGCGCCAAAATCGCGCTGGAGAACAAGGTCTTCAGAGAGGCTACTCAGAGAAACTCAATTGTTGAGCTGGAGAGCTTGCTTGGTATCGGTGAGCGCCATGAGAGCGGCGTCGTCTTCGAGGGTCTCAACGCCTCCTGCATCAGGACCAACTTGAAGTCTTTGAAGCTGCGAGAGCGGCTGAACAAAGAAGAGGCTGAGTTCCTGGCTCGCACCGCTGCGGCGAACCTTGGCCCTCAAGTGATCGTGTTCCAGACACCGGGCAAGCAGGCCGTGCCAAACGAGCTCCTGCATCCTGTGACGACCTTTGTGGAGCCCGACAGGTCTTCCCCAGAGGCGCTGGAGCAGCACTACCAAGAGCTCAAGAGCGATGAATCCGACTGGTTCGGTGGCAAGAAGGTCCGACCGCTCTTCATGCGCTTGGTGAAGATGCCCGTTGATGTCGAGTGGTCGGATCACGGCGACTATCTGCTTGTCAATTTTGATGGCAAGAGCATCAGACTGGATGAGTGGTATGATCTGCTTGACAGCGGCGCCCTGCTGCCCTATCAAGGGGAAGCGCTGCCCGAGGCTGTGCTCGCCCAGATGGACCTTGCTCTTCAGGGCAAGAGCCGCAACAAGACGGGCCTTGATTGGCTAGACTGTGGGCGTGTTACTGTGAAGGGAGAGGTCTACTGGTGTAACATCCGCGACATTCGGTGCCCTTGGTCATCGCATGACAAGTGGGGCTTCTGGTCTGTCGAAGGCAACTCTCTCACCAAGGTTCGCACTGGATCGAAGCTGCACAAAGAGATCCTGGAGGCGATCTCGCTTGTCCCAAGCTGTGTCGAGTCGATCGGTCACGTTCTGCTGGGCGATAGACGTCCGCTCAACACTGGCTATCGTCTCAACGCCTGGGACTGGCCCATCGACAGGATCAATCACGTCATCAAGTGGTACGGCGAGGTTATCCCATGATCATCATCATCCGCTCAAGTAAGCAGCTCGGCAAGCCCAAGGCGCTCTGGTCAGCCGCTTACATCCAAAAGAAGACAGACGTTCTCAAGATGAAGATCAGCATCGCAGAAGAACGTCTGGCCTCTCTCTACCGTGAACTCAAAGCACTGGATCAAACACCATGAAGATCATCATCCCCGAGACCAAACACTTCGTCTTCAGCCTGCACAGTTGCTCCGAGGTCAACTCGAAGTCAGAGCGCTACCTCGCCACCGCGAAGGCTTCGCATGGCAAGAACATCTCAAAGTATGAGAGGCTCGCCGACTATAAAGTTGAGCTGCTCCCTGTGACACTGAACTATTCGCCTCAGCAGAATGAGCGGAGCGAGCAGTACAAGGTCGGAGGTAAGATCCGCATTGAACTGGAGGCTGCCCGCGCGCTCGTGACTGGATCGCCATTGTATGGCGTGGTCACTGAGGTCGTGGATCACGTCATCGACTTCACGCCGATCGCTGAGACGATCGACAAGATGATGTCGAAGCTGAAGATCCCTGATGGCGTGACTGTGTTGGTCTACCCGTCAGCCTGGTACTTTGACATGAGCAAGTGGCGCAATGTCGAGCAGCTCCATCGGTTCGATTTTGATATGAACGTCATGTTTGTCTATGAGGACAAAAACGGCGTCGAGCATACCGAGCTCGGGGCAAAGAACTCTCAGGACAAGATCGAGTTCTCTGGCAGTCTCTCAAGACACAAGACATCTGCGGGAATCCTCGTGTCTCATCAGCTCGGCACGATCACCCAGAAGATGGTGGACTACTCGCTTCGCAGCATGGAGATGACGAGGGCTGGCTTCATCGAAGGTCTGACACCGAAGCAGGTCGCTGGGCTTGAGAGAAAGCTCAGCGCAGCTCAGGACAGGGTCAGCGTCATGCTGGAGCAGATCCGTGAGCAGTACCAGGCTCTCTACGGCAAGGCACCGACTAACGAGATCCTGCTGGAGCTGCTGGGCATCGAGCTGGATGAAGAAGACAGCGAAGACGACCAAGACTGATAAACTGAAGGAGCACCTATGAAGATCATCGTAAACAGCGTTGCCACCAACTTCACGTTCCTGTTCGCTCACCCACCGACTGATCGCTGGTCGCCGCCCATGACCCTCGATGCAGAAGAGATCGAGACAGTCAAGAAGTGGAATCAGGAGTTTATGCAGACGCTGCGGAAGATCTCTCGCGTCGATCTGAGGCCCCTCTCCAAAGAGTTCTCAGTGATCGGCAGGCCAGGGACAAGATGCTCCACGGCCAAGGTGGGAGCCAAGTTCGAGCTTGAAGGTGCTGGCGAGCAAAAATACGACATGGGAGCTCGCCAGGTCGAACTGATCGCTCGCCATGAGATGACGCTCGATCTGACGCCACTCTACCAGTACCTCGAAGAGCTGTTTGCCAGTATCGTGTTGCCAGAAGGTGTCAGACCGCTTGTAATGTTTGAGCGCGATCCCTTTGATAGCTACAAGATCATCGATCAGATCTGCAATAACAATGGCGTCAGGGGCTGCCATGAGCCTTTGTTGTTGTTCTATCTCTCCGAGAAAGATGGGCGAGCGGTGGCTGTCAGAGCGATGAAGAACTCACAGAACCCTGTGAAGCTCGTCTGTTCGGTAAACAGTGGCGCCGATGAGGATTCTATCAAGATGACGATGCCATCGAATGGTACGTTGTCACAGAAAGGCGTCGATCTCTCGCTCAAGCCGCTGGCCTCGTTCTTTCAAGGCTTTGCTCAGGGGCTCGATCCTCACTCGATCGAGCGCATCAAGAAACAGTACGAGGCTTCCAGGCAAGCCTATATCGAAGCTCACAAAAATCTCTATGGAACAGCTCCTGAGGCTCTGACAAGTCAGGCGTCTGAGCCTCATGATGATGAAGCTGACGATGAATAACACCCTGACGAGACCCGAGCGCAAGATGCTGCGCTCGGAGAAGAAGCGAGCAGGAGCTGAGCGGCGCGCTGAACGACTTGAGATCGAGGTTGCCTCACTCAAGGAACAGCTCGAAGCCGCTCAGCGCAAGATCAAACAACTTGAATGGGAGGTCCACAACCTGGAGTTCCCACCAGAGCCGGAGAGATGGTGATGAGTGATGAGACTGAAGAGATGGAAGGTGAGGAGGAGCTGTGCTGGGGCTGCCAGCGCGAACCTGTCGGCCCCTACAAGGACGATCAAGGATGCCCTGTGTGCATCGACTGCTATCGTGAGAAGCATGACGAGGAGGTGACAAGAGAGGTCATCACTGAACGGCAGGAGCAACGCCGCCACTTCTACGATGAAGACCATGACGATACCCAGGGCGATGTTCAGTGGAGCGAAGATCTGAGGCTCTACCATCGCAAGCTCAACGATGCGCTGGTGCGGTCTGACTATGAGCAGCTCAGGCGCAGGGCCATCCAACTGGCGGCAATGTCTGTGGCGCTCGTACAACATCTGGATAGAAAAGACAGATAACTCAAGGATAGCATCATGGATCTGATCGAAGAGATCTCTCGTGCCTCAGCGTTTGATGAAGCCTTTGTCCGGCTCGATGAGCGCTGAGACCATCGGTGTGTTGGTCAAGCTCCTTGGTCATGTCATCAGGCTCGAAGGCCTTGGTGACTCCTGCCACGAGGTCGCACATGGAAGATAGACAGTGGGCGATTCTGATGAAGCTGCGTGATGGCTTTACCGCCGAGACAGCTCATCCGAATTGGCCTTTTGACCCTGCCTGCCCAGCCTATGGACAGTGCGGGGCGGCGGCGCTGGCCTCACAGTTGATCGCTCCAGACGTCGAGATCTACAAGGGTCGAGTGGGTCCTTGGACCCACTACATCTGCAAGCTCGGCGAGCACTGGTTCGACCTGACGGCTGATCAGTTTGAGATCAGACCGTTCTGCGGCTGCGATCATCCCTACTCTGGCAAGTGGAAGCTCGTCAAGATCAAAGACAAGGGCACGCGAGAGCGCGCTGAGCAAATCCTTGTCAATGCTTTTGATAATCTTCTTGGTAAAATCCTCTCAGGAGAAGTATAGCACCATGAACTATGAAACGCAAAAGAAAAATCACGCTGGTTACATCCTGATCATGACGACGATGTCTGGCGAGCGGTTCTATGCTGGAAAGAAGAAGGTCATGACCAAGGCGCTCCCCGCCACAGAGTTCCTCTTCGAGACGGTCGAGGAGGCCCGAGCGTTCGACAGGGAGCTCCAGAGGCGCTGGGCGCAGCCTGGCTTCTGCGGCCTGAGCTGCTTCGTCTCGATCCACGAGGTCGTCCAGAAGGGCCAGAAGAGGCAGGTGTGCCATGAAGAGGTCTGACGACACCAGTTGTGTACCGGCTGAATCCATCGACCCCTCCAGACAGCCGGTACACCCTTAAACCTTTGCACTGCTTTTATTTTCATTGGTGGATCATGGAGCGTGTACAAGCGTGTGTCGGCAAGACCCGGTACACGCTTTTCCTTTTGTTTATCAGTCGTTTAATACAGAAAACAAGGGCGTGTACCGCCACTCTGGGCTCTTTCTTTATATTTTCTAAGAGAGCACAAGAAAAGAGCACGGCCCCCCGGTACACGCACTGTTGAGCATACAGAAACTATTTACACTGTGACACTTTAGGTGTGTACCGGGCCAGCTTGCACACAGTCGGTACACAGCCCGATTTGCCCGGCACACACCTTTCTGTTGACACAAGCTATCGAAGCGATCTATAAAGTAAAAAGCGTGTACCGGCGTTAAAAACCACCGTGTACCGCCCCACCCGGTACACACCATAGGAGCTACCGTGTCGAATCTGCAAGTGATGACGATCGAGAAGACCCGCAACCTTGCTGGGGTCGATGCTGAAGCGTTATGCGCCAAGCACCCAGACGAGTACAAGATGATCTACGACGCGATCTTTCAGAGCATTTTTGCCAAACGACGCAGGGCCATGATCGCTGTTCCCTTCGTGCAGCTCGCGATCGTTGAAGAGCTGCTCAAAGAGCTGGGCTTCACCTCTGATCGTCATGTCGTGAAGGACAACAAGCAGTGCGTCATCTGGGAGTGGTGACCATGAAATACTATGACGGCAAGAACTTTTTAACTGGCGAGCTCTACGACTTCAGCGTCGCCGCCCTCGATAGTGACGAGGCCGAGTCGATCTTCGCCTACTTCACTGACCAGCCGATCAGCCAGGTCTCTGTCAGTCGGATCGACCTGACGAGCCTGGACGATGAAGGTCGGAGAGACGCTCTGGAGCGTCGTGACACCTTCCTCGAAGAAAGCTAGACCAACACACATACCACAGTAACAAACGCCTCTGCGTCGCTCTACGGAGCTCGTGGAGGCCATTATGAGGTGCCTTATGAGCGAGATTGTACTGATTGACTTCCGAACCAGCCATGCGTCGCTGTTCGAGAGCGTGCGCCTGCTGAACTCAAACGAGAGCGCGTGGTGGATGACCTCTTTGTTGTTTCCTGCGGCAGTCGCGGCAGGCTCCAACGGCAAGAAGGACAAGTCCCAGCCCAAGCAACCTGTCCAGTTCCCGAGGATGCTCGGCGCCAAGGGTCAGATCCCGTTCGACGCTCTGATCGAGCAGCAGATCCTCGATCGTGAATCTCAGGAGCCTCGCTATCAAGCTCACCGAGCAGAGAGTGAGGCGATGCTGACTCAGTTGTTGGCCGAACGCTTCATCGGTGATGGGCTTGTCATGCTGGAAGAGGCAATGGTGCTCATCCAGAGCCAGATCCGCCAGACCGAGCATTCGGTGGTCACAAGACTCCTGCGCCGCCCCGGTCGTCCGACTGTGGCCGTGTATCAAGAGGTGGATCTGGCCAATCCGCTTGGCCCTCTGATCTCAAAGCTCAAGCTGCGCGATCTGAGCGACGAAGATGTCAGGTTTGAGAACCTGCCAGAGAAGACGCGAAACGCCCTGATCGGCGTGGCGGCGAGACATCGCTACGCCATGTCGCAAGGTCTTGAGAAGCTTCTGGAGGCCAAGCTGTTGATGGAGGTGCCGCACCGTCTGGTGGGCTTTCAGGACAGCGTCTCAGCGAACACTGAGTTCATGACGAGTCTCTTCAGCTTTGCGAGGGATGAGCGTGAGTGGTGCTCCGCTCTCATCGACAGCATCCGTCAGATGCTTGATCTCACAGACGAGGACATCGTCCGACGTGTGCTGTTCAAGCTGGAGTGGCGCCGGTGTATGCTTGTGACCCTGGCGAACGCTTGCCAGCTCAAGGTCGACACTGAGACTCAGACCTCAGCTCATTCCTGGCCCATCGAGGTCATCTCGGAGGTTGGTGAAGACCTTGTGTATCGAGGCACCATCTATCAGAGCTGGATCGACTTCCGACCAGACACACTATAATGTCGTTGACAAATAAATAGTGCTGCGCTATCAATGAATGGTCGGTGGGAAAGCTCACCGACCATTGCTTTATCTGGAGTTCATCATGATAAGCTGGTGTGAGCTCGTCCCCGGATGCACCTACCTCAAGAGCGCTGAATATGATCTCAGCTACTGCGAAGAGCAGATCCTTGACTGTCTCGCGGATAATTGCGCAGCGCACCTCTGGAGGATTTCTCGGGCTCTTGAGACCATCTACATCTTGTCTGCTCGCAAAGCCAACAGAGCTGGTCACAGGCTGGAGGCCCTGCGCCTGTCAAAGAAGGCTCAAGCCGAAAGAGAGCGAAGACAAGTATGTGCAGGATAACATGAAAGATCATCACACTGAGAAGACTCAAGGATACGCGATCGTCTACAAGAAGACGCCCTGGGTCAATGTCGGCTGGTTCAATCTATACGAAACAAAAGCTCAGGCTCAAGCTGAACTTGAGAGACAGGCCAAGACAGAACGACACACAGGCCGCAACGAGCAGAAGTGGCGCGATGCCGTCATGATCGTCAGGGTCACAAGAACAGTCACAGCACACGTTGAAGAGGAATCCGATTGAGCACAACGACAAAGTCAGATGTCATCCGCGCCCTACTGGGCAACCTTGAGAGCTTCTTGAACGAGATCAGCTATGAGCGGTCTCGCGAGATCGAGCTCATCATCGCTGTCATCGTGGCACGACAGCACATGTTCATGCTGGGACCACCGGGTGTCGCCAAGTCCTACATCCTTGAGGAGCTGTCTCGCTGCGTCGAAGGCCGCTGCTTCAAGAAGCTGTTCTCGGCGATGACCGAGCTCTCAGAGGTCCTCGGTCCGATCGACCTCAAGGCTTTCGAGCAGGAAAACGAGCTGCGCTTCAACTACAAGGACATGCTCCCTGATGCGCACTTCTTCCTCGCTGACGAGGTCTTCAAGGCCAACTCCGTGCTGCTGAACGCGCTGCTGGAGCTGCTGAACGAGCGCCGCTTCACCAACGGCAGCCAGCGCGTCAACACAGCCCTTGTCTCTGCCTTCGGCGCCTCGAATGAGCTCCCACAGGAGGGCCTTGAGGCCTTCTATGACCGCTTCCTCGTTCGCACCCAGGTGCTACCCATCCAGGACCCGCTGATGTTTGCCGAGTATGCTCGGGGCGGGCATATCGCAGCCAAGCGGCGGTGGGAGAACGGGGAGGATGGTCGCACCATGCCGAAGCTCACGCTCAAGATGCTGGAGTATGCGGCTGAAGAAGCATCGAAGGTCCTGGTGACTCCCGAGTTTGCCAACCACCTCTCCAAGCTGCGCCAGACGTTCAACCTCAAGCACGGCGACGTCCAGATCTCTGACCGTCGCTGGGGTCAGGCCGTCCAATTTGCCAAGGCAAGCGCATGGATTGCCGGACGTGAGAAGCTCGTGCGTAACGACCTCTTCTACCTGCGCGACTGCCTGTGGGATGAGCCTTCGCAGCGTGGGCCGATCCAGAACACAATCGCTCAGGCTTGCGACCACTCGCTGGCCGACTTCCAGACAACGCTCAATGACATCAGAGCTGCCATCGCCACAGCTCGTCAGGCCTCTCGATACGCTGATGCCATGAAGCATCAGACTGCAATCAATGAGCTTGACAAGATCATGCTGGCGATGCTAGAGAACGACCCGTCGCTCGGACTGTACTGCCGAGCTGCAATGCAGCAGCTCCAGTCAGATCGCAGACAGCTCAAAGAGCATATCGAGACACTCGTCCAGAGGAAGTAACATGGCAGACATGAGCGCCGAGGCACTCGGCATCTACAACAAGCTCTCTCGCTTGCTGGTCGCTGCGGCGGTCCGCACTGGATATACAACAGAGGCGGATCTCTACTTCTCGATCGACGAGGCCAGCCAAAACAAGAAGGCGTCCAGTGGCGCCAGCGTGATCCTTGTCGTGGATGTCCGCAAGGTCGGCGCTCAGCGCTTCTTCAAGGTACTGGAGTCGCTGCTCGACGAAGATCTCGTGCTCGACTATCGCATCGAGTACCAGGCTTATGCCAAGAGCCCGTTCGTCGGCGGCCTCTCGTTTGATCCCATCCGCGCTGCCGTCGAGTCTGAGCGCCGCACATACGCACTCTTCACCGAGCGCCAAGATAAGGAGGCTCCCGATGCTGATTAAAAGCCTGAACACATGGCAGTTCAAAGCCCTGAACATCTCGCTGCTCGTCATGGCTTTCATCACACATGTGATGGGTGTGCCAGAGATCTCTCGGCTGTTTGTCCTCAGCTTCGCGCTGACCAACGCCTTCGAGATCGGCGTGCAAGCTGGTAGTGTCAAAGCCAGCGGTGCATTGAATGCCTCAGAGATCAATAAAATCCATCGACATGTGATAAAGATCCATGTCGTCGGCCTCCTGGGCATTGCTTCGCTGGTCGTGACGCTCGTCATTGCTGCTCACATGACGGCGAATACGCCGTACCAGAACTTCTGGGACTTTGTCTTCAGCGGAGTATGCGTCGCTCACTACTGCTTGTTTGGCATCTATGCCATTCAGAGAGAGGAGCTCAATTGACTCAGTCAAAGTTGACGGTGATCGAGGGCGGCACAGATTGTACCCGGCTGCTCTACTACAACTGCCCTGTTCGTCATCCATCGCTCAAGGTCGAGATCGTCACAGATGAGCGCCACCAGCTTCTCTGTGAGATGATCTGGGCCTCTGGGCTGTTCGACGTCGAAGCGCTGGTTGGCCTGAAGATCATGCCAGGTCCGTTCGAGCCGTCTGTCAGCAACGGGACAAGATCTCCCTGGAAGGTTGTCAGCCATCTCAAGTCTGACATCGTCTGGGGACCCACAGGCAACCCAGCAGCCGCAGTCGGTGAACGGCAGAACTATGATGGTCGTGCTGGCCTGACTTACTCGGCTGAGCTGGCCGCACAGCCTGTCGTTGTTGCGCTGGAAGGCCAGGAAACAGGCTATGCCTGCATCAACGTACTCGCCAATGAGAAATATGTTGGCAGGCTGGTTTATAGCTGGGACAACCTGGCTGATCCGCCTGTAAGCTTTGGTCTCAAGGCGCTCAAGACCGGTCTGCAAGAGTACAACGACAACGCCCTCAAACAGCGCCAAGCCTTCTTGCTGGAGAATCCATGAAAGAAAAATTAACCGTCATCGAAGGTGGGACAGAAGACCCCCTGCTGCTCTACTACAAACATGTCGTCATTCATCCATCGCCCTCCTACCAGATCATGTCTGATGATCGTCATCAGCTCCTCTGCGAGATGGTGATCCAGAAAGGGATCTTCGAGATCGAGGCGATGGTCGGCAAAATGATGGACCCCAGCAAGCCATTCAAGCCCTGGGTTTGCAATGGCTTACGCAGTCCCTGGCGCCTCGTATGTCACAAAGTCGAGGAGGCTGGCGTCGACAACATCATCATCGCCAGGCCTCCAGCCCAGATTGGTGATACCACTGTCCTGATCAGCATGGGCGGCATCACTGTCAAAGCTCGCATGGGCACCTCATGCGTCGCGATGCTTGTTGGCGTTGGCCAGATCTGTGGCGCCGCCATCGAAGTGTTGGTGAACGAGGATGTAGTGGGTGAGATCCATTACAGTTGGAACAACCTTGTAGATCCGCCCTTCGAGAAAGGCGATCTCATGGTAAGTAACGATGCCGCTCTTTACAATGCCTCGATCATCAAAGAGAGGTCCGACTTGATCGCTGCTGAGCGCTCCAAAATGAGACTTCCTTACAAGCAGTCCAAGAGACCCCTATGAATGAATGGATGGCTGAGATGGACAGGGATGTGTTTCTGCACTACGGCGCGAAGCACCTCTTTGTCGACGAATACAAAAAAGCTGAGCCTGCTATCCAAGAGCAAATCGTGGATCTGTACGGCTCTCTCTATCGTGGCAGGTCTCACGAGCTGATCGATGCAGCCAGGCATTCCAGCCACTACTTCGACACCCACGTCGAGCTCAGTCGCGGAGATCCTTTCCACTCACTCTACATGAGTTATCTCGTCCACAAGTACGTCGATGAGCCCTATCAGGAGGCCAAAAAGAAAGGCTGCAAAGGCAATGAGCTTGGCGACTTGATGTCTGGCCTGATCAACGAGAAGGTCAAGCCAGAGCTCGATGCAGCGCTTGAGGCTCATGCAGATCTCATGGACCTGCTTCAGTCTGAGAGAGGCGATCAGCCTGGCAACAGGGTCGATCAGATCACCGGCCAGACCCTGGAGGATCTCCAGCGGATCGTGGGTCTGTGCAGCGAGCCCAACTTTGCCGCTGTCATGAAGCTCATGGGCCGCTTCTTTCGCAGCTACTCTGCCATGTTCAAGACGCAGGTGTTCCCGAGCAACACGGTGCCGGTCGATGTCAAGTTCGGCAGGCAGATCTCTCATGTGTTGTCAAGTGAGCTCCTGGCGCTGGCCAATCCCTCTCTGCGCCGCCTGTTCCGTCTGAAGTTCGTCACTGGACGCCTGCTCCAATTCGACAAGGAGCACAAGGAGGGTAGCAATCGTGGACCGCTGTACCTGGCGCTTGACATCTCTGGCTCGATGAGCGCTGAGCTCAAACTTGATCAAGGCCTTCACGTCCATCGCTACCAGCTCGCCGCAGCGCTCATCCTCGTGCTCATGCGCATCTGCTACAAAGAGAAGCGTGAGTTTGAGATGTTCCTGTTTGGCAGCTCGACAAGGCACCTCTTCTCGTCGAAGGACTACCCGAGGTTGATCGATGCGATGGAGAAGCTCGTGAAGAGCTGCAAAGGCACAGATGGAACAGACATCAAAAGGTGCTTCAAATCACTGGTAGATTTCAAAGCCAGGGCTGGAGATACCATTCAGCCCGACTTTGTCATCATCTCTGACCTCGAAGACCAGTGTCCCATGACGACAGTTCAAGAGATCAATAATATGATCGGCGAAACTCGTTGCCATGCGCTCATCGTTCATGATAGTCTTGATAGTGAGTGGAACAAGGTCTTTACGACCGTCACCGCTACCACCAACCCCGCCAACATGACCCAGTTCCTGGTCGACTCCACAAGGAAAAGATAATATGATCATCAGCATCGACATGTTCATGACTCAGCCCGATCTGGATCGTCACGATCTGAAGGACGCCTCCGAGATCGGCTATGTGCTCCAGAAGAACCCTGCCAACACCCATACCAAGGATCTCTCGTTTGGCAAAGCCCACCTGATGTTCGACATGGTGACAAAGCCTGATTTCATTCAGGACTTTCGCTGCGCCGACTACATCGAGCCTGGAGATCATCTGGGGCTCATGAGCTTCACGCTCATCCCTGTCATCGACGAGAACAAGATCGTGCGTGGTTCGGGCAGCTACAAGACTCACCCTCTGGAGGCGTTCGTCAACGACACCGCGTTCACATTCGGCACGCACACAGCCACAGCGCTGGTCAAGATGTTCTCGAAGACCATGAACCGTGGTGTCGAGCATCCTCTGGCCGATGCGATCTTCAACTTCGTGGTTGACATCAGCAACGTCGTCATCGAAGACGAGAGCGACGTTCGTTATCTGAGGAGTCTGTTCAACCATATGGGCGCGCTGGCTGTCAAAGATCCCGAGGGCGATCACGGCATCCATTACTCCTACCTCCACTTTCAGTCTGACGATCATGTCCATCGGACGCTGTACAGCCAGCGCGACAAAGCCGTCATGTTCGCCAAGGGTTCGCTCCCAGCGCATGGCCTGACAAACATGGTGCTTGAGTATCGTGGCACCACTGCTGATCTGCTCTCGTTCGTGTATCTGCTCGGGCACCTGCTCGACAGGAACAAGCACTACTACATGGGCGCCGATGAGATGGAGCGCTTCGATCGGTTCTGTCGCCCTGTGTTGTTCCCGAGTCAGGAGCGTCTGGACGCGGTCTTCGGTCACGAGGGCAAGCGCTTTGTGGCGGATGTCATCCGCGAGAGCTGTGACAGGTTCTTCGCAGGCAACAAGCAGCTCGCCAATGCAGCGTTCGACTCCTTCTCTGACTACCTGGCCGTCAAAGCCGATGCAGAAGAGGTCGAGGAGGCCCCAAAGAGCTCTTCTGAGACCACCGAAGAGCTCTCCCTTCATGAGCGTCGGCACAAGGCGATCCTGTCGCTCCTGGACCGTGTGAAGCTGCCTCAGCCATACACCATCGTCGATGCTGGCTGCTCGACTGGTCAGCTCATGAAGAAGCTCGCGAAGTGGGGCGAGGATCAGCCCAAGCGTCCGAACCTGATCGGCATTGATCCAGGAATGAAGAACGTCGGCATCGTCAAGCGCAAGCTCGCGCGCACCGGAGCGCCCGGCGCTGTCTATCAGAGCTCGATTCGCCACCGCGACTCCCGGCTGCGCGATCTGTGTGACGTCATGATCTTATCGGAGGTCATCGAGCACCTGGATCTGTCCGACGTCAGCCAGGCCATCGAGGTCATCAAGTGGTATGCTCCCGAGGTGCTGATCGTGACGACGCCCAACAAGGCATACAACTCTGTGCTGCATGAGAAGTATGCTGCTCCAGGCACCCCCAAGCGCGAGTTCCGTCACTGGGACCATCGTTGGGAGATGGAGTTTGATGGTGAGATGTCGCCTCAGAAGTTCTGCGACATGATGCTCGCCCGCAGCAAGGCTGAGCCCGATCTGCCGCCTCTGTTTGAGGGCGTTCGCTTCGGCATGGTCGGTGATCCTGTTGCGATCAACGACAAAGCCCAGGCCGCCTCGTTCCTGTTCGTGTTCTTCACTCACCGTGCTGCACCCATGTTCGCCGGTGAGTCTGCTATCCTGTCTCTCAACCCCACCTGGAAGTGACCAACATGCTCGACATCAAGAACCTGCTGACCCCGAATCGCTTCACCACTCCGAGCCCCATCGCTGGGGCCGCCCCCCTCGAATACCGCCTCACCGCCGACCAGCTTGAGAGCGCGTTCGAGCAGTTGGAGACCTCTGTCTGCAAGGAGTGCAGCTTCATCGCTCCCACCATCTCCCCGCCCGACACCTCTGATGCGACCCATTCGATGGGCTACCTGGAACACCCCAGGGATGTCTTCGCCTACTACCGCGCCAAGCGTGTCGACTTCCTGTTCGCTCAGGAGAAACTCATGGGTTCGAGAGCGACGATCCTGGCTGTGCGCGATGAGCCAGAGAAGAGCCAGATCTGGAGCCGCTCTGGCAGGCCCTTCTTCGACCGCCAGACGACGACCGAGATCATGAAGGACGTGCTGGCAGACCTTCGCTACATGATGCCTCACAACTACGCCACATGCCTCCTTGATACTGAGGCGATGCCGTGGAGCCTCAAGTCTGGCAAGCTCGGCAACAAGGTCTTCCGTCGCTCGGCGCTGTCCGCCAAGAACTACTACGATCGGCTGGCGTATCGCCTCGGGACTCAGGCCAAGTTTGTGGCAGCTCCCGATGGTGATGTCAAGCCATGTCTGTTTGATCCGCAAGACATCAACCAGCGTGAGCACAACGCATCTCAGATGCTCCAGCTCATCGACTGGTATCTGCCAGACAATCAGTCTGCTCTCAAGGACGCACAGTTCAACGTGTTAGACATCCTCGCGATCTCGCTTGAGGGTGAAGGCGCTCCGGCAGACCACTACGAGGTGCAGCAGCCCGCCTTTAGCGTGCAGTTCATCATCAACCAGATGTCGATGCACAAGATGCGGCGTCTGGTGCCCGTCAAGACCCATCTGGTCGACCTCAATGACGAGGAGAGCTGTGAATATGTCACTGACAAGTGGCTTGCCTACACAGGCTGTGGTGGAGAAGGCTTTGTCTTCAAGACGCGAGAGTACAGGACCGACCCTGCGACCAAGCAGTTCATCATCCCGGCGATGAAGTGCCGTGGTCGTGAGTACATGCGCCTGACCTATGGTGTGAACTACACCGAGCCTGAAAGCTTCAAGCTGTTCAAGGGCCGCTCGACCGCCAGGAAGCGCATGTTGTCGGCTGTCGAGTATCAGCTTGCCCTCGGTGGTCTGCTGGCCCGCCAGCGCCTCTCTGACATCCAGTTCGAGGAGTGGTCAAGCGGCAACGAGCGAGAGCTTGAGTCTTTGGAGGACACGATGTACCTCTCGAAGCTCCATGTGCTCGCGTGTGAGCAAGACAAGAAGATCGACATCAGACTGTGAGGTTGCTATGGCAGAGGGCGGATTCTTCCTGATCTTCAATATCGAAGGCGTCTACAAATACACAGACGGCGATTATCACGGCACGAAAGTGAAACCCCGCATCTTCGACAACTACGAAGAAGCCTATCATGCTTGCATGACATGGGGCGGGATCAGACTGAGTGACTATGAAAAATCCAAGTCATCCCGGTTCATCGCTCGCGTTGGCGAAAAGGTCTGCGCCGAGTTCGTTGACAAGGAGGGCCGTCGCATCGTATGGTCAGATCATCCTGGCTTCCCTGCGACGGCTGGATATGGCGAATCAGCGATGAGGATCAAGTGATCGACAAGCTACTACCCAAGACATTCCGAAGACTTACGACGCCAGCCGATGAACAGCTCTACATCGGTTTGGTGCCACCCACCGATCTGTGGTCGACCAAGTTCCAGTGGATCCTGCTGGAGTACGGTCGGCTGCTCATGCAGTCCTTGCAATCGCAGGGACACAACGTCAAGTGGGCACCCTTCAAGCTGCACGATCTCGATGGCGTGATGATCAACTTCCGAGATCAGAACAACGTGCGCTACCTCTATGTCGCTCAGCAGACCGACCTCTTCAATGCGGAGAACAAGGTCTACTCGGAGACCCGTCGCGTTCAGAAGTGTGACCGCAAGAACAGAAAGACCAAGAAGGTGGCCGAGTACGCTCGCGTCATCCTTGAGGGTCGTATTCTGCGGCTGGTTGGCCTGAACCTCGGGGAAGACTACGACGTGAACGTCTACCAGAGCGAGGGTGGTAAGCCCTACATCATGATCGTCCCTGGCGCGACGATGTCCGTGAATATCAAAGAGGTCCTCGCCGAAGAGATCGAGGATGATGAAGACGAGTGGATCGAGCTCCCAGCCAAGAAGACAAAGGACGAAGAATGAGCGCCATCTCCCAGACAACCACCGCTCAGGCGGTCAGGATCATCCATAAGATGCTCAAGCTCGCCTCACTCCAGGAAGGTGGCGAGGATTATGCGAAGATGGTCGACGGCTTGGTTCAGATCAAGGTCAACCTTCATGTCAAAGACATGACGCAGACAACAAGCTATGGTGTGTTCGCTCAGCAGGGGCGCGACATCACGCTCAGTCATCCTACGACCCACGTCGACTGCGGCGAGGTGTTCGTCAAGGTCATTGAGCTGACCAACATCTCTGGGGCAAAGCACAAGATTTCGCTCGATCCCAAGCTGAACTTCAGGGTGACGCCTCTGGGGGTAGGCTGCTGGACAGCGACGCTCGCTGAGCTGCTGGCTGTGGATGAGGCCTCGATCGAGGCAAAGATCCAGCTCCTTGAGGCCAAGGCGGTGGTAGCCTCCACCAGCATCGAGAAGATCGACCTCGACTCCAAGATGAAGCAGGCTGCGATGCAGGCGTGGTGCAAGAGCATCGAGCCTGAGATCGTGCAGATCATCGAGCAGACCGTGCCCAAGCGCCAGTTCAGCCCACAGGCTGCTGCCGACTATGCCAAAGCCTGGTGCTTCGAGCAGCTCAGCGTCCCCGGCTGGAAACCAGTTGACATCAGGGCAGAGCAGATGCTAGGCATCACAGAAGGCTACCGCAAGTGGGTTATCCCAAGTTATTTTCGGTAGCGCTTGCTTTTTATGAACAACATCAAATACCTGGATCAGATTGTTGGTCTGGGTATTTTTTTAGTGACGAGGCAAAAATGTACAAGATCAAGGACCAGTGGGCGCAAGTACGCTGGATGGACGTCCCGATCCTCTACTTCGACTTCGAGACGACGTCGCTGCTTGAGGACGAAGATGATCCCGAGAGCCTGGATGAGCAGGATGTGAAAGACTGGCTGACTCGTAACGAGGCGTGTCACGTCGTGCAGGTCGCTGCTGACCTCTACCATCGGGGCGAGCTCATCGCTTCTGTCTATGAGTACGTCAAGCCGAGCCTCCCTGAGTTCTATGACATTCCGCCCGAGGCGTCAGCCATTCACGGCATCACCCGCCCAATGATCGAGGGAGAGGACGTCAAGACCTTTGAACAGGTCTGGGAAGTCTTCGGTGAGCTCATCGGCATGGCTGGTTGCTGCGTGGCCTACAACGGCCTTGGCTTCGACAAGAAGGTGCTGGAGCTTGAGTTTGCCAGGATGACAGGCAACTTCCGCAAGTTCAACGTCCCGCTCCTCGATCCGATGATCTGGAACAAGATGAAGAACAAGAAGGGTAAGAGCCGCAACAGCGTGAAGCTCATCGACGCTGCCAAGGACCGTGGCTGCGCCCATGCGCGTCGTGTTGTCCAGGGCCATGAGAAAGCCCACAACGCCAAGGTCGACATCGACATGCTGCGAGAGGTCACAGTGGCGATGTCTGTCAGCGACATCCACACCTGGACGCTGCAAGACACTATTGAGAAGCAGACAGAGTATCGCGCTCAGCTCCTCGCCTCCTCGACGAACGAGAAGAAGAAGCGCAAAGACCAGGCTGCAAAGAAGAAGGCCCGCAACGAGGCAAAGAAGGCAACATGACCGACATCATCGTGCGAGTCCCCAAGAAAGAGGTCGACCACTTCTGGGAAGACACCCTTCACGCTTATGAGTTCTGGGCTCTTGGCAGAACACCTGAGCACCTCAGCCCAGGTGACTTCATCTGGTTTCAGATCGATGACAAGATCGTCGCCCGAGCGCCAGTAGACAGCATCGACAGTCTGTCTAAAAATCTCGTTGACAAAAAAGAAGAGTCGGTGCAGACTATTACCTGTGAAACGACGGGCCGCTCTTATAGTGGCTGCATCGTCATGTGGCGCTCAGAGAGCTTCGAGCAGCTCAATACGCCACTTCCTGGCACAAACCTCAAGCGTGGCTTTTGCTACAAGAAGTAGATATGGCAAAGATTACAACGACAAAGACAAAGCAGCCGCGACGCAAGAAAGACAAATACTACACCGAGGTCTTGACTGACTCGGTGGTGTTCTTTGGTCTGGCTCACGAGCTTGAGCGCATGGTTGTTGACTGCGAGCTCGGTGATACGCGGCGGACAGTCTTTGTGGAGCCGTGTGCTGGCGGTGGTGCGATGGCAGTTAGCCTCCAGAAGATCCTCACTCGCATCGAGGATCGTCTGGATCGTACCGACTTCAACTTCAAGAAGCTCCCTGTTCGCCTGGTCTCCTACGACATCGAGCCCACCGGTCCAGGCATCATCACCCAGGATCTGTGGCGGCTGACGCCTGAACAGGTGCTCATGGACGCAGGCCTCGCCAAGACCGACCTTCGCAAGATCGTGTTCTACTCCAACCCGCCGTTCCAGATCATCCCCAATCCTCCTGTGCCAGAGCACGTCAAGAAGAAGACCGTCAACGTCATGGCCGCGCTCGATGAGCTGCTGTTCAAGCTCGCACAGTTTGATCGTGACATGGCCATCGACCTCCACGACAATCACGGCCAGATCCGGAATGAGCCGAGCAGCATCAACATGCTGCTCAGACTCACTCAGCTTGAGCTCACCGAGAAGGCGATCGTGATGAACTCTCTGCTGGAGCGTCTCTGCGTGCTCAAGCGCATCTCGTTCACTGGCGATGGTCACAATGACATGGCGACTACCGCATGGTTCGGCTGGAACACTGTCTGGCTTCAGCAGCTCTGGGACGAGCTGATGAAAGACGTTCGACTGCCTGACGGCACAAGCGAAGCAGACGTCCTGCGCTCCCAGTGGGAGAAGTTCTCGAAGACGTGGCACTCAACAGCGACAGTCGGACTCATGACCCCGTTCATCCATCCCGATCGATTCGTCAACTTCGATCTCGACAAAGAGATCGACATCATTCTCGGCATCAGCAATGATTGACACAAGCCAGGCCCTCGGCCTCTTCAACACCACAGTCAACAGGCTCTTCAAGAGAATGAGAGACATCGAGGCCAGTCCTGGCATCGAACAGGATCTCGTTGAGCTGCTCACACGGTGCATCGTTGAGCACTACAAGCAGCAGCCGGATAATCTGCTGGCCATCGTGAAGGACACCAGCAACACTGTCGATGAGCGCTCAGCAGCAGCCTATCACCTCTCTGCTCTTGTCAGAGAGGCTCCCGAGCTTCGCCCCCTGCTCTCAAAGGTCGTCGATCCTGACGCGCCCATCGGGGACGTTCAGATCCGCTTCATGTTCGCCTCTGGCCTCTACCGCTATGGCTTCTATCAGGAGCTCAAGCAGTTCGAGAATGACCCATCCATCATCGTGCGCGGCGTCGCAACGGAGTTCGTCACCAATGTCTAATCTCATCAACAAGACCATCCCTGTCACAAGCCTCGTCTCTGCTGCGCGTGAGCTCGTCAAGCCCACCAATGGTCAAACCCTCCTGGAGCGCGAGTACGATCTGCTGGCTCGCCGCTCCCGTCGTGGCGACAAGCGCCTGAGCCTCAAGGTCGAGTTCCTCGACGGCGACGTCATCAACCCCGAGCTCAGCGACGAAGAGTCGGTCACGATCGTCTCCTCGTACCACGATGCCAAGAGTGGCGAGCATCTCGTGACCATGCAGCACAGCACAACTGGCACTCGCTATGTTCGATAGATACAAGCGATGGCGGATGATCAGGCGCCTCAAAAAGCGCTGGAAGACCAGCGACGACGAGCTCATCGAGATGGAGCCGTATATCTTTATGATCATCGCCACGCTCTTCTTCATCGCCTTCTGGTTCGGCATGATCATGATCGTGGCTTCTCAACCGAAGCGCAGCATCGCACCCGCAACCCCAAAAGCATCAGGAGCAGACGCATGTCTGATGACACCTCAGTCCGATCTCTCGCCGTCTTCGGCATCGTTGTGTCAACCATAAGCATTGCGGCTATCATGGGTTTTCTGCTGACCATACAGGTGGCTGACTGGTACGCCCAAAGACCATCCACACTCATTCAGCCGATCGAGCCCACGGATCCTGTCAAGGGTACGGCCTGTGTCGTCCTCAGTGAGGCTGACATGATGGCTGGCAGGACGATGGCCAAGATGCAGCCCTACTTCGACCAGAACCTGGAGACCTGCCTCGCGCTCTACCGGCCCAACACAGCAGACTACCTTGTCTGCTTCTGCGAACAAAAGACAGCGAGGCCATGATAGAACAAGGCAAAGCGGCTCTTGATGATGGTCTGCTTTGCCTTTATTCCAATGCAACCAATGACTTGTGAGGTCGGTTTGCCGACATTTTATCTGCTGTTTCTGCTGAGCTTCTTTGAACCATCCCTCACACAGCCCGAGCGGCTCACCCCAGAAGGTATCGCTCGGGCTGTGTCGTATCATGCCTCTGTGAGCGCCGCAGCTCGACGCTGGGACGTTCCTGAGTGGGTCTTGATGGGAGTGCTGTATGCCGAGACAAACGCGCTTCCAATCGTCTCCAAGAGCGGCAAAGACTGGGGTGTGATGCAGATCCGTTGCAGGGTCTGGATCAAACTCCTCAAAAAAGAATCACTAATTTCTAGTTGCGAAGATTTAAGAGACACTCATAATGGAATCATGGCTGGCGCTTATGTGCTGGCTCATGTAAGATCCGTCTCGCGCAACAAGAGCTGGCCTTACATCCTGACGCTGTACAGACACGGCTATCGAGGGCCGAAGGTCAACAAAGGCTACGTCTCTCGGGTCTACTTCTACGGCAAGACCATCATGGCCCACAACATCTACCGCCAAACTCCGTGGTGCAAAATATGATCGATCGTCCAAAGCTCTCTACGTTTACAAAGCCAGGCCGCTACTTCATCGGCGATCCATGTCAGGTCCTCAATGCGCTGACGCCCGAGCAGCAAGCAGAAGGCTTGTTCAGGACCAAGGAGTGGGGCGAGCTGCTTGAGCTGGTATTCACAGCCAACGGTGATCCTGTGCTGAGCGGCACCGACTTTGTCGGCAAGCCCTCTCGCTACGACAAGTCGGTCATCTTCGCTGTGTGTGTCGGCGAGGATGGAGCCTATCAAGATGAGCAGGGCAGCCAATACCTGGTTGACAGCGGCCTGCTGGCCGTGGTACACGAGTCCCTGTGGTCGGATGGCTGCGTCCTTGAGGTCAAGTACGGCTCAGAGGATGCGCTGAAGGGTGAGATGGTCGTCGGCAAGATCATCGAGCTGACCGACGAGAGCGGTTATTTGAGCGTCGGTCTTCGTAAGAACCGATGCGAGTTCTATGTCAATGACGGGCAAGACCTGCCAATCCACATCAACGTGGCGCCGGATCGCTACGACAACGGAGAGTGAAGTGAAGATTGTAGACAACAACAAAGGAAGCGGGCAGGATAGCCTGGTGCTCAACGTCTCCTCCCAGATCGCAAGCCAGGTTCAGAAGACGCCTGGTATCGAGGCCGTCGAGCTCAAGAAGCTCTGCTCATCGTACATGATGACGCTGCCTGTCGAGAGCACGATGATCAAGGACATGATCTGGGCGCAGGCCATCAGCCATGCCACTGTCAACCGCCAGATCATCCTGTCCGATGACTGTCGCTATTACCCGGCCAACCCTGCTCCGGGTGAGATCCACGTCTTCATCAAGAACGGAGTGTGCTGATGCGCTACCATTTCGTCGTGTGCTTTCACTGGGGTGAGATCAACCCTCTCCAAGCCAATCCATTGTGGTATTGCTACGATGAAGCTCGGACTCAGATGAAGAAGGACCTGGCTGACAACAATGTGGCCTGGGATGCGACAGAAGAGTGGCTGTGGCTGAGCCTGGACTCAATGCGTCAGAATGCTGAGCGGTCAGGTCTGTATGTGCCAACCGACAACGAGTTCAGTCATCGCTACTCGTTCAGCGCAACGCCTGACATGATCTCTGGAGCCTTTGAGGCCGTGGAATACGGCAACTCCTCAGATGCTCGCGTGATCATGCTGGCTCGCTACAACACCTGGCCGTGGAACCACGCCAAGGGCTCCATGAGGGCGATCGCTGCGGCAATGGGCGCTGAGTCTTCGACCGTCGAGCAGATGATCACGTCGTTCAAGGAGACCTACTACGATGGAGGCTGGTACGACCAGCTCGTCAAGGCAGGTATCCCGACACCAGTGACGTACATCTGGCGTGATGGGCCTGCTCTGATGAACCTGTCGGCCAACTTCCAAGATGCCTGTCTCTTCTTCGAGCAGAATCGCGACTCCTGGAGCACCAACCCAGACGGCATCCACGATCCACACTACTTCCTCAAGACCTATAAGGCTCTGAACGGCAAGTGGATGGGCGGCAAGCTCCCATACAAGGACCTGTATGAAGGCGTGATGGAGGCTCTTCGCTGGATCGATCGTGATGAGACCCTGATGATCCGGGAGTTCGTGCCCATCATGACCACCGGTGCAGCGCTCGGGCTCACCCCGCTCGATGCTGACTACATCGAGGATCCCGTTGAGTGGCGCTACATCTTCCACAACGGCAATCTGATCGCCAAGGGTCCCAATCGCAACTACCTGCCCGCAGACATTCTGCGGCGGCTCAATGAACGTACAGACGAGTTCCTGGCGCTGGCTGTCAAGGCCAATAGCGCGCTCGCCACTGACTGGAACTGCCTCGACATCGCGCTGACTGCAACAGGCATCCCGTTCGTCGTCGAGGTCAACGCTGGCATCTCCAGTGGCCTTCCGTGGAACTCTGCTCCGAACTACTACGAGAACCTGTTCGCTTCCATCATCAAGAGAGAGGATAGCAAGCTATGACGCAGTATAACATCCCCAGCATGATCAAGACGGCCTCCGGCCTCCGAGTCGACCCCCTCAATCCTCGCAAGGAGAACGTCAAGCTCAACGACGTGCTCGCTGCGCTCGGGCGACAGATCCGCTACAACGGCCATGTGGACTACTCTGTGCGTGACCACACGCTCGTCATGTACAAGATCTTCAAGACGTTGTACCGCGAGCCCGTCGAGTACATCCAGCAGATCCCGAAGGATGGCCAGCTCGGCCAGATCAGCACAGCCCAGGTCCTGCGTGATCTCATGGGCATCCTGATCCTCACACACGACATGCCCGAGGCATACATCGGCGACATGGTCCAGCCGCTCAAGCAGAACATGCCCGAGTTCAAGAAGGTGGACGACCGAATCCTGCCGATCGTGATGGAAGCCATCATCCAGAACGTGATCAGCTCTATCTTCGTCAACGACGGGATGGCCGATCGGTTCACCGATATGATGCGCGATGGCGATGCCGAGACCTGGGCGGGCGTCATCATGCGTCTGTATAGAGGTGAGGGCGCTGTCGACTTCACAAACTATCTCACTCACACCCTCACGCTGCTCGATCGCAACATCTGCGACCATCTGGAGATGCCGTGCCTGCATGGCAACGTCGATCGCTTCGCCCAGTGTCTGATCATGGGCGGGATGGAAGAGCGTATCGCCTACGAGCGGATCCTGTACTACCAGATCGAGAACTTCGCTCAGTCAACCAAGGCGACGCTCATCGACAAGATCGCCACGGCTGGCCCGACACAGATGCTCGACTTCGTGGCAGCTCGCCTCTCCAAGCCTGGTCGCTCCGGCCTCGCCAAGATCTCTCAGGAAAACCAGTTCCTGCACGACTTCGCCATGTTCGACAGTGAGCTGACGGAGCACGTCTTCTCGTTGCTCGATGCGATCCGGATCGCTCGCAGCTTCGATCCGTCGCTGCCCGGCTATGTGCCCGAGACCCCCAAGGAGCGTGTGATGGTCGCATCTATGGGCCTGGACATGACCTTCAAGACCCCTGGCGAGCTGGTCGAACAGGGAGTCGCCGAGCTCGACGCCAAGATCGCAGAGGGTCTGAAGACACCTTTGAGGCCGTGGTCTGAAGCCCATCCTGAGCTCCTCGCAAAGCTGGCTGCGTGGCAGGAAGAGCAGGCCCGCGAAGAAGCAGAGCTCGGTCTGGATCTTATCCCAGAGCCAGGCCTGCGCAGTGTCATGCGTGAGCTGAAGATTCCGGCCTGGTCAATCCTGAAGCAGTTTGAGAGCGCTCGCGCAGATCAGGCTTCGGCAACCACGAGCCAGGATGTTCTGGCCACCAATGCCACCGCAGCCGTCACGGCTCCGTTCTCGATCGACTTCGATGTCATCTTCGAGATGAAGGGTGGTCAGTGGGTTGGCCCGAAGAACCCCTGGGGCAACAACCCTGACGAGAAGGTGCTGCTGGATCCGGATGGCTCAGGAGAGCATCGCCCTGATGGCCTCGCTATCGGTCAGTATATCTACCATAAGCTCGACGAGGACATCAAGTTCCCGATGAAGTGGGAGGTCGTTGATGTCGGGGTGGAGACCAGATCTGCATCTGTCTCTCTGAGTATGCTCGTGCGGGCCTCGACCAACAGTGATCGTGAGCACAAGACGGTCGCTGAGCGTGTCGCAAAGACATTCATCTATCTGCGAGAGCTGCTGCTCCAGATGGCTGAGCAGTCCCAGTTGACGGGCTCCATCTACATCGCTGTTCGCAAGACCAAGCCTCAACTCAAGCGTGGCGATGCAATCGTGAAGCCCGAGAGCTATCAGGTCGGCTTCATGGCTGGGAATATCACCAGCCAGTGCCCGCAGCCCCCGTTCATCTTCCTCAAGACCCAGAACTGGAAGTAAGGAGTTATCATGACGAAAGCGCTCAATGCTCGTGAGCGCTTCGATCTGGACCTCGCCGACTGGCGCAAGTCCTTTTCGGAGCACAAGATCCTCATCTGCGATCCTGACGGCTACCGTGTCCGCTTCGGTGTTCCTTATAACGAAAAGCTCGGCATCGCTGGTGGCTGTTCGTCGAACCACTACTATGAGTTCTCGCTGCTCATCGGCGGGAGTCATGTGGTCTTCGTTGGCGATGGAGAGCCTGCTGTGTTCTCCAGCTTCTGTGGTGTGCCCAACGCCATGAAGAAGGAGCTGCCCGAGTGGCCCTTCGCCGAGGCGCTCAAGTGGGTCGCTCACTTTGCTGTGTCTCCCGACTACGGCGCAAGCAAGTTGGAGGTTGGTCTCAAGTCCAGCTCCTCGAATCCCTTCTCTGACTTTGAGGTCGCGCAGGAAGATGCTCTCAGGCATGTGCGCGAGGACTTCGAGCAAGAGTGGCCCGAGCTCACGGAAGAAGACAAAGAGTTTCTTGGCGCAAAAAATATCGAATGTGCCGAGAAAGAGCGCGCTGAGGCTCTGGAGAAGCTCGAAGAAGTCGAAGAGCTCATCAACGAATCTGGTGACATGAATGAGCTCCGCGAGGTTCTGAGAGAATACGATCAGGACTCGTGGGACTGGAGCTGTGGATCTGTGATCCCCTCTGTGGTCGCGCGATCTGCGGCAATGGCTGAGAAGATGCTGGAGCTACTGAAGGAGATCCCCTATGAAGCTGTGCGCAGTCGGTGATGTACATGGAGACTTTGCAGGTCTCTACGACCTGATCGAGAAGATCAGGTCTCGCAACGAGGGTATCGACACCTTCTGTGTCGTCGGAGACATGGGCATCTACCCTCGCAAGAAAGACTGGGTCTGGCGTCTCCAGGAGCTCAAAGAGATCACGGCCTGCTGGCCTGAGTCACGCTTCGAGTTCATTGATGGCAACCACGATGACCACATCGCTCTCAACACGCCTGGTTTCGTCGAGGAGCTGCTGGAGCAGACAGGCTGGCACTTCCGTCGTAGAGGCGAATACGACGCCTCTACGGGCGTGCTGTACATCGGTGGAGCCGATAGCGTGTGGTTCGACATGGCCAGCAGGCTGGTTGACATCTGCTCTGCGAACGAGCTCACCGCGCACGCGCTGCTCAGAGAGATCGATACCTGGCCAGGCAACGGCAGCATCAAGCTGGCGATGAAGCCCAGAACGACCTCATACGGCATTCAGGACTCACTGGACCTGCTCAATGCCGTCCGAGTCAAGAAGGGCCGTAACGAGATCCTCAACTGGATCCATAACGATCATTTCAAGCGCGGCGAAAAAACCTTCAAGATGCTGAGGCGTATGCTTCTGCAAGTAGAAGGAATCAAAGACTTTCGCCACTGGTCTATCGGTGAGCAGATCAGCCGAGAAGACATCGATCGAGCGCTGGCAGTGAATGGCCCAGTCAAGCTCGTCATCTCGCACACGGCGCCACAGCAGATCGTGATGGATAAATTCACGTTGCAAAATCAGGTGGCTTCGGTGTATGAGCCTTCTCGGCACCTGCTCGCAGAGCTCTACGAGAAGGTCAAGCCGCAGAAGTGGGTCATGGGTCACTGGCACAAGTATGGCCGGATCGACGATGACACCACGCGGTTCACAGTGCTCGATACGATCAGCAATCAAATCAATCAAGCCGGTCGGCTGCTCCCAGAAGGTCTGAGGCAGTTTGGCCTGTACTTCGAGGTGTATGAGTTATGAGCGATGAACGTCCTGGCATGAGAGTCCTGCTCCTCGTTGATGGTCCCGGTGGTGTCGGCAAGACGACCTTCTGCAAGCACCTCTACTCCAAGCTCAACGGCTTGTCAGATGAAAGAGGCCTCGGGGCTCTGGCGACCTACTACCACTTCCCGACCGAAGGGATCCCGAAGACCTTCGATGCCATGCTGCACGATCAGGTCAAGAAGATGTCTGGCTTCGTGCAGACACACGGCGATCGCGATCACTACTACGTCTGCGATCGATGGGCTGCGTCGACCATCGTGTACCAAGGCGTTCAGTCCAAGAAAGCCGATCCGGTCAAGATGGCACTGAACGCCTATGAAGGCGTCTTCAGGCTGTTCGACAAGGTGATCATCATCTGCATGAATGGTTCTGATCTGGCCATCAGGAAGTCTCGTCACCTGCGCGTGATCGAAGATGTCCTCTCAAGCGCCGAGAAGACCGCCGACATCTCGCCGAACGATCTGTTCGTGAAGCTGCTCAGCCTCAGCGAGAAATCTCACATCCCGGAGGAGTATCGCAAGCTCACTTCGCGGCTGGTCACTGCGCTGGCTGAGAAGCACTGTGATCGAGCTGAGCCTGCTTTGTACGGCATGGCTCGGGTTGCGCTCGGCATTCAGCCAATCAATCTGGCGAGCAATGGGATCGTCGTCGCTGAGCTGAGCAGCATCACCCGACATTCCAAGAAGAGCGTTGTATCCTTCGCGAAGCCTGGCGGAGGGCACATCTTCATGGTGACATCCTTCCTGGAGAACCACAGCGATGTCGGCTCCATGATGGAGCTCCTTGCCGACGATGTCGTCACTATGGCGGCGCATCAAAAGCAATACAACAGCATGGTGATCAGCCGTGGCAATTTTGCGAACGAAGTCAAAGATCTCTTACCCGCTCAATTCAAGGTGGCGGACGAACCGCGCCAATCGGGGACTGTCAAAGCAGATGCGCCTGGAGTGGAATCTGCCGTCGATGGAGCTGTGGCACAAGGAGCTGATGATGCAATCCCGTTCTGAGATCGATGCTCTCGCCGATCTGCGCAAGCAACATGTGCGTGCTCTCAAGAACAAGCTGCACCGCAGCCTCGTCGTGCGGCACAAGCAGGACATGACCTGGATCCACTGGCTCATCTTCTGGCCCTTCTGGGCCATCGTCGGGCTCTTCTCGCCCGATCGTTCCTATGCCTTCTGGAACCACTACATCACTGTCGTCGCCTTCTTCGGCACGGTCATCTATGTGCCTGACAAGTGGCTGCGCAAGCTGGTGGACCAGTGGCCCGATGATGACATTCGGAATGCAGACCACATGCCTGACTGGTGGTACACGACGCTGGTCCACGAGCAGTGTCACATCAGTCAGCGCAAAGACGATGGCGCGTTCAAGTTCATCTACCGATATGCGCTGTCGAAGCAGGAGCGCTTCAACTATGAGCTCGAAGCCTACCTCACTGACTTCTTCATCCACGGCGTCCTCGGGAGCGCCTCGCTCAATCACATCGGCTCTATCGCTGACAAGCTCAGCAAGCCGACCTACATGATGAAGCCATCTCATCTGCATCAGGATGAGTGGGAGACTGTCTGCTTCGACTTGGTTGCAAAAGCCAACGAATTTATCAGAACAGACAAGAACTTACACGACTCCATGAAGACCCACGGAGAGGGCGTGGAAAATATCGTTGCGCCGGAATCAGTGCTACTGTATACAAGATCTGGCGAGGCGTCAGCTCACTGCCGTCTCCCCCAAAGACTTCGCAGCCACCTGCGGCTCGCGGTCGCCTTCGCCTACAAGGAGTAGCATGATCCTGGAGAGTGTGTCGGGCGACTTGTTTGTCGCTCTGAATCAGATGGTCAAAGACAAGGCGCGAGCTCACGTCGCTCACGGCTGCAACGCACAGGGTGTGATGGGCGCCGGTTTCGCCAGGCAAGTGCGGGCTGCCTGGCCTCAAGGTGCCAGAGAGTACAAGGACTGGTGTGACGCCCATCCCAATGTGCTCGGCAAACTCCATGTCTACGAGCATCATGACGCCAAAACCGGCGAGAACGTCGTCCTGCTGAACATGATCACCCAGCTCTTCCCAGGTCGCTATGCCAAAGAAGAGCTCGTGGCGATGGCGATCGAAGAGGTCGAGCAGTTCGTGCTCGACATGAGAGAGGCTGGAAGATGGGGTGACGAAGACTTCATCATGGCCCCTCGGATCGGCTGCGGTCTCGGAGGGCTGAAGTGGCGTGATGTCTCAAAGCTCTTCGATGGCTCATGCGCCCCCTTCAAGATCTACCATATGTGACCCTGTGGCCTCCAGAGAACGCTCTGGAGGCCTTTCTATAACCGACATGGCTCTGTGCTCACGATTACACAAAACGAGGCTCTCCGATGAATCTGGCGCCCTTTTACGGCAAATTCCGATCCCTGCTCCCCACGCTCCGAGGTGACGTCACCAACGAGCTCATCTTCCTGATCCACGAGCTGTGCGAGGCCATCGAGCAAGTCGAAGACGTCTGGCAGATCGAAGAGGAGCTCATCCCCTCGTTGCAAGACATGCTGGCGAGCTACCCGTTTGTCTTTCAGGAGCTCAAGAATGGGTTCGCGTTTGACAGCACCACCAGCAAGAGCGAGTATGTGGGCGATGATCTGCTGTTCTCCTTTATGCTGAAGGACGACGTCAAACATCGCACTCACGTCAAGAAAGTGCTTGGCAAGAAGGATAACGCAGGGCATCGAACACCCAGGTGTCACGAAGCGTTCAGGCTTTGGGTGCTTTATCAGATCGGATTGCCTCTCCAGATCCACTCTTTGATGATGCCGCCTGTCGAGACCTACGGGGCGACCCCTCCTGGGGTGGTCGAGTGGATGCTGGCAAAATGCCCTGCGCTTGAGTTTGGGGTCCGTTCAGTCACTGAGTGCAACGCCGTCATTGAGAAGATGGGCCTTAACAAGGCCATGCTCAACATCTGGGTGAAGAGCGTTGATACGAGTCATAACGAATTTGTCTATCGATCGACGGCTGGGCCTGCGCCTGGCACACTAGATCTGAGCGCTTTTCAGCGCCTGACCTACCTCAGACTTGGTGATGGCGTCCTCGGCCCTGACCTCCTGCGAGGAGAACAAGCGTCTGACGCTGCGCAGATCTTGATCAGCGCTTCAGTCAGGGCTGGTAACGAGGGTCCGCTCTTCTCAAGGATCAAGCTCGCCAACGATGGTGAAAATATCACTGTCCTGTCTGTTGAGAACCATTCCGCGACGCACATCATGCGCTCCGTGCTGCGCTCTGTTCAGTTTCATGATACGAGAAGGCCTGGAGCGGTCGCGATGGCTCCTCGACTCACCAAGCGTCTTGAGGACTTCAGATCGGCACATACTCATCTAAAGCTGTCAAGGGTCCAGATCTTCGTAGGTGATCCCTCCTGCTTCCCGGTCAAGAATGCTCAAGCGTTGTTCGTAGGCTTCCCCGCTTCCTCCTGCTACGACCAGAGCGCTCGAATCAAAGCGACGAACCCCGAGATCAGCAATGCTGAGCTGATCATTGAGACGCTCACGCTCGTCGTCGAAGACCTCGGGCTTACTCAGGTCAGGACCGTTTGGACAGACGACACTCACTTCCAATGGCGAGCCTCTCATCGCACTGGAGGTATGATGTTGCGAGGCAAAGAGTACATGGGGCAGTTCCTTGCGAATAGAGAGCTGATGAACCGCTACTGGAGGCATTGATGAGACTCGAAAAATACTTCGCTGAGTTCAGAAGCGAGATGGCTCGCTGCAAAGGCTATCTCTCGACAGATCTGATGCAGCTCTTCAAGAATCTATCAAAAGAGGTCAAGAGGGACAACGGCCAACAGCAGGTCATGGAGGAGCTCGGGCCATACCTTGAGTCGCTCAACAGTGACTGGCCCATCCTTTTTGGCCCCTCTGTGTCATACTACCAGGCGACAGGCGGTCAAAACGACGACAACCTCTTCTCTGATCTGCATGGTCGGCCTGAGCGCTGGGCTCGTCATCTACGCTCTCGCATGAGGATGCCAGTGTTGTTCGACTGCCATCCTGTTCTCTCAAACGAGGCCAAGATCGCGGAGGAGAACGAAGCGCTCCCCAAGTGCTACAACGCTGCCATTGTCGCTCACAGCTACGAAGAGCTCGCCAGAAAGCTTGCTCTGCTCCCAGAAGGCCTCCTGGCCCTCAAGCTGTCATGGAGCAACGAGATGGCGCCCGAACTTCGGCGTCAATCAACTTCGCCTCGCGATTTTGACAGACGACAGGAACCTCGTGTCCTCGATCTGAGCCGCTTCAAGAGACTTCGCTACCTCAAGTTCGTCCCTGGATTCGTCGGCCCTACAAGCGTCTTTTACGCTGGCCACCAGCAATATGACGACAGGGCTCTTGTCACAAGAGAGTGCTTGTTCAACAGACTTGTCCTGCCGAACAGCATCGAGATTCTGAATATGGGCGCCGAGCACGGCACAGGCTGTTTGTCGCGGATAAAACCGCAGGACAGCGTGGCTGTGATCGACGGTCATGATATGAGCACAGGCTTTATCAGAGACTCACATCGACGCTGGCTCAGCAGCTTTGATGACGTGGTCTTAGAAAACCTGGTTATCTACGAGGGCGATCCATTCCTGTGTCGTATGCCGAATGTTGAGCAGATTCTGTCACTTAACTATTCTCAGATGATGCTGAGTGCATCATTGCAACTACACAAGGTTGAAGAGATCGCATCGAAAAATCCGAGCGTGACCTTCTCTCTGTGGAACTCTGAGAGCCAGTTCATGGTGCTGAATCCGACCTCTCCAATGACTCACTTTGAGAATCGCGGAGACGCCTCGTCGTATCAGCGGTGGTGGCGCGATAATAGCAAAAAATGGTGTATCCTACCGGAGGATAAATGATCTCGAAGATCAAGGACAAGATTGCAGCCAAGGCTGAGTCAGGATTGGAGTCTATCAACTCGGGGCTTGCGCATCTCTCAAGGATGAGGCACATCCGCTCCATTATGACGGAGGAAGAGAAGTACCTGGACCAGCTCATGGTCTTCTTCGACAGCGCGAAGATCGCAACAGCAGCCAATGACCGCGCTGGTCACGAGCCCGAGCTTGTGGACTCGCCCAAAGGCCTGCACCTGTCAGAGCAAAATTATGGGCCTTTGCCGCTTGAGCCAAAGAAGGTCTTTGACAGGCCTCTTAATCTCAACAAGGGACTGGTTGATAAAGCCCATACAGTGGAAGAGATGGAAGAGATCCACGAATACTACCGTGGTCTTGCGAGAGCGTTTCTCAATCTGCACCGGCTTGTTCGACTGTGGACTGAAGAATATCTCAAGCAAAACAACGACGTAGAGGACACCATCTACAAGATCTTCTCTTCTTTCGGAGAGTATTTCGATGCCCTCGGCTATCACGAGTGGTTCACGGCCAACCTCATGGCCGATGCAGCCAAAGCGATCGAGCGCAATGAGACGCTGTTAGAAGAGATCCGACCTGCTCTGCAAGGTTGGGCGCGCGAGCAGCACGTCGAGAAGGACGTCAGGCAGCTCGCCGACGACGCTGTCTGGATGTACGACCATCTCTACCGTGGCGGCAGCAAGGCCCACCCTGACTTTCGGTTTCGTCTGGGCAGGGCGATGGCCAAGCTCGATGTCGTGAACAAAGAGATCCGCACTCGAAACAAGGTCCACGCAGAGATCGCGCTGTCCAGGTATCGAGCTGCGCAGGTGTTCGGCAAGATGGTAGACTCTGGCGAACAGAAGACCAATCTCAAAAAGAACGATCGGCTCTACAACGTCTGCAAAGACTGGGAGGCTGCTGTGAGCCAGAGCCAGACGAGCAAGATCGTGGGAGAGGTCATCTCTCTCTTCATGTCAAAAGCATCGAAGCACCAGGTCATCGTCTGGCAAAACGACATGGGCCACCGCAGCAAGGCAGTGCTGCACTCGCACATTGACGTTCATGACAAAGTCTCTACATACAGATCCTATGTGCCTCAGCTAGAGCTCTTGAGCGCTCTTTCCGATAGGATGCAAGACAGATGCACTGCGCTACACCGACTCTTCGACGGTCCAACTGTTGCTGGTGAGCTGAGCCCTGTCGAAGCTTATGGCCGATCACTTCTGTCGCAGCGGTTCTTCCGTCGCCGAGCCAAATGGGCCTATGGAGAGAATGATAGCATGGCGAGCACTCATCAGTCGTGGGACTGCACGGCTGTCTTCTCGACCGGCTTTTACGATGGAAGCTACGAGAACATCGTGTCGACAGACAGCATGACGCCGATGGAGGTGTTCAAGAGCCACAAGCGTCTGGTTGTCCACGTCAAGCACCAGGCGCCGCTGAGGCTCGGCGATCTGATGTGGGCGATGGCGACCGTCGAGCTCATGTCGCCTGGGCTGAACAGGCGGCACGCGGAGCGTGTCAAGCAGGTCCTCAACGCCATTCATCCTGGCGAGTATGGCCGTCTCATTGCTGCGCTGGAGCCTCTGCAAGGCAAGGATGGACCGCTTCTTGGCAAGATCTTCCGCTTGTCGGATGATCAATAAAATATCACTAAAATCTCGTTGCACAAAAAAGAGCCTCATTGTAGGCTCTTTTTTGTGGCGAGCTGTCACCATAGCAAAAGGAAAAGAAGATGCCGTACAAGAACGTGAATGAGATCGAGAGCTTGGAAGACGCAATGAAGCTGACCAAGCTTTACACTTACATGCGAGGCGAATCGATCCGGATCGACATCAGCCATCATCCAGTGGTCCGCAATGTGCTGAAGCTGGAGATCGAGTTGGAGTACGATAGCGCCAAGCCCCTTGAGATGGAGTCCATTCATCCTGGCGGCTGTCTACTGAGCGAGCTGGATCAGAGCTTCTCTCCGCAGGGCTCTGACTGCTTTGATGCCCTCAAAGATAGCAAGTTCGTCTCCTACGACGTCTCAGTCGGCAGCTACTCCAGCTCGGTCAATGTGATCGATGATCAGATGAGACTGCGAGCTGGCGAGGTCGGAGAGCTCTTGCGATTCGCTCTTGAAGACGCGATCACTGTTGACAGCGACGTGAGCTGCCACCTGGAGGCGCAAACGTCTGCGTCTGTCGATAACTGGCCGTTCGTCATCGAGATGGTGATCGGTGGTGTGCATCACAACTTCAGGTCTTCGGTTGTCGACAACTATGGCCAGAAGTCGTTCTTCCTCAAGAATGGCAAGCTGAACGCGCGCAGCGCAGATATGGTGAAGAGCCTCACCGAATACTTCCAACGCTGCAAGCTGAGTATGCGAGAAAAGCACAAGGCAACTCTGCGTGAGATCAACGAGATCGACGCTCAGATCGCAAAGCTCGAAGAGAAGAAGAGGAAGCTGCTATGAGTAGAAAAATTGAGATGCGGATCGCGACGACCTCCATCTACTGGGCTTTGACCAGCGTAATCCAGGGAGATCTCGTGATCCCTGAGTTCCAACGCGAGTACGTCTGGACCAAGGACAATGTTGAGGAGCTCATCGACTCGCTGGTCAAGCAATACCCGATCGGAGCCATCACCACCATCGGCGCGGCAGGCCTCCCGCTTCTGCCGATCAAGAACGTGTGGCTGACCCAGGAAGGCGTTGATGCCTGCCACAAGCACGTCGTTGATCGTGGCATCAAGCCTGACTATCTGTATGTGCTGGATGGCGCCCAGCGGCTTCAGACGCTGTACAAGCTGTTCGTCAGCGGCGACTACCGACTGCTCTACAATCCTATGACGGACCACTGGAAAGTTCTGACGGCTGAGCAGCAAGAGCGTGATGGTGATGTCTTCCCGTATATCAGCATCACTGAGATCTACGCTTACCACTTCTCTCGCGATGGCAGAAAGCTCGGGGCCAACTGGCGTGATCTTGAGAAAGTCCAGGCCATGCTGTCAAAGCCCGCTCTGGCGCCCTGCAAAGATCCGCATCTCAACAGCATCTCTCGCAAGACCTCTTCACTGACCCTGTGGCGCTACCGTATGCACGAAGAGATGATGCGCTATCGCACCCGCGAGCGGCATGGTTCTCCTTTTGCTCGCGTGGAGAACGAGGACGAGCTGCTCGACCAGTACAATGAAGCCAATCAGCTCATCCGCGAGCTACCCGAGCCGCCCATGACGCTTCGGGGTGCCGAGTACACGGCCAAGCAGAAGAGCGATCGCAAGAAAGAGATCCAGAAGATCGAGCGGAGTAACGCCGCTGAGCTCCGCTCGATCCGAGAGCGCTTCAAGGAGGCGCTGGAGATCGGCGACAACAAGGAGGACGCGGATAAGATCTCGCACTTCACTGACATGATCGAGAGCTTTGAAGAGAAGCTGCTCAGCCGCTCCAACCTTGCAATGAATCGCTTCAGCCTTGGCGAAGGCGGCTCGCTCAAGGAGGCGGTCAAGGTGTTCAAGCGCATCAACATGGCTGGCGTGCCCGTCGATATGTCCTTCCTGGACAAGCTCGCAGAGGAAGAGAAATGACTGACAAAACAAGAAGTTATCCGATGGACGACACCGTCGCCATCTTTCACAAGACAAAAGAGAAGTGGGGTGGCCTGTCGAATATGGCAGGCGGATACCCCATCTCATGCGTCGGATTCCAGTGCTTCAGCTCCGAGGCTCTCTATCAGGCGATGAAGCTGCCAGACCGCTCTGACGTCCAGGCCGCCATCCTCGCTGACAAGAACGCCTTCACCTCGAAGCTCAAGGCCAAGAGCTGTGTAGCCGATCACAGGGCAGACTGGGACAGTATCCGCGTCGAGGTGATGCGGTGGGTCATCAAGTGCAAGCTCATCTGCAATGAGAAGGCCTTTGGTGCTCTGCTTCTTGAGACAGGAGACCGTTACATCGTGGAGAGGTCTCACAAGGACACCTTCTGGGGCACAGTGCCCCAGCTCGACCGTCTGGTTGGCAGAAACATCCTTGGTCGCTTGCTTATGGAGCTGAGAGTGTGCTATAAAGAGGCTCTGGCACGCGAGGCGGCTGGTGGCCTGCGCGCAGACGATCAGTTCTGGTCTATGCAGCCGTTGTTTGAGGTCAAGCTCGTCGACAAGATCATCACCGCTGAGGAGTTCAAGAGAACATGAGAAAGCCCACAGAGACCGAGCAGCACTACATGAACGAGAACCTGCTCTCCAAGGACAAGATCAAGGAGCTCCAGAAGATGAGCGGCGAGGAGAAGTCGCACTACTGCATCATCACGTCCTGCCAGGCCGCAAAGCTGCTGAACTCCTCTGATCCAGAATCGAGGGGCAAGGGCTTCGCGCTGATTGACGGCTTGAAGAAGGTGTCAGACAGCATGAAGCCTGAAGAGCGGTCTCAGATGTTCGACATCCTGTACGCGAGAGGCTGATATGAACATCAACACTTTGATGAGCGCCATCAGGCAGCACATGCAGAAGCGCTACATCATCACAGCGCAGACAGAGACACTGGTCTCTCAAATCGCGACGTCTGTCATCGAAGGTCATCTGTCGCCCGAGCAGTTCTTCGACGAGGTTGTGTCTGCCATTCAAGCATATGCCCACCCCATGATGTTCGAGGAGGAGCGGCCCTTCGTCATCAAGCCAGCCTCATCTCACTACAACCCTGAGGCTCGTTTTGACTTCTTTCATGCCTGCTCGAACGCAGAGGGCAATGGCTGGCACTATGGCTCCATCGATCAGTTAAAGAGGATCGATAAGACGAATGCCAAATCGATCATTATGGGCGGCATTTACGCCCTGATGGGTGATCAGTGTATGCCTATCCGCAAATCTGATAACAGAGATAATGCGCTTGAAGGCAACACTGACATCCTCTTCGCGATGCGCCAGATCTGCCAGGTCACCTATCAGATCCAGAACGCCCAGAGCCTGAGGATCTTCAAGGAGGCATTGGCAGATCGAGATGTGATGCGCAACTGGCGCGGACTCTATATCGGCGTTGAGCTATCAGAGATCAAAGATGGCCTCGATCTGACCTCGTTGCGCAACCTGACGTGGCTGCGCATCCAGGCAGGCTACAATCACGACCTCTCGCGGATGCTGCTCGATGGCACAATCAAGCTGCCAGAGGGGGTTCAGTTCCTGTCCATCTCGCAGTCGATGAGCGACGTGCTGACCTGGCCACTGAATAGTGGAGAGGTAAGAGTCGGAGACAAGACAGCGCCCATCGGGTTCAGGCTGACCGAGGGAACGCTCAACGAGCAGGCTTTGCGCTACGCATCAGCCACAGACCGGCTCAAGACCTTCTATCGCATCGAAGACGAGGAGGTCGCGCGTTCTGCTGCCGCTGTCTTCGGAATGACGCCAAAACACACCGAGGAGCTGTACGGTCATTTTCATGGCCTGTATAGCCCGCCGAGTTGGTGGCGTCACGCAAGCCTTGAGCACCATGTGCTGGCCTGGAACTTCCCAAGGCTGTCTCTACCCTCGCTGATCTCTTACAAAGGCCCTGTGGAGCTCCTGGAGCCTTCTGGATGCCCTTCTCTCAGGATGCTCCAGCCCCACAATGGCATCTTCGGAGCAGCTTCCTGGCGTCCTCAAGCGCTGACGCTCCAGCGAACTCATTATTACTCGCCGCTCCCGAGCGCAGAAACCTCTGTGGGCCTCCTCAAGGCTCAGATCGCCAAAAGGTTCAAGAGCGTTGAGGCTGTTTCAACTGCCGGACTGGTCACAAAGAGCCGTCAGGAGCTCAATAAGACAATCTCGATGGTCGAGCTGCATCATGACTCGATCGAGTGCTACCGCCGCTACTACCTCCAGGAGAGATGATATGAAGAACAAACACACCGACAGCAGTGACGAGATCGAGCTCCGTTTGACCGTAGAAGGGCGCGTGCAGACGCTGTACAAGAAGATCATGAAGATCATCGGATCAGCGGTCGACAGCGTGCTCGCTGCCCTCATCCTCGTGGGCGGAGGTTTGTCCCTGGCCCTTGTCACGGTGGTCACCTTCGTGCTGACCTTTGCGATCGCCTTCGGCATCAGGGCGCTCTTCTGGCTGCTGCTCACCTTCATGACGTTCGCGTGCTTCCTGAGCACCGACTCGACCATGACCATCGCTGGCAACGAGATCAAGCTCTGGCTCGCGCTTGGCCTCGGGCTCACGTTTGCAAGCATGGTGTTCTCCTCCAACGGAGGCTCTCGTGGAAAAAACTGATGAGCAAAAGATCCGCTTGCGATCGCTGCCTGTCCTGACGCACAGAGGCGAGCCCGCTCTCTTCGATTCAGATCTTGGCGGGTCCAGCATCCTCAGATCGAATCTGATCTCCTACAATGAGGATGCCGGTCGCTTCGAGATGATCTGGAGATACACCGGCAAGCTCAAGCCGACGATGGTCAACGACTTTGACCTGCGGGATCCTGCTCGTCTCTGGCAAGAGAGAGTCGATGAATTTGCCCACCAGTGGCTGTCAAGTCACTTCTCAAAAGAGAATGGCCACAACGAAGGGGAGCGCGGTTACTTCGGTCCGAAGCAGCGCAATCGCTCGCTCATCTCTGTCGTCATGGGCAATCGACGGACGCTTGCCTGGGTGGAGAACGAGCCGAGACACCCCGAGATTGAGTTCAGTCTGATCCGCATCCCGCACAATGATGATGCGATGGTGGTTGCCAAGCGCTGTGCTGATGCGGTCATCGCCGGAACCGATCCGTTCGGGATGCAGGCGAACATCGTGCTCGGCCACTGGATCATCGAAGGCTTGAGCCTGGCCATCGACAATAACGCCTTCATCGGAGAGTGGCGATCTCTGATGGCAGAGAGCAAGCCAAGCAAGGAGCGAGCTGGCCACCTGCTAAGCTTCTGGCCTCCGCATATGCAGACGTTTGCACAAGCAACAGGTCAGTTTGTTCAGCGCTGCGCCGAGCTCGATGAGCTGTATACTGCTCAGCATGTCCTCAGCGAGGTCAATCACCGCCGAATCTTCAACAGTGATGTTGGGCGGGAAGAGCTTCGGCGCTCTCTCAATGTGGTGTGTCAACCGTTTGCATATACGACCGCAGAGAGGCTCAACGAGCTCACAAGCTGGGAGGCCAAGCCAGACACTGACTCAAGCATCTCAAGCAGAATAGGGTTGGTATCAACTCCTTTCATGCTTGACGAGCTGTCATTTTTCAACACGACTCATATCCAAGGAGAGATCTCCGGCGCCATGAGGCCGTATGTTGAGCAGGTTCTTGGGAACACCAACATCGCCTGGCCTGACAGAACAGACGCTGTTCGCCGGATGAGTCAGACGATCGCTGAAGGCCAGTTAAGGATCCCGAATAGCCAGATCAACACGCCACGACCGACAAGACAGGAAGCTGTCTTCAGCCCTGACTCGTCTGGAATCCATCCGGCAGACCTGACAGGACGGCTCGTGAGGGTGAGGCGCCAAAATGATGCCGCCGACTCTGCCAGCTTTGCCAACGAGGTCATGGGCGTCATCATGGACAGCACGGCAACGGAAAACCCCTGGCAAAGTCCCAGCCGATCGGGCGCTCAGATTCTCGAAGACCTGAGACGTGTCATGGCCGGTCCAGAGCGCTCCTCGCCCGAGGTGACCTTCCAGTCGTTCTATGCTGGGACGTATCCAAAAGACGAACAAAACAAGAAGGAAGATGATGAAAAGCCCTAGCAATACCATCAAGTTATGGCGAATGATCCTGTGGTCATATCTTGAGTGGCCGCTGATCAAAGCTGGCAAATTTGCGTTCGTCACGCTGGCGCCGTTCGCAGGCAACTGGATCGCGGCTTTCTTTGTCACTATCTTTGGTCCTCCAAGAGAGCCCCTCCCTACGCTGTACTGGCCGAACTTGCACCAACCACCCTCTCACCTGGTCTGGATCTGGAACGCATTCCTCTGGTCCTTCTTTGGCCTGATCATGGCTGTCACGGCTGTTGCCGGACTGATCGCAGCGGCAATGTTTATCGCACTCGTCTACGAGTTTTCGATCAAGGCCGTGAAGTGGGTGGCCAGTCAAGTCTACAAGGCGCCCTCTCTGGCTCGGGAGCTCCTGGAGAAAGAGCGGCAGGCACTGCGGGACAAGAGAGAGGCCGCTGAGAAGCGTTTGGCTCGCCGAGAACAAGCCGAGAGGGACCGAGCTCAGCGATCTCAGGAGTGGCAAGACAGGAAGGGCCGAATCTCCGCTGTTGGCGATACAGCGGGTCCTGGCGACATCCAGGAGGCTCAGGAAGGCCCCAAAGAGCTCTCTGGAGACGTTTCTGGCGCCAAGCCAGACTCAGCCTGGTACTTCCCCAATGGATACGACTGGAGAGCTCCTATGGACAATTGGGTAGGCCTGGATGGTGTGGCGAGACGCCCTTCTGAGATTCGTCGGCAGCGTCGAGCGCAATGGCTTTCGAGTCAGACCACCATTACTCGTCAAGAGCCCGATCTGACCGATGGCTGGAATGCGCAGATCGAAGAGTATGAGCGCCAGATTGATGCCGATGCAAGAAAAAGAGAGCTTGACATCGAGGAGCTGATGAACTCGACAAAGCACCTGCCAAGCGTTGACAAGATCATCCAGTCGATCCTTGACGCAGGCGACGAGCAGGCGCGAGCCGAGAAGAAGCTCCCACACGAACAAGACCGCTCTATTGAGCGAAAGGGCTGATCCTTCTTCTGATGATATAAAAAGACCCTGGCATACTCTGCCAGGGTCTTTTTGTGTTTCATCTGTCGATCACTTCTTCCAGCGAGCGCAGAACAGGAACTCATTGCCCTTTCCGCGCGAAGGATCGCTCTTCTTGTTGATGAAGACTCGTGTTGGAGCTGGATACCTGCCGACGTTGAAGCCGATCGTGAACACGATGTCATCTGTGACATGCACAGTCACCTCGACGTGACCTGTGCCGGGAGTGGATGTCTCTCGGTTCCAGATCAGCAGGTCATCAGGCTTCGCGTGCTGGATGCTGTGTTGCCCAGCACCCTTTGCTGCGACCGCTCTGCCCAGGCGCTGCGCTCCCAGGAGATAGGGCGTGCCCTCTCCTGGGTAACCCTCTCTCAGGCAGTAAGAAGCTCCACCGGCGCAGAAGGCACCTGCGTTCTTTGTTGGCAGCTTCTTCATCCTGAAGTATTTCTGAACGAATGGACCCATATTGGATCCACCCACCTCCTGGCTCATCGCGACGAGCTCATTGAGCGCGATCTTTGCGGCGGGCGTTGTGATGAGGTCGATGTCGAGGAACTTGCCGCCGAGCGTCTTTGGCCCGAGCTTGCCGTCCACCGACAGTCGTGTCAAGTCGCTGGTGAAGCCCAGGCGCTGGATCACGTTGGTCTTGTGGCTGTCGCTCAAGCCCTTGAAGTCATCTCGGAGCATGAGCTTTGCCATGATCTGCTGATAGCTGAGCATTCTCTATCCTTACGCTGCGACAACGTCTGCTGTCGGGTTGGTCTCAAGGACATCGGTGCCCTCGGTGTTGGTCGCTGTGACGACGCAGCTCAGGGCCTTGCCGATGTCAGCCAAACGAGCTGTGAAGGTGCGGCTGGTTGCGCCGCCAATGGCGACTCCATCTGTCTCCCACTGGTAGCTGATGGTTGGCGCTGGGTAGCCGATCGCGTCGATCCCCTCTACACGCAGAACCTCACCCACGACTGGAGCGTCAGGCAGCGACCCACCTTCGAGGAACGGTGTCATCAGGAACTCGGGGACCTCGTCGACAGGTGTGACTGTGGCGAACGTCTCTGCTCGGTTGGTCAGCTTCAGGCGGTTGACCAGACACGAGAGCTGGTCATCGCTGACAGCAACATCGTAGATCGCGAACATGGCCAGCTTGCCCTCGAACACGCTGTCGACCGAAGACGAACCTTGACGACCACCGATGAGACCCTGGAAGATGTTGAGCGGCACCTCGCCCTCAAAAACCTTCGTGCCCACGACATCGCCGTTGACGATCAGCTCGATACGGTCGTCGCTCTTCTTGATGCAGATGTAGACGTTCTCTCCGACGTCAAGCACGTTGGACACGAACTGCTCAGCGCCCAGGTCGCTGCCCTTGAAGCGTACTCGGACCTGTGCCGTCTCCGTGATGTCCACGCGCACACCACCAGTGTTCGCGTCATTGAAGTCGAGCAGCGACGTCTCATTGCTCTGGTTCTCCAGCGCGACTGTCGCGAGGAAGACTGTCCACTCAGATCCGCCGAAGACATCATCCATTCGGTCAGCAGCGTCGCCCTCCAAGGTCAGGAGACGAGCAGGGATCTCATCCTCCAGGATCGCTGGAGCGCACAGGAGATGGCCTCCAAGCAGTCCAACCTCAACGCCAGGCATCTCGGCACCCGAAGGCGCTTCAAAGGCCAGGCCCTCAGGGAACGTAGCGAAGACATCGCCATCGACCTGATCCTGAAGGATCGGTCGGTACATGGTGTTGTCGAAGTACATGACCAGCGATGGATCATTGACGATGAGAGCGACCGATGGCTTCTTGGTGTAGAGGCGGCTCTTTTGCTTGATCAGAAACGATGTGATTTCCATTCTTCAGTTCCTTATATTGTTGGTGAAGGTACGCCCTTCTCCCATGCGACGACGTTCTTGGATGTTGATGGCTCATACGTCGAGTCTGTGACGTGCAGCCAAGCCTCTTGCTCAGTGGGATGCTGGATCACCACCGTGTTTGCTCTGGCAACGCCTGCCCTGCCGACATAACGGAGGTTGCCGATCTCAGAGAAGTTTGTGCTTGCGTCGTGATATACGCCGATCTTGATCGGGATGACGAGCTCAAGCGACGGATTCGGTGTGCGTGGAATGGGGTTGTTGCCTGGGCTTGTCACGAGAGCATACACTGCCCTCGAACCTCCGTTTGAGCGCAGGCGACTCGCAGCGGTTGTGCCGCCGATAAAGCCCTGCGCCACCAATTGGTGGTTCAGCGCGCCAACCAGACATCCAACACCATTGAAGGCCAGCGGCTCTGAGCGGTAGATCTCTCGGTCAGGGTTCGCTACTCGGCCAGCGTGAATGATCTGTGCCACGGTCGACATCGTGTTCCCGTAGAACAGCGGCAGCATCGCGTCAGCCATCTCACTGAGGCCGATCGCTGCTGTGGCGATATTTGTCTGGGGCATTGTGACCTCGGACAAAACCAACGCAGAGCCACCTGATGGCGGTGTGGTCGCGTTGCCCGCTGTCGTGAAGCTGTTCAGTGGATCGACCTGGACTCTGATGTCAGAGGTGCCGTTGCGGCGGATCGAGACGCCGATGTTGTAGCCAGGCAACGCGACCTTCGGCTCGATGATGAACCCGTTGACGCCGCTTGTTGTGCCAGCCTTGACACGCCAGAGGCCTGGCGCTGCATCAAAGTGTGTCCAAAGAGCAAACATCAGCTCTGTCACAGACGTGTTGACCGCCGCCAGCGTGTAGCTCTTCACATTAGAATAATCACTCATGGCGCTTCCTCGAAGCCGACGACACTGTCAGGCGCTGTGTGTTCAGGGATGTCTGTCAGCTCAGGTGCAGACACGAATGTTGCAATCTGTGCCGACATATAGTTTGAGTCTGGCAGTGCATTGGAACACGAGCCTGTGTCTTCGCAGATGGCTCCTCGTGTTCCAATGATAGGGATGATGCGTCTCACTTCGCCACTCCCTTGACTCGGGCGGTCGTGCTGCCAGCCGTCGACTTCTTGATGCCCAGACGAACGACGGAGCCCCACATCACATCGCCACGGCTCCAGTTCAGCTCCGGGACTGCTGGAACAGCCAGAGACTCTTCGACAGGGGACCAGGGGCCATCCATGTCGACTGCCTCATGCACGACGACGTCGAGCGTGTCTGCGCAGTCGTCGATGGTGAGCAGATAGCCGTATTCGCCACCGGAGTTGCCCTCGGTCATGCCGAGATAAAAGTAGACATACTCTGCGTCTGTGATCGTGACTGGCGTATTGGAATTGATCAGGTTTACCCTGCTCGATACGCGCTGGCCGACAGACTGTCTTCCACTGGTCATTTTTGCACCTTGTATTTGAAGCGAAGCCAGCCCAGGAACAAGACTGACAGAAGGTAGAGGATGGAGAGAGCGGACCAGGGGTATCTTATATACCAGCGCTCATTTTTCAGAGAAGCCAGACAGTCTTTGAACAGGATCCAGTCTGCCTCTATTCTATCTGGCTCAGTGCCGCCGATCTCGTATCGATCGTCATGATCGTTGCAGGGTTTCTTGAAGAGCTGCTTTGGTCCATCAGGGACCAGCCAGCCCCATCCTTCAGGGCCGCATCCGTTGGTGCTCATTTCGCTGCTCTCAGGCTCAAGTTGATGTCAATGAGCGACTGCTCGACGATCTCTGCTGGCAGCTCCAGTCGCTGAGCGAGCGCCATGAAGATAGGCATGAGGTTCTCATCTCCAGCTCCGGCTGGACGGCCAGACTCGGGCTGAGACAGCAGCTCCTGCATCGCAGCATAGGCGACGTGGAGGCGGCCTTGCACCAGAGAGCTGCTTACCTCTCGCAAGTAACGATCCAGAGCCAGCGCTGCTGCCGGGTGGGCGTTGATGCCACCCTCCATCGCGGCGGCCTCAAACGCTCTCACGATGGCTGAGCCCCATGCCTGCGCAGCTGCGATCTCATCGGTGCCGTCGATGATGCCGAGATGGGCGTTGAGGGCGGCCTGCCCCTGCTGGATAGCGGATGCCTCGTCAGCAGCTGTGCCTCGGGCCACCTCTGTCCACTCAAAACCGTCGCTCACCTCGGCGATCCAGTAAGGATCGCTCCATTGGATCTGTGTCTGCATCACGCCTTCTCCTCAAGAGCGAGCTGATATGTGATCGCAGCAGCGGTGGTCGCCGAAGCGAGCATGACCGGGAGCGCGCAAACTCCGTCGTACAGTCTTGTGTTGACAGGCAGGGCCGTGAGTGCTCCACCTGTTCCTGCAACCTGCACGCCCTGCATCGCCAGAATACGATACATGACGAGGCTGATGGCGCCAGCAGCGAGCGTCGTGCCAAGCGTGATAGACTGGACAGAGCGGACACCTTTGTCGCCAGCCTGGAGGTTGATCGGGACGATCGTTCCGAGCACGGCGGTGGCTGGGAAGCTCGGAATGTTCCCAGTGCGACCAGGTACGCCATCGCTGTTCGTGTACGACACCGTGATTGTCGTGACTGCCGAAGCGTTTGTTGTCGCTGTCGTGACCAGCAGCGCCATATTGACGCCGACACCATCTGTCGTGCCAAAGAAGTCACGAGCTGGCAATGTCACAGTGTTTAGCGTCTGCGCTGTCGTCGTGGTGACAACAATGCCTGTGTTAACAAGCATATAGTCCCAGACAAAAGCCGTCGTTGCGACCGTGCTTGTCGCACCAAAGCCAGCGAGATACTTCGCGTTGCCAGGTGCCGCATTTGGAATGAAGATACATCCTGCGTCAGCCGCCAGCGTACCGTTAGTTGCGCGCCCAGAGAGACCGGGAGTACCTGGGGACCATGCGCCTGGAGCGCCGCCATCTTTGCTGAAGGAGTAGAACTGGCCAGCGGCCTCGGGAGCTGTGCCTGTCTTGTAGACAAAGGCTACCTCGGTAGCCACAACAGTCGTGCCCTGTGTTGCTCTGACAGTCCCTTGAGCTGTGATGACCTGCCAGGCATTTGTGGAGTCTCGATAGACAAGCTGCTCATCTGCCTTCAGAGTGATCTGAGGCGAGCGGGCGAACGAGGTTGTGCCATCGTGCTGATCGATGCGCACCGTGATCGGAGCCACGCCTTCGTTCTGGACGCTGATCTGACGGATCTGTCGCTGGGTGGAGGCGGCTGGACCTGCGCAGATTGTACGCGAGCCTGCTGTCGTCTCGACGCCAAGTGCGCGATCGTCTGTTGCGCCAGATGTCGTGTGGTCTGTGAAGTCAACGGCATAGACCACGGATGGAGCTGTGCCAAGGAAGGCTCTCAGAGAGTCACCATTCTTGAGGATCATGAACGCCTCACTGCGCTTAGTGCTTGTCTATATGTTAGGCCACTACCACCGCCCGAAGGGGTCTCCCATGCGTAATCACCGCTGTTTGCAGTGAGCACCTTGCCATCATCGGCTGGGCTGGCAGGAGTGGGTACTGCGTTGATTGCTTGCCAGGAAGACGTTCCTCCAGAGGCCTGGAGGACCTTGAGGTCATCGGCTGGGTTCGCGGGAGTCGGGACCTGGTTGATCGTCTGCCAAGCTGCTGCGCCAGCATTGGCTCTCAGGAACTTGTTGTTGTCGGCGGGATTCGATGGGACTGGCATCTGGCTGATAGTCTGCCAGGAAGACGTGCCGCCAGACGCTTGCAGCACCTTGCTGTTGTCCGCCGGATTCGCTGCGACGGGGACTTCTCGAAGAGTCGCCCATGACGTCGCATAGTTCGTACCGCTTGTCTTGACGAGGGCCTGACCAGTCGTGCCACCGACAGGGAGATCATTCGGGATCGTTGTCCACGCGACAGCGTAGTTGGCACCGCTCGTCTTCAGCAGCGCTTGGCCTGTTGTGCCGCCCGTAGGCAGATCGTTTGGCACTGTGTACCATGTCACAGCGTAGTCGGTCGCGCTCGACTTGGCAAGGACCTGGTTCGTTGTGCCGCCAGCAGGCAGATCGTTTGGAACTGGCGACCAGTCGATGTCGCCAGGAGCCGCCGACTGCTGCGTCAGCACGAAGCCGCTGTTAGATGTTGTCGGCAGCGGCGAAGGCATATCAGCCCAGCTCACTGCGTAGTCAGTGGCGCTCGTCTTGACGAGGGCTTGACCAGTCGTGCCACCCACAGGGAGATCGTTGACCGGAGCCGTCCACTCTGGCAAACCAGCGACGATGGAGAGAATATCGCCATCCGTCGCTGTAAACAGCTCTGGTAGCTCTCTGACGGGCGCCCAGCCATGATCATAAGGGCCGCTGCCTGTCTGACGGTAGACATAGTCCACAGCCGATCCTGGTGGCACAAGACCGGTAGACTTCCAGATCATATCTCCGTCGATGCCGTCGCGCGCCAGATAATCGCCGTCCGTGCCACCATCAGGGACTCCTACGATCGTCTGCCATGTCAGATCGACGTTGTCGTCGCTCGCCTTTGCGAGTACCTGGCCTGTGGTGCCGCCATCAGGGACCTCTGCGATGTCTCCAAACCCTGTGTCGAAGTCAGGTGTGCCGATCTTGCGCAGCACCTGACCAATCGAGCCACCTGTCGGCACTGTGCCAAGCGCGCTCCACTGAGGCGAGCCCGAGGATGCAGACAGGATCTTGCCGTTGTCCGCCGGATTCGCTGCGACGGGGACCTCTCGCATCGTCAGCCAGCTTACGTCGCCGTCAGTCGAGCTGTTCTTGCCGAGCACTTGTCTTATTGTGCCGCCCGTTGGCAGATCTGATCCGCCACCGAATGGCACCGAGCTGCCCCAGTTGCCAGCCGTCTTAGGCCCGTACAGCTCGTTGTTCAGCGTATCAATAAAAAAGTCACCATCTCTACCCAGGGACGGTGATGGAACGCCTTCGCCATTTAGAACGCCGTTTCCTGGTGTGCCTACACCGACGAAAGCAAATGGATAACTTCTCGAAGTCATGGGTCTTCTCCTCATATGAGGACCTCGTTGCCCTCCACAGATATAGCATGGGAGCGGGCGGTCGTCGTTTGCCGGATCAGGATAGCCAGGTCTTCTTCAGACAAATGGTTCCAGGTCGGATGTTGCTTTAGAAGCTCAACGAGAGCAGCCAATTCAATCCGACCATCTGTTCCAAGCCCAAAGCAATATAATATAGAGAAGATTTCGTTGGCCATCTTCTCCACAACCACCTGCATGAACTGGCCTTTACGCACCCCTTGTTTGCGTTTGACGATGTAAGATTTTCCGAAGCGGTAGGTCAAAATCTAAATCCTTAGCAGGTCCTCGGGGATGCTGTGGCCTTCTTCGATCATCTGCTCCAGCAGGCTGACAGCGAGCGCCATCGGCGTGAGGTTCATGATCTTTGGCTCCTGACCAGCTTCAAGAGTCTTCTTTTTGTAGTATTCTCTGGTCTGGTATGTCCCGCCCTTCTCCTTGCCATCGAAGATTGAGATCAGCACAACCCTGTCGGCGCCGAGCTCGGAGCCATAGGCAAGATCAACCATCAGCTTGTTGCGGATGAGAGGGGCGACCCAGGGCTTGGCGGAGCCCGAGTAGTCAGGGAGGTGGCGCTGGACGAGGTGCTTGTATCGTGATTGAAGAGCCCACCTGTCAAACGCTGTATCAGCTCCAACAGCCCCTCCGTGCTTGATAGAGATGATCTCACAACCAGCAGCCTCCATCTTCTCGAACATCAGGTCAAACTGGTGATTGAGCCACTCCTGTGCTCGGGGGCTCGTCAGCAAGAGCAGGCGGTGGCCCGTAAAGACCACCGCCACCTTCTTGCTCATTGCTCATCCAGGGCGAACGGACCGTAGATCTCGTCGTCCTGCTTCGTGGAGAGGAAGAAGACGGCCTCTGCGCGCTGCTCACGCAGAAGGTTCATGGATGACCAGTCGTCAGCGCCACAGAAGGCTGGCAGCGTCACAGAGCGCCACTTGAAGCCGCTCTCGACCTTGAAGCTGTGGTAGTGCCCCTGCATGACAAGCTTGCGCTTGGTGGTCTTGCCGTGGACCTCGATGAGCCGCCTCGTGGCGTTCTCGTTGACGTTGCGGCTGCGATGGCCGTGCTGCATGAGGATCTCGGTATGCGGGAGCTCCAGAGACTGGATCGGCTCGCAAGCAGTGATGGTCCAGTCGCCCTGCTTGATCTGTCTGACCAGAGAGCCGATGTTGTCAGCCAGGAGCTGCATCATCATGTCTTCGGTGTTCTGATCCTTCTCCATCGTCAAGCGATCATGATTGCCGCCCACCAGATAGATCGAGACGTTCTTGTACTGCTCAAACGAGCTGATAAACCACAGCAGCAGATCGCGGGTGTTCTTGTACTGCTCGAAGCCTGACGACTCCAGACCGATGCCCTGTCCTGCGCGCATGTTACCGAGCAGAGACTCGAACACGTCGCCGAGGACAGCGATGACCACAGGGGTCTCATAGCTGAAGTTGCCCTGATAGCGCTTGCGATCGATGATCGTCATGAGGCGCTGGAGCCGGGGGACCGCATACTCGATACCGTATTGCAGCGACTTCTTCTTGTACTGGCTCTTCTTGCCGACGTGGATGTCGCTGATTGGGACGATGAGGACGGGGCTGCCAGAGTCGATGACAGGCTTGGCGATCTTGAGATCGCGCGGGGCGATCGCCAGATGCTGGTGCGCGAGCTTCTGCTTGACCATCCAGTCGGAGGTGACATTCTCGATCGTCGTGATGTCTTTAGCTGCTCGGCGCAGCTCACGCTTGACAGCGTACTCCTCCAGATGCTCTCGCACCATGTCTTCGAGCTCGTCGGTGATGACGAGTCCCTGGCGGGCAGCGAGGCTCTTCTGATTCGGCTTGCTCATCCCGAGGCCGTCATCTGCTTTGGGGCGAGTAGCTACCGCCAGCTCAGCAGCAGGACGGACCAGGTTCTGGAGGGTATAGTCCTTCGGCTTCATCTTGCCTGCGCGACGGAAGGCCTCTCGCAGCTTCTCGAAGGTGATCCGGCTGTCGACCTCCTTGGTGATCTGGTCGAGCGCGCTCGGATAATGAGAATGCTTTCTCAGGATGGCGATACAGGGCTCGATGCAGTTTTCCCAGTCGATCTGTGAGGATGCTGTCATGTCTTCTTGATCTCGATTCTTCGGGAGAGCCACTCAATACCTTCATCTCCGAAGGTATTGATATAAAAGATCTTTGCGAACTTCTCGTTCCGCTTTGGCAGTGCAAATGTTTCGGCGAGAGTCGCTGCGATCGTGGCCTCGGTGCTTGTGTGATAGGCGGTGTATGGCGCATATGCCATCAGGCGGCCTGTGATGCCCTCTGGAGGGCCGATGGTGACGATGCAGATGGTGGAAGCTGGGTTTGCTGTCTCACGGCTCCTGAGCGTACTGTTGAGCCCCGAGACCGCCTTGACGATGACCGGGTTCTGGTACATCAGTCGAGAGTGCTCCACCACCTCGCTCTCAATTCTTCTTACTCTACCCAGCAACCTTTCGTCAAGCAATTTCCGACCAAAGATGTGCTCAAGCACTTTACCCAGGTCCCATTTTACGATCGACCGCTCAGCTATCGTATGCGGCAGCTCGTCGAGCATCGTCGTCTTGCCACACATGGTCGGGCCGATCAACAGCACGGTGTCGATCTCTGGCTGGATCAGGTATCGCGTAAGTAACTTGGAGAGCAAGCCTGGCTGGTAGTTATAGAGCCCGTCAGACGGGGCGAGAACATTGAAGGTCATGTCAACGCTGGGAGGTTGGTGATCAAGACAAGCCCATCTGTCTCGGTCTTCACGCATCTGACAGCGCCCCATGTGTTGCCGACCGATGTGCCGTAGGCTGCGAGCACGTCCTCATCCTCTGGTGCAATCGTGAGGATCTTTGCGCCCGAGGCCAGCAGAGTTGGCGCATGGTCGAGGTGGAATGGCCACATGAGGTCCTGGTCCTGTTGTGCTGGCATGACGCACCACAGTGTGTCTTCGCTACAAAAGCTTCCTTCGCTCTCTGTTCGTGCGCGCCAGATGAACGAGATGGGATCGAGATCGGCGAGGCTCGCACCGTTTAGCAGTTTGGAGGCTGCGCCGAGATCAGCCGCACTTGCTCGGGCCTCTGCCCTGGGGCGCATCTCGTTGCGAAGCTCAAGGCCTACGTTGCGAAGACCGTGGGTCATGTCACACGTCTGCGTGATCGCATAAAAGTTTTTGACGAACTGCTCGATGTCCTCCTGGCTCGACACCCCTCGCTCCTCCTCGTCTCTGGAGGCCACGAAGCGCTTCGCCAGGAGGTTGTACTGGCCCAACATGGCATCGTACTCATCCTGGCTGAAAGAACCTGTCAGCGGGGCTGTGCTGAGGCGACGTGGCCTGTCCCGAATCATCCACAGGAGCAGCGTCCATGCTGACAGATCGTTTGATAGCCAGCCGCCCTTGATCCTCGGGTTTGCTCGCCGAGCACACAGCCAGTCCGTAGCATCGTAGGTGAGTGGAGAGATAAAGTAGGAGATCTTGGAGAGGTCCAGCCCGCTGAAGATCGCCTTGATCTCTGCCTGTGGTGCCGGGGTCTTGGTGATGTGTCGCATGGTTGTCCGTGAGCGTCGAGCTCTGGATATAAGAAGGGCTCCGATCACTGATCGGAGCCCTTCTTGTTTAATCAGCGCTCACACGAGCCGCCCGCACAGGCAGCCTCTTGCTGTCTCGTCGTGGTGTCCGTTGACTCGATGATCTTTGTGAGATCCAGGTCAGTCGGAACCGCTGCGAGCAGTTCGTGGTATCGCTCTTCGCTGATCGATTGGAAGGGGGCTTGGTCGTAGTTGCCGCCGTCATATGGCAAAACACTCAAGCCAGCATAATCATTCCGCTCGCTCCACAAGCGATCGCACAGGTAGTCCCACTCATCTTCCTTGACAAAGATGGTGGCGGATACGTTGTGGTGGTGAGGGCCAGACACATGGCCTGGTGTCACCCACTCACGCTGGTACAGCATCACCCTGTCGATGAAGGTCGCCAGTGTCTCATCAGCACGAGTTGTTGCACCCTCGGGCGCACGACAGGGGATCGACAGCACTGTCTTCGTGAGTGGGCTGCCCTTCTCAGGCTCGCACATGTGCGGAGCGTTGGCTAGCAGATACTGGCAAAGCGGTGTCACGTTCTCCAGGCGTACAGTGCGGATGAAGAACTTGTCGTACCACGCATGGATGCCGCTGGAGCATCCGAGCACACAGGATGTCGATCCAGCAGGCTTCACACAGGTCAGACGAGCGGCAGGCTTGATGCCCAGGACAGCGGCCCACTCACGGTTGACCTCGATCGCATACTCGGCGCCCTTGCGCAGCCATGCTGGATCGATCTTGTTGCCAGCGATTCCGGTGATGCCCAGGCCGAGAAGCGCCTCTTCCTTGCAGTTCTTCTCCCACTCGGGGCGCAGATAGTGGAAGTCTGTCCAGGACGCCTGGATGGTGCCGATGATGGTCGCGGCCTTGACGATCTCCATGAAGTGATCGTAGCTCTTGATGGACTCAGCATTGATCTCGCACAAGTTGCAGAACTGCATGTCCCTCAGGGCGATCTCCACGCAGTTCGACACGTTGAGGCCGCCTGTCCAGAACGTGTGCGTGCTGTTGTCGACAGTGATGTCCCAGACCTCTTGCAGTCCCAGATCTTCACGGCTGACCACCTGCGCCTGCTTGTTGCCATGACCAAGTGTCGTCACATCGATCTTCTGGTTCTTGTAGTCCTGGATGAAGCCGATCTGGCGAGCGAACTCTGCCCGACCAACAGTGACATTCAGGTCATAAGACTCGCGCGACGTGTACTCACCATTGGCGTGAGTGATCGTGCTGGGCTTGTTCGTCGTGTAGTACGACGGGATCCCCAGCGAGCTGAGGGCAACCTGGACGTCGCTGATCATCTGGAACGAGGTCGCCTTGAGCGTGATGCGATTCCTCACAACGGAACCGTTTGCGGAGAACAGCCCACGAAGCAAAGATCTGAGCTTGTTCGTCTCCAAGCCAAGGAACTGGCCGAGGCAGCGGTCGTAGGTGTGAGGCAGATGCTCAGCGGTGATCTCGGGACAGATAACCTGATAGCCGCCCTTGTCGGCATACGCCGGGTGAATCCGGCCAATCAGAGGAGCCACCTCGCTGGCGAAGTAAGACTCATCATCCTGGCCGATGAACAACGCGATCTTGTTCTTGCTCGTCTTGTGGACCGTGCCATCGCCCAGCAGCAAGCCAGCCATGACCCAGTTGCGGTCATGCTCAACATTACGCATCCGAGTCGGGCCAACCACGAGATCGATCGCCTCGACCTCGTCGACAGGAGTCTTGATGCCGCTGGACAGGACCTTGTGGTCTGCGGTGCCAAGGAAGTGGCCCTGTGTCGTGTTGTACCTGAATGTGTCCTTGATGCCGTTCGACCACTTGGCCGTGACTGTCGTCCAGCCCTCAGCGGACCAGATCTTGTCACCGACCTGGATCTCTCCCATCGTCGTCAGGCCGTTGGGCGTGAGCAGGGTAGCATCGGCAGTCAGACATGGATTGACACCAAAGTCAAGATCATCGAGCCAGACAAAGCCAGGCTCGCCACGCCCCGAGCGACGACAGAAGTCGTAGACCCACTCAAACTCTGCACGAGTTGTCGTCGGGCGATGGAGCACCACGGAATTGTTGGAGCGAGCGCGCTGCGGCTCGATGAGGTCAGAGAAGACCTTGCCGGTGCTGAGAGCATACTGGCGCTGACCCTCTGCGCTGCTCCAGCTCTGATCTTCCAGCACGACAGTGGCGATCTTCTTGCTGCCTGTGCAGTCGTCGTACTCGATCTTCCAGAGCCCACCCTTGGGCAGCTTTGTGTACGACAGCTCGGTGAAGGCCCACTGGCTCTTGGCCATGAGCATCGGGATCGAGCTCTTGTCGAAGATGCAGATCGTGGCCGAGCGACGGATGCCGCCCGAGACAACACAGTCGGCGAGGTGCATGATGATGTCATACGCCTCGATGTCCATGAGCTTGCGCCCAACGGCTGACTGAAGGATCTTCTCGACGCGCTCAAGGGCCTTGCGCAGACCATCAGGGCCTGGAGCCAGACCGCCCGAGGTCTTGAGCGGTGTGCCCTTCTTGCGGATGTCGGAATAGTTGAAGACGGGGCGACGCTTGCCATAGTAGTAGCTTTGGATAAGCTCGTCGAGCGCCTGACACCAGCCGATCGCATCGTCCTGGATCATGAAGCGCTGCTCGATGATCTTGCCGTCCTCATCAAGCCTCGGCCCCTGAAGCACAGGGAGCTGAGAGATATGGCGATTCTGGACTGAGAAGCCTACGCCGCTGCCCTTGATCGACAAAAACAAAATCTCTCTGAAAGCTCGGGTGTCTTTCAGAGAGAGGAATGCGCAATTATACAGAGAGTTTGGTGACTTGCGAATTGCGTCACCAGCAAACTGCATCGATCGCATCGACGGCAGCACAGCGTGATCGCGGACGTGGTCGTATGCCTTTGCAAGGTCCGCCTGATACCGTGCAGCATCAGGATGTGCGCTGATCGTGTCTGCGGTCTTCTCAAGGTTCATCGACTCGTTGCGACCCACCAGCTCTCGCCAGTTCTCGCGACGGAGCTGCTCCGGCAGATACCGGTAATACTTGTCATATGTCACTACTTCAGAGAGGAGCTTCAATCCGCTGTCCATGTATAACTCTTCAGAATCTTTGGTTAAAAATGGCGCACAAGACAAAGCCTGTGCGCCATTTGTTGTCAGCCTGTGGGCGGGAGAGGTTCTGACGACTCTTGGATGCGAGCCGTTCAGTTCAGAAGCAAGATAGGTTATCTGTCGGAATCGTCTGAGTCGACAGTGTCGAGCTCTTCTGTTGGCCACGTCTCGGGCCAGATGAGCGCCGCCTGGGAGTCGTGAGCTCTCCCGTTGAGGGCCTTCGGGAAGTTGAAGCGCGAGTCAGCTCCGCGACAAGGCACGAGGTTCACCTTGTACTTATCGTGCTCTTGCTTGCAGTGAGGGCACTTCGCCGTGACATAGCGATAGACTCTGCCCTGGCGGTAGGTGACGATGTACCATGATGCTGGCGACATCACCTTCGCACATTCTGGGTTCTTGCAGCGCAGCTTGAACGGCTCATAGCCTGTCTCGTTGATCATCTTTGCTGGCCTCCTGCGGCCTTGACGTTGCGGGCCGTCACGCTCTCGCGGATTCGGACCCAGTTATGGAAGCGACTGTATCGATCATTGTACTTTGCGAACAGGACGTGGATGAGGCGGATCAGCATGAGGTACTTCTCTCGATCCTCTCGCTCACAGTACGCCATGCTGGTGAAGAGCCCGCATGGCGTGTTACATCTTAGACAACATGTCGAGATCTTTGTCAACCGATTCTTGCGGCGATAGCACTTTAGCTGTGGCAGCTTTTCGACCCCGAGGGCGTCCATGCTCTCCTTCAGCAGCAGCGAGTTCAGCCTTGATGGCTTTGATGACCTTGTTATGCTCGACGGTCTCATTCTCATGCCTCGTTGTCGGAGAGATCAAGATGGAGTCGATGACGCTGTGGACCGCTCGCTCTCGTGGCAGCGGACGGGCGGCGTTACCCTTCTGCCACTGGAAGGCTATGTCGTCAGAGAAGGGCTGATCGAGCCAGGTGGACATCTCCAGCAGATGCTTCGACAGATAGCCGTTGATGATCAGCAGCGCCAGTGCGTCCGCCTCGTCATCAGTCTGGATCTTGAGCTTGTCACACAATCCATTGTAGTGGTAATTCAGGCCCTCGATCACCTCCTGCTTGGACTTGGCTACCTGCTTGCCAGTGACTTCGTCCTTCTTTGAGCTCTGGCCAGTGGCGACCTTCTTGACCTGGCTCGTATAGACGGGGACGATCAAGGTGTCGAGTGGCTGCGTTCCGTAGAGCATCGCGTTACACATGGCGAGGGCTTTGAAAGACGCTGGGTTGTCCATGACGGTCACAGCCTCATACACGATAGAGAAAGCGGCCTGCTTGCTTGTCAGCTCGGCCATCTCAACGCTGAGGCGGCGCACCTTCTCTCTTGCCGCCATCGACTTGCTCAGATCGACGCTTGCCGTCTTGATCGCAGACGGATCTTCCCAGCCGCCAGCGTCGATCGCAATGAAGTCAGCCAGAGTACACCATGCCATTCCCGTTGACGTAAGCGAGAGGTCGAGGCCGACCATGAGGTCTCCACCTGTCTTGGCCTGCGCCTCTTCTCGGGCCTTGAGAAGCCATCTGGCTGTCTCGACCATGTGCCGTCTATCAAAATAGACGCTCGTCGCTTTCTTCTTCGCCATCAGCTCATCCGCAGGGTCGCCTTGCCGCCGCGCTTCTCGACAAGGATCTGCCGGGTGTCGCTCTTACGGTCAAAGTAGTCCTCAAGGGACTTGTTGTGGAACACGAGGAGGCGAGTGTCTGTCGCGTCCTCGAACAGGAAGTCTACTAGCGCGCGCGACCCTGTGCTGTCAAGAGAAGCGAGCGCCTCATCGTCGATGTACAGGCCGATCTGGAACACCCCGTTCAAAGCGAGCGTGACTGCCTTGTCGATGCGCGCCGCCTCGCCACCAGAGAAGACACCATACGGGTAGTAGACTCCCTGCTTGCTCGTATTGTGGAACAGCAAGTCGAGTTTGTCGCCATCAAGCACGGCCTTGACGGTCAGGTCGGTGTCCATCTTCTCGAAGTAGCGCTGGATCTGCTGCTCAAGAGATGAGATGAATCCGAACAGGATCTCCTGCTTGGTCTTGCGCAGGATCTTCAGCGTCGTCTTGAGCGCTGACATCTCGTCTTCGAGCTGGCTGATCTTGCGCGCCATGCCATCGAACTTCTTGAGCTGACCATCGACGATGAGGCGCTCCTTCTCAAGCTGTGCCTGAAGCGAATCTGAACTCTCGGCGCGATGAAGCTCCAGCATCTTCTCAGCGTTCGAGAGCTGCGTCTGCGCCATCTGGCAAGCATGGACCTCTCGCTCGTAGGCCTGGAGCTTCAGGGCCAGAGAGCTGCGCAAGCCATTGAGGCGATCGATCTCCTTCTCGTCTGGTGCCTCGGGCATGACGAAGTCGAGGATCTGTTGGCGCAAATCGTCTGCACCAGCCTTGACGAGCGCCTGTCGGATACAGACCTGCTCGCGCTCACTGGAGAATGCGTGCAAGAGCTTCGTGTTGACCTCTGTGCGGTGGCTTCCACAGTATGCGCACTCTCCACCACCCACCAGCAAGACGTTGTCGATCTTGTCCTGGAGATCAGAGAGGAGCTGCTCGATCCCCTTCTGCTCGTCCAGGTTCTTCTCCAGACGCTTCTCAAGCAGCGCTTTCTTCGGGGCCTGCTGCGAATACTCCCTCTGAGACCGCCGCAGAGCCTCCAGGCTCGCTTCGATCTCGGCGAGCTGCTGTGGGTATGCCACAGGGTCTGGCGCCGGTCTGAAGGCCTGCCTGAGGCTCTCAATGAGGGCTGTCGACTGGGCCAGCTTGGCTGCTTTCTGCGCCTCGAATTGTGATAACTGATTCTCAAGAGCGGCGATGCGCTGGTCCTGCTGCGCGATGCCTTGCTCAAGGGTGTTGGCGAGCGATACAAGGCTCTCGCACTCGGTCTTGCGACGCATCCCCTCTGCCTTGAGATCGTCGATCATTCGGTCGTAGGGCGTCAGGTCCAGCACCTCTGTCAGCACCTCCAGCTTCTTGGCCGGGGTAAGCTCACAGAAGCTCGCGCGCTTGGATGCGGCGTAGCCAGCGAGCATGAAGGCCTGACGGCTGAAACCGAGCGTCTGCTCAATGAGCTTGTCGTTACCCTTGTGGAGCGAGACGTCCTCGCCATCGATCTTGACGATAGGCTCGCTGTTGCGACGACCCGGCACCTTGCGGCCACGGTCGATCTCGATGCGGCGGCCCGCGTGGGTGAAGGTCAAGACCACCCTGACGTGATCGCCATTGGGTCCGATGACACCATCAGAGAGCAGGCCCTCGCGTGGCGTCGTGCCGAAGAGGCACCAGATGATCGCGTGCAGCAGGGCGCTCTTGCCAGCACCATTGGAGCTTGAGCCCTGGTCATCATGATTGATGCCAAAGACCGCATACTTGACGTGGTTGAAAGTCAAAAACTCCTCCCCCAAAGGGAAGAAGTTCTCGATCTTGATTGACTCAAGCTTCACTTACGGGGCTCCGTCGCACCCATCTGTCCGAAGTAGCGAGAGCCAAGACTCGGATCGCCATAGGCCTTCTCCGCTGGCTCTGCGAGCATTGACATCACGATCTGGCAGATTGGGATGTGATCGAGGAACGTGACCATCTCAGGCCCAAGGTTCTTGATCTCCAAAGTGATCTGGCCCTGGAAGCCTGGATCCAAGAAGCCCGCTGTGGCATGGACCACGACGAACACGCGCCCGATGGAGGACTTGCCTGAGACATGCCCCGATAGACCGCGCCCGATCTCGATTCGCTCCAGCGTGGTTGCCAGCACACAGTCTCCAGGTCGGAGACGGAGCAGCTTCGCGCCTGACACTCCAACACAGTCATCGTGCGTATAGCGTGGCAGGTTGCGCACACCCGGACCCATGATGGTCTCGCCAGCGTTCTTCTTGAGGCGCTGGACACCGTTCGACAGATCAAGACGCAGGTCGACCGAAGCTGGCTGGATGGCGCTTGGTTCGGGGAGCGGGTCGAGCTTGAGGTGGAGAGCTTCGCGGCGCCTCTTGCTGACCTCAAGCTCGACCGAGTTCATGGACGCGGCCTCCTCGAAGGTTGGCAGGGAGAGTGCTGGCGAGACACGCGGGTCGATACCGAGGAGCTGGCGGATGTAGAAGTCGGGGAGGATCATCGGTTGTCACCTGAGCCGTTGAGGACGTTGCGCTCCTTGCGATCCTGGAGCTTCTGGATGTTATCAGCCATGATTCGAGAGAGGGGGATGCCGAGCTCATGGGCCAGCGCAGCGCAGTACCATGTGACGTCACCGAGCTCCTTCGCGAGCTTGTTACGACCCTCAGCGGTCAACTCACCACCCTCGTCGCGGATGATCTTCTTGAGCACGCCAGCAACCTCGCCAGACTCGGAGCACAGGCCCAGCACAGCGTACTCTACGTTGCTGCCACGGTTGGGATAGATCGCTGTCTCACCGGCGAGCTGCTGGTAGCGGTTCACCGACATGTCGGGTTGCGAAACGAGCTGAGTCCCGAAGTCGAAGTTGAGGAGCGTCCCGTAGTTGAATTTGAGCGAAGTATCAAGCTCGTATCGGGTGCTGAGACGAGAGATCGAGGACATGTCGCGAGCTGGGATGGTCCGCTCCCCGTCAGAAGCCTCGACACGGTAGAGGTCGATCTTGTCTGCCTTGATGTGAGGTGGGATGGCGCCTCGACCAACATGGTAGTCGTTGTTCGGAATCGTTGCGCCTGTGTTCGTGAACACCCAGT